GTAATAAACAGAGGAAATGGAAAGACCGGAGTATAATAAGCTACGCAAAATGGCTAAGACTACTCCAGGTCTGATAGTGGACGAGGCGCAAAACATGATGCGTGTATCGCTATACGATAATGGAGAACTTAAGAAGGTGGTAGTAGTAATGAAATGCGATTCTTTTTTACAGTCAAAAAGTAACATAGAAAAGATAATGTTATTATCATCTTCTATAGAAGATAGAAAAAACAAAGAAAAAAATAAAACAAAATCAGAAAATGAACAGAATAACAAAAATAAGAGAAGAAATAGGAGGAAAACAGGTTGATTTAGCCTTTTACGGGCGCTTTTGCAGCCTTATCGAAGGTGACAGAAAGATAATACTAAGGGCAATAAAAAACGGTCGTAAGAAGGGCGTAATCGGAGCCATTCAGCCTGGGAGACATGACAGAATTTGGACCACATGGTCTATCGCTTTTGATGATCTAAAGGTAGGGGATACGGTAGAGTTTAGTACATCTGGAAAATACAATCCCGGATTTCATGCTACGGAAAAGTATGTAGGGTGTGTAGAATGGATAAAAGGGTCAGAATGTGCGATAAAAACCGGTAAGGGAATAGCAGTAGTATTAATTAAACACGTAGAAAGGGTGGTAAAATAATGGATTTAAGGATGTTTATAGACCTATTTCAGGAGATTGAGGTAGAGAACTTGTTTAAAGCGTTAGATTTATGTATGGAATATGTAAGATTAGATTTACATGTGTTTAATGTAGGAGCTTATGTAATGTGTTCATACAGTAATGATCTTGAATCTCTTTCACAGGCAGAAGGTTGTAATGTGAATATGATAATAGAGGTACCCTACTTATTCGAAGCATTCATGGAATATGCTTCACCGGAAATGAAGTTGTATTATGAAAAACTAACAGAGATAGTATAATATGAAAGAAGAAGTAGAACGGATAAAGAAGTTGGTAGGCATAGATCATAACAGATGGGAGCAACCTTGTACATGTGATAAATGCAAGAACATGTGTAAGGTTCCTTGTATTGGTGTGCCAAAAGACATAGAGGCTATCATAGATGCCGGATACGCTGACAGGTTAAAAGAAACAATGTGGATGGTAGGGTGTCTTGCAGTGGGAGAAAAACCAATAGCGATGATCCAGCCAACAGGGAAAGAAGGGTGGTGCGCATTCCGCCGGCCAGACGGTCTCTGCGAGCTGCATGACCGTGGACTAAAGCCGACCGAAGGAGTTCTGGCTTCTTGTAAGATGGTTGAAGAAGACAATGTTCCAACATATGAAACGTCTGTACTTAGAGCAGTAGCTCATGAGTGGGTTAAGGTGGAGAACTTCGCAACTATAATGAGAGTCGTTTTTAAATACTTGCATGAAAATGAACGTGGAAAATAAATTAGATAAAGTAGTTAAGATCCTAAAAGAAAAAGGATTTGTAGTATATAGAAAGGGCGGGAAGGAGCCAGGGTAAGGCGGCGCTTGCCCTGCCATGAGGTCGGTCCGCCTGTTTGTGGCCAGGGTCGCATATTAGTCAGATAGTGACGGACGCCACAGGAGACAGGTGGTTGACATACTCCCACGCCTAAAGGCAGTGGGATTCTTGGATACAAGCGCAAGAAACCCCGATATTACTATCGCTGGAATTACCCATACTCTCCAATTCGGAAATGCCCTTCCGAAGTATATTACGGGCTGCAAGAACATCACGGTCGTTGACCGCGCCGCACGACGGGCATACCCACGTGCGGTCGCGTAACGACAGACCTTTATTAATGCAGCCACATTCACAAGTTTTGGAAGAAGGATACCATTTGTCAATCTTGTGTTTGGAAGCAGCAGAAGGTTATCCGGTAGATGTAGATTTGGAAACACAAGGGTTTTACCGTTGTAATGACGCAGGAACACTTCCCGGAGAGTGTGCAGATTTTATTTTTCATAAGTGTAATGATTAAATTGAAATAATCAAGTTTGAACTTAAATAAAATACAAGATATGGAAAGATTGAATTTTGAAACATTGTTTCGTATCGTAAGATGGGATTACAACCGTTGCTTTAAGGATGAATCATTGGACAAGGATTTGTTCGTAGAAAAATACGGACGGGTAATGGGTGAACATTATTATAACAAGTTTGTCCATGAATTTGACGGAAATATCCTGAAGATGGTTGGTTACTTCAGAGGTTCCGAAAAAGATGGGCAAATCTTCTGCGATATGATAACCGAACGTATTGAAAAATACGAAAAGAGAATGTCATATGATAAAGGTAAGTTAAACAATTAAAAAGATATTTATATGAACAATTCAATGGTCGCTCACTTGTGGGCTCATGAACAAGAAGAATCAGCATCAGGGAGCAATTTCTTCTTTGAAGGTGCAAGTATTTATTCTTATGGGCATCACTTTGAAGTCGGGAGAATAGTAAAAAACAAACAAGGGAAGAAAGCATACCTGATAAATGAAGATTATTATTCTGTTACCACGAGCAAACATCAATGCTATGTTCGTAATGCGATACCAACTTGGGCAATGGTTTTCAGTGTAGGGGATAATATATCGGATACTGGTAATATGAGGTTTGTTGCCAGCAAACTGGAATCAATTAAGAAGTCTATTGAAAAATACAAAAGAGCTAAAACAGAATTATCTTATACAGATATTTGGGGCGCTTTTGAGAATATGATGGATTACATTCAGTTCTTTAACATGGGGACTGCTAAGAGTATCCTTAAAAAGAGTGCTAATGATTGGCTTGGAACCAATCATGAATTATCCAAGAGCGGAGATAGTATCAAGCGTAAGCACGTACATGAATTAAAACGCATCTTTCAAATTTTATTGGATCATCAAGGATTAAAAGTGTTAGGGACCGTAAATGTGATTGTTGATGAAGTTTGCGGGGAAGGTACATGGATTAAGTATTCAGAAAGATCTGAAAGATGGAGAAAGGGTGAGGAAGAAAGAGAAAGAATAAAATTAGAGAGATTAAGAAAGGAAGAAGAAGCCCGTTACAAGGATTTTGATGAAAAACTGGAAGAGTGGAAGTCGGGAGAAATCAATTTCTTGAATACACCTTTCTATATTCCTGGTGAAAAACCTAACGCCTGGATTCGTATAAAAGGAAATATTATTGAGACAAGTAAACAGATAAAGATTGGAATAGCAGAAGCCAGAAAACTGTGGCGGGCTGTGTCGGCAATGCACCGGGGCGCCGAGTTTCGGCACGGTCTGGTGGAGGACATCACCGGTCACCAGTGGAGTCTAAATCGGTACGAAAACGATTTGCTAACCGCTGGATGTCATAGGATAGCATATAGCGAAATGGAGAGAATAGCAAAACAACTGGGATGGGTTTAAGCAACCCATCTTATTTTATAACAACTAAAAACAAGAAAAATATGGAAAATGCAATTATTGTTCCGTTTGATTTAAATACGGCGAGAAAAATTAAAAGCGGAGAAATAGAAGGTTCGGTATTAATTGATAATATTGAAATAGAATTTGTATATGAGTCGAAAGACTGTGCAGGTCCTTATAATTTGCTTTTTGTAAAAAAAAGATGGATATGGGATAAGTGCTATATATGCCAACACGGAAGGTTGCATTATTGGCGGCACCACTCTGGAATTGAGGGTAGAGGCTGGAGCGTATTTTAAGAAAGGAGATGTATTAACAAGCACTAATGGATATCAATTCATATATGATGGAATTATTACCAAAGGGATAATGGGATGTATATGCGGAATGGCAACATTTGGAGATATTGGGTTTGATTACAAATTATGGACTCATGTGTATGACGAAGATAAAAAAACGGCATGTAAGAAAGGCTATAGAAGAAGAGAAGAAATTTTTAGCAGAAAAGATTATAAAAGTCGAAGACAGTAGAAAAATAGATATAATAAAACGATATTTAAGTGAATATGAGTATCTATTAGATGAGATGCCGAAACATGACTTCAAACCATTTGAACGAGTATTGGTAAGAAGAACTAACCAAGAGAGGTGGAAATTGCATTTATTTTCCAGAGAATCAGGAGAAGATAATAAATACGAATGCTTAGGAGGGGGAGGATTTAGTCAGTGTATCCCATACGAAGGAAACGAACATCTTTTAGGAACTAATAAAAATGGATAACAAATATGAAAACAATAACATACGAAGGGGTGTAGCATGGAGACTGGGTGAGATGTGTCTCATGTGGGGCGCAAATACTTCTTCCATGTGGGGCAGATAAATGCCCGGAATGTGGAGAAAATGGCACTTTAAGATGGGTCGACGAAGAGAGGCAGGAAATAGACGATAAGGGTCTGGATTGCTTAGGCTATGTAAGAGAGTTGAGGGTAGATGATTATTTATCTCCAACAACATTAGAAGAGATCGCGGAAGAAATAAGGAACTGCATAACATTAACAGAAAGCAGTTTTGAGTACACGGTTCTCATGGATGAGCCAGACAGGAACCTTGACATTGACAACATAATGCAGATTCACAATGTATTGTCATTTCATAAACCACAAACACAAATTATAGCCATAATACACAATCCGGCATTGATTTACAAATTAAGTAAATTAGATTGTGTGAATTTCATAGAGATGACAGAAGGGTATCTTAATAAAACTTGTACATTTGTGTCTAACTAATTAAAGGTGAGATGAACTGGAAGAAATTCAAAGAGGAAAAACCTCCAGAGGGAGAAGAAGTGTTGGCTTATCACCCAAGTTGGATAGATGAAGATTTCAACCCAAGAGGTATAAGAATAGGGTTTTGGAATGGAGGAGCCGATTTTAGATCGGCTCATTGGTGGGATTATCAAGATTGTTATATCACAATCTCTCATTGTGATTGTGATGATAATTCTCTTTTCAGTGATAGAATAAAAAACAGCATAGAGCCAGAGTTATGGATATCACTTGATGTTATTACAAATTACTTACCTGATATAAAACAAAATCACTTATCACAATGAGCTATTTTATATTAATGGGGAGAAGAATCCCCAAGCAAGCCATAACAGGCTTCAAATTTCAAAATGAAACAGATAACATTCGTCCTTTCTTGTCAATCAGGATAAGGGGAAAGGACGAAATTATACCTTTCAAAGATAAAAAGGAGATACAGTCTGTAAAAGCGCATCTGTGTTCTATCTTTTCTGGGTTTGTAAAAATAGGTGACTGGTATCTCAAGATGTCGGAAGTTAAGGAATATAAGCCGGTGACCGCCGAAGACATGAACCCCTACATCTTGTTTAAGACATCTAAGTTCGGAAACATAAAAGTTCGTTTCCCGAAAGATGAAGATATGGATGCAGAATTATTGGTGTTAGATCAACTTTTTGATGTAGAATGAATTATTGATCATATTTTAGAAATCATGACCTGGAAAGAATTAAAAGACAAAATATCCCTTATGACAGAAGAAGAGCAACGACAAGAAGTTGCAGTATGGGGAGAAAATATGAATCTAATGAAAGATTGTTCCTTGGAGAAAACAGACGAGGATATGTACTACAACTCTGAATGGGATTATACTTGTGAAGAGAGTGAATTGGAACCGGAAGACAAGAATGACCCTGATGTACATAAGGTATATGAAGCAGGAATGTATTATATTTATTCGAATTGATTTTAAAAAGATCTGATTATGGCAGCATTAACAACACTAAATATAACGGAAAAGAACGCTAATAACAGTTTGTCTGTAACTGTTAAAGTGAATGTCACCAAAGAAGGAGTGTTTACCACTACCTTGTCAAAAGAAGATGTGGACAAGATTCATTCTTATGGGATCAAATTACCTACAAACAGATTAGGCAACGAAGGATATTTCAATAGTATAGCACTTTCTGATTTGGAAAGTCAAATCAGGGAAGTTCTGAAGAGATGTTTGAGTTATAAAATAGTAGAAGAAGTGCCTGTTATTAAGTATCAACTGGAAACGAATTGCACGTTTTCCTATGACAAAAACGGAAATATTGTCCCTAACCCCTCTAAGGAATGGACAGGAGGCGATGAAAATGGAAAATGGAGAGATGGAACTTCCCGTTTAGATGCCTTAAACACCCAACCTTTCGGTTTTAGTGTTTATGCAAAACCATTTCTAAAAAGAGTAATTGAATATGGAAATGGAGAGACAAAAGTAGAATACGGCAGGTTAAATACAGAAAAAGGAACTTATGTGCACTGGCTGAATTGTGTAACGAGCATATCATACAATAGACATAAACAGGTAATGGAAGTGGAGTGTAACGAATGTACCTCGAAATTATTCGTTGATATGATCAAGTCCATTTGTAATATAAGCGAACAAGTTAAGAGTTTTATCAATCCAGAACAAATAAAAGCAATTGCGGAGTCAAATGAACCGATTTTGCTTTTATCTAACAACTAAAAAATCATGAGGTATGTATGTGTTTTTATCTGCTTTCTGTTATGGCTTATTTTTACGTTGCTATTATCATTCACTGTCATAGGATTGGTTATAAGCGTGAGTGATGAATGGCAGGAAATGGGTGATAAAATAATAGATAAACTTTAAAAATAATTGAGCATGAGTAAATATACAGCAAAACAAATTGCCGAGTCCGATGATCTGTTTGATAAGCAAATACATAAAGTCAGAAAGTTTTATTTGAGTCGTAATCCTGATAAAATGATGATGCTCGAAGAAAGAAAAGCTGTTATCAAAGAACGAAATAAAGGTCTTTCCCCAGAATATGATAAGGAATATTATTGCGGAACCTGCGGAGCTAAAGACGGTGCGGAGCATCCTAAAACCGGATATTGCTTTCACTGTGATACGGATAACTGGATTCCAAAAAATGACTAACAGCTAAAATAATCGAATTATGACAGCCGAGAAGTTTAAATCTATTTGTGAATATAAAGGAATAACTTGGAATGATCTTGTCCGTATTAGGATTATCAGGCCAAAGAAATTTTTAGGATTCTTTAGGCAATTAACAGGTATAACAATCGAAGGTGCATTCAATAGATGTTCTGCTTGTGTTGAAATAATGGCTAATGATGACAACGGTGTTTCAATGATGCACTATATTGATTACGAAGATATTATAGGAGTTGAATTAATTAAAAATTAAAAATAATTGAGTGAACAGTTTGCAAAAATCAGTACGAATGCGTTGTTAGGATTATCAACATCCGCCACATAAGAACCATCTAATCCCGTAAATATCGTGATGCGTTGGTAGTATGTGTACAGATAGCAAGCAGGCGCTGGGATAAAGCATTTGGCAAACATTCACTCTAAATAAGAAATAGTAGATATGAATACAGAATTTGAAAACATGGCTTTGCTGAATATAGAAGACTACAATGAGCTTAAAGCTAAAGCCGAAGCAACAGATGAGCAGATAAAGAAACAAGCCGAAGAAATGGCTAAGCCTGAAGTTGTCACATTGAAAGTGTGCTTTGATACATACGGATTATTATACAGGCCAAATACTTGTGTTGATGTTGAAATACCATTCTATGATGATGAAAAAATCAGAGATATGCTTAACAAAGCAAGTGCTGATATAATGAAATGGTGCGACAAAAATATGGTAAAATACAACAAAGAACTCAAAGAATCCAAATCTACAAAAAACATTGCGAAGGACTAAGAAAGCATATCGCAAATCTCGAAAGGCGCCTCTTAAAGCATGCATTGGCAAACGTTATTTTATCTATTATATCAGTTGCGGCTATAATTGCTCTTTTCACATTAATTCAAAACTAAATAGACATGGAACAAGAATATGCTATTCCTCTTTTTAAAGCTGGTGCAGAGTGGCGCATTAACAGCGTGTGGCATTCTATAACAGTAATTCCAGATTGCCACCGTTTTATTGTGTTTCTCCCTAAGAAATCAACAATAGGATCAAAGAATCCAATTATGGGTATATTGGAAGAGAACAAAACTTTTATATCCAGCCGTCCAGGATGTATTTTATACAGATTAGATGAAATGGAATCATGGGCTTATTTAGATGATCTATTACCTTAAAAACAGCATAAGCAATATGGAAAGCGAAAAGAAGAAAATATGTCCCAAATGCGGCTGCGAAGATGGGTCGGGGCAAAATAATATACATAGCATGAATCCAGAACATTTTTGTAAATGTCCTATACGGTCTATTATGGAACGAGATGGAGTTTGCTATTCTTGTGCGTTTTGGATCAGACTATATGAAGAGAATAAGAATAATCCCAATTGGTTGATTATAGATGGAGAATCATGGATAGCTAATCCGTTTGTTCCCAATACAAACAACAAAACACGAAGATTCATGGGTATGGGAGGAAGAATGATGGAGGCTATTTCAAATGATGGGAGAAAAATCATTTCCAATGATTGGTGGCATCAAGGGAAAATCCCAGAAGAATTTAAGGATTTAATACCTGATAATGCCAAATGGGTAAAAATGAGTTAAGAAGAAAATATGAAAGGTTATGACCGACAGAGAACTTCTTGAAGAAAACAATAAGATGTTAAAGGAAATTCTAAGTTTTGTGAGAAAAGTTGACTCTGTTGAATACAGGGATCATCATGACTTTATGGAATTTCTTAGAAATGTGGCAGCCGATATATGGGTAGAATATATGGAGCCTGAACAAAGAGGTAGATTGTTTAATTTAATAAATAAAAAAGAAATGAAAACAGTTTTTGATTTAAGCAGAGATGAGATTGTGTCATTGACATGCAAAGAGATATATCTGTATATAGACAAAGAGCTTGCTGGTAAAGGTATTCCAATTGAAGCTAAAAACTGGAATATAAAGAACGAAAAAGAAGTCGTGTATCCAAGAACTGGAGTTCCAGTATTTATGTTAAAAGATATCGGCATCGGTTTTAGAACCATAGAAGGTGTAACTGAGGTGGCTAATTTGCTTGTTAAATATAATGCATTTAAAATGGAATCAAAGTTTCTGATAGGATCGTATGAACAGTTTTGGATCATAGGGGAAAGTGTTTGCCCAGCCATTGCAGGAGAAGCTGGATATAGTAAGGAAGAGTTTGATAAGGTAAACAAGGAAAACAAAGATCCAGAATTGAAAAGTATAAATTCCTTCAATGATACTGTGAAAAAAGCCAATGAAATTAAAGACAGGGTATTGAAATACGTGGACAAGATAAAACGGGAGCGTTCATATAACAATGACCTGGTTGGTATCTTTGAAAGGTATAAAGATATAGCAGACGGTGATATGGAGGTAGCTATGAATTTTATTAAGGAGGCTTATCCATTCAATGAAGAAACAGAATCGTTTATCAGGAAAAAGTTTGACATGCCTATGCCGGACGAATCAAAAAAGTAGTAATTAAGCTAAATTAAATCATTTTGAATCTTTTTTATTATCAAAAGACATATCTTTGTCCAAAAAAACAAACAGAATGGAAGAAAAAGAGATAAAAGAAGCTATGATTGAAGCCCTGACGCACTTAGAGGGGTGTAAGTATTTCGTGGCCACGATAGTAAATAATCGAGAATAATACATAACTCATACAAATCATAACCAATTTGTATCGTATTATGCATAATAGCCAAAAGCTATTCCGATTATTAGCCTAAGTGTTGAAACAAACACTACGTTATTTAAGAATAGATAGTTACCTGCGGATGTTTGCCCAAGTCTGTAGCTCTAAGGTAAGTGATTAAACAGTTCTGGTATTCAGGAACAGTGTTGCTTACAAAAAAACCTCTTATAACATTGGCGATGGGTACTAACAGAGTTTCACTCTGACTTATGTTGAATAGACATTAAAAACGTTTGTAGATATGGTGTACGTACAGGACATAAATGGTAAACCTATGATGCCCACAACAAGGCATGGTAAGGTAAGACGACTGCTTAAAGACAAGAAGGCAGTCGTTGTGAACCTATGTCCGTTTACCATCAAATTAATGTACGTAACATCTGATTACAAACAGGAAATTGTGTTAGGCGTTGATGCTGGTACTAAACATGTTGGTTTATCGGCTACAACGAAAAGCAAAGAACTTTACAGCAGTGAAGTTATTCTTAGAAATGATATTGTAGATCTTTTGTCTACCAGAAGGGAGCTACGAAGATCAAGACGAAATAGATTGAGATATAGAAAACCTCGTTTTGATAATAGAATAAAAAGTAAGCGTCCGGGATGGGTAGCACCTTCGGTGAAATACAAAGTAGACGCCCATATTCATATTATTGACAATGTATGTTCTATATTACCAATATCTCGTATTGTTATCGAAGTAGCTCAATTTGATACTCAAAAGATTAACAATCCTAATATATCAGGTAAAGAATATCAGGAGGGTGATCAACTTGGATTTTGGAACGTTAGGGAATATGTTTTAGCAAGAGATGGACATAAATGCCAGTATTGTAAAGGAAAGTCAAAAGACCCAGTATTGAATGTTCATCATCTTGAGTCTCGAAAAACCGGAGGCGATTCCCCATCTAATCTTATTACCTTATGTGAAACTTGTCATAAAGAATACCATAAAGGTAATATAGATTTGAAGATCAAACGGGGATCGTCGCCTCGCGACGCAGCCGTAATGGGAATAATGAAATGGAGATTGTATGAAGAACTAAAATCTAAATACGACAACATTTCTATGACTTTCGGTTATGTTACAAAATACAATAGGATTAAACATGGTATTGAAAAATCTCATGTTTTCGATGCATTTGTTATTTCTAAAAACTTTGATGCTATAAGGTTAGGTTATTATTATAAAGTAAGATTAGTAAGAAGACATAATCGTCAGATCCATAAACAAAAGATTCCAAAAGGAGGGATAAAAAGACCAAATCAATCTCCTTTTGAAGTTTTTGGTTTCCGATTGTTTGATAGGGTTATGTTTGAAAACAGTTATTACTTTATATTTGCAAGGCGTAAAACCGGTAGTTTTAATATTCGAGATATTGATGGTAAAAAACAAAGAGATATTACATACAAGAAATTGAAATTATCAAGGTGTAAACGCTTTATGGTGCAAAAGGAAATGGATTGATTAATTTGAATAAAAATATAGACATGAATCGTTGGTTTGAAATCACAGTAAAAGCCGAGATTGATAATATCGAGAACGGCAAAAAAAAGAAAGTAACTGAAAAGTATTTGGTAGATGCCTTGTCTTATACAGAGGCAGAATCAAGATCTTTGGAGATTTTCAAGGATTTGTACAATTCTTTCGAGGTTGTAAAAATTAATCCTATTAAAGTGTCGGAAATCTTCTTCAACGGAGAAGCTGAGTACTGGTATAAGTGTAAGGTGAATTACATTACACTGGATGAAAAGAAAGGTAAAGAAAAGAAAACGCCATGCTATATGTATGTCCAGGCCGGCAATCCGAAAGACGCTGAGGCTGTGTTAACTAAAGGTATGCAGGGCACGTTAGGAGACTGGAATTGTGAGTCTATTGCAGAAACGAAAATCATTGAAGTGTTTAAATACGATCTGCAAAAAGGCGTAGAAAAATTGGGAGAAAAGAAAACTGATGAGTGATGTTATTTCCCGTGTAGCACTTGCGACGGCAATTGTATTATTGGTAGTGGCAAGTGCTACTTTACTGATAGTGATTAAGACAGAAGAGGTACCAAGATGGTTAATGAACTTACCATATACGTTGTCTTTAACGGCGTTATCCCTTTCAACTATATCGCTTATATCTAAATATATATCGCTTGTATTGAAATACAAAAAGTGGAAAAGAAATTATACGTCTGCGAAAAATGCGGACGAAAAGTGATGATAAGAAGTCATGGCTTATGCCAGGCTTGCAGGAGCAAAGAGTTGACTCCGAAGAAAAAAAACAGAATTACATCCATTAAAAACAGCAACAAGAAGAAAAAGTTAGAGAGCCCGGATTTATCCGGGTTTTTTCGTCTTATGCTGGAAGAGTTGAGTAGTATTCGGATGTCTATGACCGGTAAGGCTATTCATTTTCCTACAGTATGTAACGTATGTCACATACTTCCGAAAAGGATATATAAGTCGGTTGCTACTTGCAGGGATAATATAGTTTTCCTTCATGAATCGGAGCATACGGTATTCGACATGTATCTTGACCGGATGGAATTTGATAAACTTGAAACAGAATTTCCTTTTGTATGGAAGTATGCGGTAAAGAAGGTGCTGGATATGGAAAGCAGGGGAATGATTAAAGAAAGAGGTAGATTAATTATTGAAATAATTGACAGATATGAGAAAACTTTATAAAATAAGAATAGAAGCCGACAATGAAACTATCTTTTATGCTCACATACAAAGAGAGAGTTATGGTAAGGATATAGCTATCGCAGTGAAAGATAGAGATAAAGATGAAGTGGAAACGGTGTTACATTGTATTAAAGAAGAATTAATTAGAGGAAGATCATGAAAGATAAAATAAAAATATTGACAGATTTAGGGTTTATACCTATGGTGGAAGGAGAAGGAAATACGTTGTTTAGAATGAACGATGTTGTGATGTCGGTGTCAGATCCTAATCAAACACCAGAGCAATTAAAGAAAGAAGTTATGTCTTTGATAAAGAACAAGGATATGGCAGAAAGAAGCGGACAGGCTCCAGTGGTTAAAGAGCCGGCGCCTGAGCCAGAGCAGGCCCAGGGAGAAGAACCGGAAGCTCCGGCAGAGGAAGCAGATCCTAACCCTGGAGAAGAAGATTCGAATCCGTTTATAGAAAATCAGGAAACATTAGAGCCATTTTATATCTGCGATGAGTTGAAGAAGATTGAGACTCCTAAATTCGTAAGATTGACATTAGACGATAATCGTTTTTATGTAAGGAAGATGGATGATGGAACGGCCAAGATATATGCTTCAGTAACAACCTTAATCAAAGATGGATATGTCGATGATAAGACCGCACTTCAGGAATGGAAGCAAGAGATGAAGATGCTTGGTCGCAATCCGGAAGAGGTGGCGCAGTATGAAGCTGATAAGGGAACGATCATGCACTATCTGTACGGATTGTATCTAACAGGTAGAGATATGGTCTTAAATCGAAGCTTTGTGGTTAAGACAGTGCAAGAAGGTAAGCTGAAGATATCTAAGAAAAATCTTGATCGGTTCTTTAACAGTATTGATGATCTTGATGATATGATTGTCAGAATTATGAAGTTTGCCAAATTTTGTTCAGAGTATAAGGTTAAGCCGATGATGATTGAAAGAATATTGTCATTAGAAGACTATTTGGTAGCTACGCCGATAGATGCGATGGTTAAAATGACATTCAAATACAAAGAAGAAGGTTATTTTGGAGCCGTGTATCAAAGGGCCACAGGGCAGTTTAAGAAAGGTGATCCGAAGAAGGAGGTAAGAGAAGTGGAGAAGGAAGAAGTGGTTATTCTCGACTTTAAATCAGGGGGAATATGGGAATCATACGCATTTCAATTAGAAGCTGAAAGAAGAATGGTTAAAGCATGGTATGGGATTGATGCACGTATTATGAACTTTTCTCCAAAAAGCACGAGTAGCAAAGGATATACGCTGAAAGAATGGACAGAAGACAGTATAGCACTTGAAAAGGCGGACTGCGTGTTCCAGCAAGGGATGTTGAATCACATTAGAAAAGACAAGAGGTTTAAAGTGAGAAAAGGAGTATTGAATATCAACAAGCCGTACAATGAAGAGGATCATATTGTTGTATATGATATTGCTGAGGAAATGTCTAAAAGATTCATAATATGAGCGATATTGTTATTCCTAAAGGAGATTATGTGGAAATCGTAAAACCGATACATATCAATCCTTTTGGTTATTGTTTTATTAACATCAAAAGGGGTTCAAGATTAAGATTATCGGAAGATTTGAAAATAGGAGATAAGTATGCAATATACATACTCGTATCTTATGAGAAATATGGCAAGACCGTTAAAATGATAATGCCTATACTGGCCAGAAATACAAGAAGGGTATGAGAAGAAAGATTAGGAGAACAGGAGAGATAATAGACGTAATTACCTTTAGCGGTTCAACTATAAGGAGTGATTATGACAAAATACAGTTCTATGATAGTAATGGAAGTGTGATAAATGGGAGTTTAAATTATTATCTCGATACCCTTCCTGTGGATGATGAAAACAAAGACGTAGATTGGGAACAACGTAGATTCGATCTTGTTAAAGCCTATTCTATTGAGTTTATCAAAATGCAAGATAGAAAAGGAGAGATAGATTGCGGGGTATATATACCAGATGTGGTGTCATGGTCTATAACTATAGCAGATAGAATCATAGAAGCAATGAGAGGAGTTAAAAATGCTTGATTTCAGAAAATACGAAAACGTACCTCGGTTTCAACTTGACCGCAGGCCTGGCAGGAGCCGGCTGAAGCTAACCTGCCCAGCTTGTGGGAAAAGCCGGTGCCTCACCCCTTATATTGATGTGGCAACAGGTCAGGTTGTTGGAAACGAGTTCGGAAGATGTGATCATGAACGGACATGTGGTTATGATAAACGACCAACTGGTAAGGATGTAGGAGACAAAGATCTTTGGATTTCAGGAAATAAATGCATAAGAGCTTATCGTCCTCCTGTAAATCCTGACGTTGTAAATTACATACCTTTTAGCGAGTTTGAGAGGACTGTAGTTCCAGACGATAGAAACACCGTATTTAGATTTTTATCGTCTCTATGGGGGAAAGAAAGGGTATCTGATGTGTTCAGAAGGTATCATGTCGGAACAATGGACTTATGGGGATGGAAGGGGTGTTGTATATTCTGGCAGATAGATAAGGACTTTGTATGTAGAACCGGCAAGATTATGGATTTTTACATAAAGACCGACAGCCAGGGGAATGAGATTGATGTAAAAAGAGTGAAGGAAAAAGACGGTGACAATGAGCGACCTCATGTCATGTTTTATCACTCGTTGCATGCAAGAGACTTCTTGTTTAGACAATGCCTGTTTGGAGAACATCTTCTAAGCCAGTATCCGGATAAGGTAGTTAATTTGGTGGAGTCAGAAAAGACGGCTATTATATGCGCCGTGAATAAACCAGATGAGTTGTTTGTAGCTACCGGTGGGTTGCAGAATTTAAGACCGGAAGTGATAGATGTTTTAAAAGATAGAAAGACTGTAGCTTTTCCGGACAAAGGACAAGCATTTGACACATGGAGTAAAAAGATAGATGGGATGATGATGAAGTCAAGGATAAAAGTATCGGACTATCTTCAAAATGTTGAAAATGTAGGAGACGGAGATGATGTGGCAGATTTGATAATTAATAATAAAGTAAAAGAAAAATATTATGAGCCTGGACGTTTATATTAAGAGCAAGAAGAAAGAAGAGGATCGTAAATGGGTTACAAACATCACCCACAACATGAACAAGATGGCACAAAAAATATTCGTATCAGAAAATAAAGAAACGCTGTACGATTATGTTTGGAGACCGGAAGAATTGGGTAGGGAAATAGATACCAAAGAGATGGCGAAGATACTCACAAAAGGTATATATATTATGATATCCAAGAGAAAGAGCCTTTTGAGATACGAACCAGAAAATGGATGGGGGTCTTATGATTCATTTCTTAAGTTTCTTATCGAATACAAAGAGGCATGTGAAGATAATCCAGGGTATGTAATTGAAGCAAGTAGATAACATGGAAAATTATAAAAACACTTTAGACGAGGTAGTGGTGATCGAATCATCACCAGAAACGTATTTTGTTTATGCTATTCGTAATGCTATTCGTATCTCTAAATGTGCGTATCCTACAGCCAAGAAAGTAATTTTCAAAAGAGAGGACGTAGAGGTGGAGATCTCGGAAATGGAAACTGAAAGCAGTTTGTATGAAAAGTTTAAAGAGAAACAAAAGGATAGAGTATGGAACTCAATGTGCGGCAACAACGGATTTTAAGAGGCGAAATTTGCCCTTATTGCGGAAGGGAAACTGAGCTGGTAAATGCCGATAAAATATATAGCAGAAAAGGCTTAGGGATGGTTATGATGTGTAAACCATGCAATGCTTATGTCGGTGTTCATGAATCAGGGCCGAATAAGGGAAAAGCTAAAGGCCGGCTTGCAGGACCATCACTGAGGTCTCTTAAGGTAAGAGTCCATGCCGAACTTGATAGACTATGGTCTACGCCGGAAGAACGGGAAAGGATGTATAAAGATTTATCCGAATTTCTATCTATACCAGAAGAATACACGCATATAGGTATGTTCGGCGAGAAGACGATGGGGAAAGTCTTTCAGTTCTGTCATATAAATAAAGAACGATCAGGTTCGAGGATAGAATGGCATAAACCTGGAGATAAGTGTCCTAATAAGAATAATCAAATAGTGTCAGGGAGTAGTGCATGCAGGGGATGTCCTGAGTATCTTCATGATGAGAAAGACGGATATGTTTGGTGTGATCCTGATATGAGCTACGGCAGGTTGAAATAGGGCGCGAATTGCCTATCTTTGTGCTATTATTAATCAAAAAAAATATAAGCACATGGGTAGATCGACAGAGTACTACAGGACTCATCCCGAAGCCAGGAAGAAAAAGGCTAAAAAAGACAAGGAGATAAATGCCAGACCGGAACAGAAAGCCAAACGCCGGGAACTTGGTCGTAAAAACTACGAAACGGACAAGAAGAAGGGCAAGGGCTGGAGGAAAGGCAAGGATTGTTCTCATACCAAGAACGGTCTTAGGTATAAATCAGTAAAAGCTAATAGGGGATCCAAGTCGGATACGAAAGGTGACAAAAATGCAAGAGGAGATAGCAAATAGGATAGATATAAGAAGGATATTCAAGACCTCTAAACAGGTTATGGAAGAGGCGTATGAGAATATCTTGAAATACAGGCGGGGAGAGCTTATCCCCGCTAAAACAGGATACGATTATATTGACGAGGCTTTGCTTGGAGGCATTTTCCCTCAGCATGCTATTGCCATAGGAGCCCGGCCATCTGTAGGTAAATCGTATGTGGCTCAAAAGATATTGGAAAATGTGATGAATCCGATGATTAACCCGCAAGCAGAAGATTATTTTCTTGTTAATTGCGAGTTCGAAATGAATCCTCAAGATCTTCTTCTTCGCAGAATGAGCCAGGATATGAAAAAGCGGGCTCCTGAAATATTAAGAAGGCAAGATTCTAATACAGTAGAAGAGATGAGGATGTTTGAAATCCTTCAAGGTGAAATCAGAAATAATATAATATACATCGACGCTCCGTGTACGGTAAAAGAGTTTGAGGCGGCTGTGTATCATATAGCTACCAGACACAAGGACAAACGTCTTATAATATTTAAAGTCGATCATATTGCTTTGATAAAAAGAATGGGGTTAGATCCTAAGTCGGCTATAGATGATTTGGTGGCGGTTATGAACGAAGCCAAATTAGTGTATAAAAACATATTTTTCCTCATCATATCCCAATTCAACAGAGAGATAGAAGGAAGGATAAAAAGCCCTCAAGAGCAGCCTCCGCGTCTTTCTGATTTTTACCAATCTGATACACTGGGTCAGTTATGTACGTTAATGATAGGTTTGCATAATCCTCGTCGGTACGGGCTGGATAAGTATATGATATTTGGGAAAGACTGGTATCAGACTCTTGATCGGTTTAAAACTGAAAACAAAACATCATTCAGAACAGCCGGACTGGTGTTTCATCATATACTGAAGGTAAGGCAAGTTAGTATGGAAGAGCTTACTAATACAATCCACCCAGAGATTCTGCCAGGGCATGGATGGATGTACGGGGAGGGAGGGACGAAGTTCGTGAATCCCAACCAGCCGCCGACGCCGCCCAAGCTCTATACTGTGGAAGACGTTACGGATAATCAAGAACAGTCAGTATATTAAAAAGGTAATAAAATTGAAATTTCAGGTAGTATCGTAATAGGTTTAAATAAAGGATGGAAACAAAAGATTAATCTTGGAAAGAAGATTAATCAAAAGTTTGTTGAAATACCTTTTCAAGACTTATAGACAAAATATCCTATAAATGTAAGTTGGTAGGTATCAGCTTTCAAATTAATGAAGAATCCTATACATCAAAGGTTGATCATTTAGCTTTTGAGAAATTAGGGAAACATGATGTTTACTTAGGCAAAAGAAAGAAACGTGGATTATTCCAAAGCTCAGTTGGAAAGTTGTTAAATGCGGATATCAATGGAGCTATTGGGATAGGTAGAAAAGTATTCGGTGATTCATTTGTAAACATGATAATCGATAGTGGGTTTGCGTTTAACCCGATTAGAGTAAACATTTTGTAATATAGATGTGAATTTAATGAATAAAATTTAAAATTTTAATAACGTGAGACTTACAGTAGAAGAAAACGAATACCTGATAAGTAAGTTCCTTTTGGTTCTTACTGAGTTTGCAGGAGATGAAAGAGAGATGTTTTTAATCAACTCCATACATGATAAGGCGGTGGCGGATATGAATTATCGTCTTCCGTCTTTAATAAGCAGAGAACGTAAAAGACGAGTCATTGAGCTCCTTAAAGAAGGAACCAGAATAATCAAGGACTTTTCCGGCTATGCAGGTGATATGGGTATGATTAACGAATACGATCGTTTAAAGAAAGAAATAGGAACCGTCCAAGACCAGCTTGGTGACGTAGAAGGTCAACTTCGGGCAGCAGGAGAAGTTATTAAAAAAGAACTTGATATGATTGCTGACCGAATCAAAGAAGACCTCCTCGACCGAGAGCTGGCTAAAAGTAATGCCGAGGCCGAAAGAAAAGCCAAAGTAGATCCGAGATACGAAGTAGCTTTAGGTGATTACAAGGAGATGCTGGAAGTGATTTTTGCAACCAGAAACAAGTATTCTACGGTAGATTCTGTACATGACGATCTTCGACAGTCGGTATCTACCGGTAGAAATTCGATTATCAAAGAAGGATACAACAGTTAAAAACAAGGAGGAAATATGGAAAAGAAGGAATTTAAAGTAGGAGAAGTATTTACTGCCGGACTTGTAAGATTAAAATGTGTGGAAGGTGATAAATGCGATAGGTGTATATTCGAAGATTACGATTCTTGTTCATGTACAGACATAATTATTGGTCCATGTGGACATGTTGATAGACAAGATAACAAGAATGTTATTTTTATTAAAGCTGATTAAGAATGTACATCAATTTCAGACAACTTGCAGCATCAGACATGACTCCTAATGATCTCGCTAATCTTCTTGCCATAAGACAGAAGGATGCGGTTATGATCGAAGCCATGCCGGAAGAAGATGCTGGTAGATATATAGAACTTGGCCTGGTTGAGAAATTAAAATCAGGTGTGATGAGATTAACCAACAAAGGAACGTCTTTTGTGAATTATATAGAGACACCGGAAATGACGGACGAGGTTCTGGAAACGTTGAAGATTATGATAGGAATGTACGAATCATATTCAAAAGACATAGGTGTCAGCAGAAAAGAAGCGGAATCCAGATTGTGTTGGTTTATGGGTAATACTTCATTTAAGAAAGAGGTCATACTTCAGGTAACGGAATCTTATATAACAGAGTCAGGAGATTATACAATGAGCTTATGTAACTTCATATGGAAACCGCCTTCTCAGGCTTTTTCAGTCCATATGAACCTTAAAAACTCAAAGCTCTTTGACTTAATAGCTGAAAAATTTAAGATCGCTACTGAGCCTTATTTGGAGCCTAAGAAGAATAAGGAAATGGATTGGTTGTTTGCCGTATCTAAATTGCCTACGCCGCCGGCTAAAGGAAATCCGGATTATTTGTTTACCGGAAGTTCGGAAACAGACAAAGAGAGGTTGAAAAACATAAAAACGTATTTATTTAACAAAATTATAAAGCAATGGAAAAAGTAAGAATTAGAAAGATAATAGAGGATATAATTATTACTCAGTTTCTTAATTCGGAAATGGATATAGTTCATGAAGAAGATGTGTCGTTTAAAGAACTTGGATTAGATTCTATTGATCGAATTGAGCTTGATGCGATGGTGGAACAAAAATTCAATATCGTTATTATTGATTATGATACAGAATCCATCAAAGATATGACTGATCTTGTTTACAAAATAATAACAGAAGGATATGGGAAATGATATAATTTTATGCATGGCTTTAATAGCGTCATTTGCTTTTGTTATACAGTTTTTATTGTCGATATTAGGATCTGATCTGGATACGGATATTGACATTGATAACGCTTCTGATTTAAGCATGTCTTTGTCGGACATCATATCATTCAAAGGCATAACACATTTTATTCTTGGATATAGCTGGACTACGTACTTTTCGGGTTCCCATTTAGTAGGGATCGTAATAGGGTCATTTTTCTTTATCGTTTTGTTTTACGTATATAAGTTACTTCTTAAGTTAAAACAAGAAATGGTGTACGAATGTCCGGAAGATTTAAATGGCAGAGAGGCGGAGATAGTATTTAGATCAGGTAAGAATCATTATATGGTAAATATTTCGAAAAATGGAAGACAGGAACAGATGAGAGTGAGGTGCTTGTCTGGAAAAAATTACAAAAACGGTGACAAGGTGAATATAAAATACGAAGAAGGAGAATTAAGTATCTAATTTTTTTTATCAACAATTAAATTTTAAAAGTTATGACAACAATCATGCACGTGTCAGCTATTTTAGCTGTAGTGATTATTTTGACAATCATCGGAGTCTTATCAAGGTATCGTAGATGTAAGCCTAATCAAGTCTTGGTCGTTTATGGTAAGACAGGTGGGGAAAAGAAATCGGCGAAATTATATCATGGTGGAGCGGCATTCGTCTTGCCTATTATTCAAAGCTATGATATTTTGTCTATGGAGCCTATGCAAATAGATTGTGGGCTCACCGGTGCTTTGTCGTCTCAAAATATCAGAGTGGATGTACCTACTACTATTACAGTAGCAATCAGCACAAATCCTGAAATTATGCAGAATGCAGCAGAAAGGCTTTTGGGGATGGATACTGAATCTACTGAAAATCTTATTACGGATATTGTTTATGGCCAAATGCGTTTGATCATTGCTGAAATGACGATTGAAAAACTTAATTCTGACAGGGATGAGTTTTTGGATAAGGCAAGAAAAAACATTGATAACGAACTTAATAAGTTAGGCCTTTACCTCCTAAATATCAACATCAGTGACATCAGAGACGAAGCCGGCTATATCATGAATCTTGGCAAAGAAGCTGAAAGTAAGGCCCTGAACGAAGCACAGGCTAATATCGAAGAACAGGAAAAGCTGGGTGCTATTAAGATTGCTGTACAGCAAAAGGAAAAAGAAACGGCTGTAGCTAATACCCAAAAAGAGCAAGAGATTCAAATTGCCTATACTGAAAAAGAAAAGGAAACGGTAGTAGCTGAAACAAAGAAAGAAAAAGAAGTAGCTTTGGCTTTAACCGATAAAGAAAAACAGATCGGTGTAGCTCAAGCCGATAGAGATAGGGCTGCGGTTATTGCAAAGACTTTGGCTGATAAGGAATCAGCGATCGCAAAATCTAAGGCAGAACTTGAAGTAAACAAAGCTGAAGCCGAAAGAATGGAAGAAGTCGGGAAGAATAAAGCTGAAGCTGATAAACAGGCAGCTATGGCAATACAAGACTCTGAAGCTCAGATTAAGAAAGCTGAGGCTGAGAAAAATGCTTCTATAGGCTACAACAATGCCCAGAAAGAGGTTGCTGTATCAGAATCAGAGCTACAGGTTATCAAAGCTCAATCAGAAAAGAAAGCCGGAGAAGAGAGAGTTAAATCGGAAGCGGCTGTGAAAACGGCAAAAGAGCTTGCTGATAAAGAAGTGGAAGAAGCTAAAGCTAAGAAGGTTCAAGCTGCGCTTAAAGCTGAAAAGATTGTGCCGGCTGAAATTCAGAAGCAGGAGGCTATGTTGCAAGCTGATGCTGAAGCTGAGAAGATCAAACGCCGGGCTAATGCCGAAGCAGCAGCACATTTGGCAAAAGCAGAAGCGGAAGCAAAAGCTATTCAGATGAAGCTGGAGGCAGAAGCCGAAGGTAAGAAAAAGTCGTTGATGGCAGAAGCCGACGGATTTAAGGCTATGGTGGAAGCAGCAGAATCCAATCCTCAGATAGCCATCCAGTACAAGATGGTTAATCAGTGGAAAGAAATTGCTGGAGAACAGGTTAAGGCGTTCGAGCACATTAACCTCGGAAATATCACGGTATTTGACGGCGGTCAGAACAGTACCGGTAATTTCCTTAACAATGTTGTTAAGACCGTCGCTCCGGCATTGGGAGTCATTGATCAGCTTCCGATTGCAGATACTTTAAAGAAGCTAAAAGGAGATGACAAAAAATAAATACAATGACCCAAGGTTACACTTGGGCCTAATTGAAGAAATAAAAGCAGCATTCATAGATTTCCTGCCGGCAGGAACAGTGCTTTACTAATTACGATATTTTTAACATGGATTTTGGACAAGATTTAGAACCAGAAGAACTGACCAAGCATTATGATCAGTGTTATAACCCCAAATAGTATTAACCCAATATAATTCTATTATAAAAGTTTAATACATCTCTTTCAGAGATCGGGTTATTAGCCTAAGCCTTGAAACAGAGGCTACGTTATTTGAGAATAAATAGTTACCAAGGAATGTTTATCCAAGTTTCTTGCTCTAAGGATGGTGATTAAACAGGAGTAGTGTATTTGACGAAACAGTGTTGCCATTATATAAAACCTCTTATAACATTGGCGATGGGTACTTACAGGAGAAATCATGACTTATCCCTAACGGGATTTACATCTACCAAGGAGACCGGAAGGTCTCCGAGGGGATGTATTAAAACATATGAATAGCTTTAAATATATTTAATAGAATATGAGATATGGAATTGATTTTGAAACAGAAGAAGAGGAGGATGAAGAGTATGACTGACGAGGAATTTGTATTGGATAATAAGAAAAAGATTATAGTAAGAAAAAGAATATCTTATTTAAACAAAGGGGATAAAGTGTGGATTGTGTCTTCCGACGGGTATCTGCTACACACGGACGTGGTTAGAGCCGAACGCGGACGGTCTTATGTGGATATAGACGGTATCCTGTATTGGAAGCGAGGATTAGATGGCAAGCATCGTAATCGTAATAACTACATGCAGTTTGCCATGACACCAGAAGACGGTAAGAAGTATGTCGTATATTACCCGGAAGGATTTAAAGACAATGACTTATGATAGTTCCGGAAACGCATTTGCTATATAAGGAGTTTAATGGTGTGAAACGTCTTGCCATATCTTATTCCCAGATAGACACGTTTCTTACTTGTCCAATGAAATGGTATAAAACTTATGTGGAGGGCAAAAGGTCTACGGAAAAACAAGAAGCTACGTCTTATGGTACGGTTATTCATAAGACACTGGAATACTTCTTCAAGAACGGAAGACAGCCTTCTGGCAAAGACCTGGGGGAAGCTATAAGTTACTATGCTTACCAAGAAGATATACCTTGGCAATCACCGGAAAATATGATGATGGCCATGAAACAATCTGGGGAGCTTCTTGCTTGGATTGTGGATCTGTTTAAAAAAGACGGCAATAGGTTTATGATAGCTGATAGTGATCTTAATCCCTGTGAGAAACTTATCAGACACGGCGCTATGGTTGGAGTCGAAGAAGATTTTGTGCTGCCGTACCGTCTTCCTAAGCCTGTTGATATAAATGGGACCGTTCATACTCATGTGTACATAGTAGGATCGGTAGACCTTCATCTGGCTATAAAAAGCAAGAACGTAGTTCACCATTATGTCATAGATTGGAAATCAGGTAATAAGGTTTTTGATTCTAAGAAGTTGGAAACAAATTTACAGCATCCTATATATTCATTTTACATCTATAGAAGATATGGCGGAGTTCTGCCAGATATGAACATCTATTTCTTTACCAGGACCAGACAGTACCAAAAGGTTAAGGTAGATGAGGAACGTAAAACAAAATCTATAGAGATGCTAAATGACACTTTGTCTAAAATGTATGATTTTGAAGATAATAGTGTAAAATCATTTCAAGCGTACATCCAGGGAGCAGAAGGAGCCAGGTATAGCAAGCGGCGTGCCACCCTAAGCCAGCCTGTTTCGCAAAACAAGCTACCCTGCCCGTCAGCACTGTGTTATTATTGTGACTTTGGATTACATAACAAAAACGAATGCCCTTTCTCTTCAGATTGGGATCCGTCTAAAAAGATAAAGCGATGAAATACGAGGACGTTCAAAAGTTAAGAACAAAATACCGGCAAGATCCGGAAGTCATATATCTTGAAGAGATGAGGAACGTGGCGGTACGGTGCGGAAATTTTAAAAAGGCGTTTGAGTTCCAGGAGAAACTTGAAGCTATTTGGTTTAACTACTTAAAAGAAATCCAATGAAAGAAGCATTGATAGCAAGAGCAGCGGTCTTTTTATTATCATACCTGTTTGTAACGGCTCTTATAAAAATAAGCAGGTCGATATATCGGTCTAAGATGAAGAAGAAAACCGACAAGATAAAAGTCGGTCAAAGATACGAATACAAAGGTTACTTCATGGATCCATTTGAAAGAGGCAAGCATGTGATTAAGATATTAGACATAAAGGAAGGGTACGCTCTGTACGAGTACGGAAAAAGCCCAACTTTATTATTTTCTATGGAGCTTGAAGATATTGTTAAAAGATATATTTTAATAACTAATTAAAAAAAAATGTCATGGAAAAGATTGAAATCAAAAAAGCGAAAAGTATCAAGGAAAGACTGGATGACTTCTACAAAAACAAGGGGAAGGAGTTATGGCTTTATAGTGGTCATTACGAAGATAATAATCTAACTATAAAAGTTGAAAAATTGACTGTATTGTGTGAAACAGAAGCTGAGTATTGCGCTTTATCCGAGGCGGATGATAAAGATTTTATTCCTGTAGCTAAAGAGCCGGAGTTTGATTATTGTTGCGCATACACGATAGGAGATGCAAATACTATATCGTATCCCGATTATGTAGAATGTAATATATGCTTGGATGAAGACGATATAGAAATAGCAAGAAAAATAATGGTAAAAGAAATAAGATTTTACGCACAAAATTATAATATTGATTGCAGTGGGCTTTGAACTTAGACCTTACCAAAAAGAGGCCGTAGATGCCGGGCTTAAGTTTCTTACAGGGAGGTCAAGAAAGCCCGGCATAATAGTAGCTCCATGTGGATGTGGAAAGAGCCTCCTGATATCCAAGATAGCGCATGAGATTAATAGACCGACATTAGTGTTGCAACCTTCAAAAGAGATTCTGGAACAAAATTATGCAAAAGCTATATCGTTCGGTTCTGAGCCTACTATATATTCTGCTTCATGTGGCGTAAAGGAGCTGTCAGCTATGACTTATGCTACATTGAAAAGTATCAAGAAGGATATAGCGAGGTTGAAGGATATAGGGATAGATACCTTATTGATAGACGAATGTCATTCAGGATATTCCCCAGAAGAAGGTTCTGAATTTATGGAGTTTATGAACGAGTTCCCAGAGGCGAAGGTACTAGGCTTCACTGCCACGCCCTGCCGCCTCCGGACCTACAGTTCTATGCTGGAAGGGAACTACAGCAAACTTAATATGCTGACGAAAGACGAGCATAATTTCTTTAAGAAGATAGTTCACGTAACACAAATACAAGAACTAACCTCTCAAGGGTTTTGGTGTCCACTTAAGTACGAACGATGGTCGTTTGATGAATCGGCTCTGATGTTAAACAGTACCGGAGCCGAATACACCAACGAATCTATTAAAGAAAGTATTGTACGAAATGGCTTAAACAACTCCATATACAAACGCCTTCTTCAGCTTATGAACGAGAGGAAGGCTATTTTGGTATGTATGGATTCTATTGAATCATGTAATAGAATATCAGAGTTCATGAATGCCAGGATGGGAGCCATAACCGGTGTCGTAACATCGCTAACAACCAAAAAGAAAAGAGAGCAAATCATATCCGATTTCAAAGAAGGTAAGTTAAAGGTCGTGTTTAATTATTCAACGCTTGCTACCGGATTTGATTTTCCTGAACTTGATTGTGTGATGTTTGGTCGCCCAACTTTCTCATATTCAACTTATTACCAAATATTAGGCCGCGCCGTCCGCATCCATCCTGACAAGAAAGAGGCGCTGATAGTTGATTGCTGCGACAACATGAGGCGTTTCGGCCGGATAGAAGACTTGACAATCGAACAATTCCCTTCTAAGGGCTGGTGTATGTTTGCCGGCGATCAACTTCTGTCCAATATAAGGATGGGAGATATTATTACCAAAGACGAAATACTTCGCCGGGCAGCTTCTCTTAAATCCGTAAATGGAGATGGTAGGAGAGAGGACGATCTTGACAGCATAATAATGTGGTTTGGAAAATATGAAGGAATTAGATTCAAAGACATACCGGTGTCGTATTTTAGGTTCTTGGCTGAGAATATGGCAGTAAAACAGGGAGATAGGAAAGAAAAGATTATCGAATATTATAATAGGATAAAAGCATGAACAGCAAAAGACGTAAGAAAATAGAGGATATTATTTCCAATTTGGAAAAGCATAAAACAGATCTTGAGTTTATCAAATCAAAGCTGTCAGAGGTCAGGCATAATCTGGATTCAGCCAAGGATGATGTTGATATGATTTTAGACGAGGAGACAGAAGCAAGAGACAATATGCCGGAGTCGTTACAAGATACAGAAAGATATTATCAATCAGATGAGGCTGTAGCTAATATGGAGGCGGTTGTTGATGATATGGAAAGTATTGTAGGGGATTTAGAGAATGCGGTTTCAACCATTGATGATAAAATCGATGAGATAGAAACTGATATTATAGGAAATTTAGAGGCAGCCATAGGCGCATAATATAAAAATACAACCATAAAATTTAACACAATATTTTTGTATCGTATTATTTTTTTTTATGTGTTATATTTTATGAAAACAAATGTTACAATGGTATCAAAAGACCGAGAATTATTTGGCGTAATAATTAAGCAGGACACTAAAACTTCGTTTATGTCCTTAACAGACCTTCAGGAAGCCTATACGAAGAAGAGGGTTGAGATGGGGTGGAATGAAAAGAGAATAGAAAATATCCTATCTAATAAGGAGAGTGCGGAACGTGTTTACTATATCCTTGAAAAACAAGGATATAAGATAGAATCAGGATTTCCTGGTTTTATACAATCTGTTGAAAAAGAGTCACTTATAAAAGTGATGAAAAAAATGGGAGCTTATAAGACAATGGGTAGAGGAGAGAATAGGAGAACTATGTGTAATCCATATATATGGGTGCTTGTAGCTATGGAACTAAACCCTATGTTGTATGCTGAGGTTGTTACGTGGTTAACAGATAAGCTTATCTTAAACCGAATAGAGGCAGGTGATAAATACAATGTCTTATCAAGAGCTATATCAAGATTTCCGGATGCCGATTACTCCAAGATGGCTAAAGGTTTAAATTGGATTGTATTTAATGAGCATGAAAGCATGATAAGAAATAGGGCTACACAGGAGCAGTTGAAAGAACTTGAAACCCTACAGTCTAATCTTGCATTCTGCATAGAGATGGGAACCATCTCTTCTTTCTCTAATTTAATGAACATGATGAGGTCTATATATGTAAAGAAATGGGGAGAAGAGGCTGTAACTTCTAAAAACGTAAAATAATATGGGAGTAAAAGAAATAAGAGAACTACTTAGACTCTACAATCTCGAACATAGTGTCGTCCAGAACAAAAACTCTGGGCGGTATTCTATTATTCTCCATAACAACATCATAGGAACGAACGTGGATGGAGAGAAGGTAGTTGTGTTCAGAACCATTCCGGATGGAAGCAATACGTTCTCTATGGAGCGAAATAGATTCTATGAGGGGTTTGTAGAGGCTTTTGATGACGATAAGGCGATTGAAGCCGTAAGACAGTATTTTGAGAAAAACAGAAATGATAGGGTATAAGACGAAGATGGATTATATTACTATCGAAATGAGGTAAAACAACGATAAAACAATGGAAAAGATGGATGATAATACTAAAAATATCCTTTATCCAAAAGGATCTATTTTTCGCATATTGAAAGATGATATAATCAGTGCCGAATTTAAAGTCGCCAAAGGAGCTATAGCGGAGGCAGTATCAGACATAGAAGTAAATGATAAATATGCTGAGGTTTGTTGCAATGGGGAGACGTTCGTTATAGAAACGGATATTATGGGTATTATTCTTACCAAAGACCCCATAGAAAACAAATCGGTGAAAAATGACATCATAGACGACAAACTACGATGGGATTTACTTCCTATGGAAGAGATTGAAGACATTGTAAGAGTCTATCATGCTGGCGCAAAGAAGTACGGACCTAACAATTGGCAGAATCTTGATAACGGCTTTGAACGGTATCGTGCTGCGGCTGCCAGACACCTAATGGAATACATGAAAGGAGAAAGAATAGATTCAGATACAGGGTGTTTTCATCTTGCACAATGTGCGTGGAACTGTATAGCTATGCTATGGTATGATAAGCACGGGAAAGGGTTAATACCATTAAATAAGGAGGAAAAGAAATGACAAAAGAACAAATGATTCAACTGTTAGACACAGAGCTTGATGCAATGAACAAACACAGAAGTAATATTGAAAGAATTAAAAAGGAATATTTCGATTCTGTTTATGGATTCAAGAAGGGGGATAAAGTGAACGTTCTTTACAAACGTTCGAAAGCACCTCTTGTTGGTTTCTTCAAGAGCGTTCAAATCATGAATACTGGAACAGTTATATTTACAATCCAGGAAGTTAATAAAGAAGGAAGACCTGGAAGAGGATCTTATTTGGTGTATGAAGGCGATTTAAGTGAAATCAAAAAAGTAGAATAACATGATCAGAGCAAGATTTTATATTAGAAAAGACGACTGCGATAACGATTACCGTCCGGTCAAATGGCCTATAAAATATCCATATTGGTGTAGTGCAGAATCCAGTAATTCATTTGTATTGGTGGCGTATGCTGAAGATGAAGACAGCATAAAAGAACTGTGGCCGGAGGCGTATGATATTAATGTCTTAGAGAAAGATACCGAAATTAGATTCACATTAAGATTCCCTAAGCCGGAATGGTATGAATTGTACGAAAGGGAATTAGAAGAATGTGATAGATTTATATGGGTTACGGATGCGTGCCTGAGAGACGGTATAATAAGAAAAGTAAAAGCTAAAATAGAAGAGTATGGTGGTCTTTTGTTAGCCGACATCCCTGATAGGTTCACTCCTTATGAAATAGGAATGGATGCTTTTGAGAGCAAAGAAGAAGCTTTAAAACATGCAGAGGAACGGAGAGCGCACCTGATCGAATCTATTAAGAAACAATTGAATAAACTTGAAAATCTAAAATTTGAATGCGATGATTAATTACGCGGCAAAAGCCAGAAGAGCTTATTTGATAAACAATTTCGATAAGATTCTTAACAGTCTTAACACGCTTCATTCGACGGTTGAGACCATGACATTATTTGTAAACGACCAGGCTTATAATTACATTCTTAAGCTAAAGGAGGTAATTAAAACCAGTCCTATGTATAAGCACAATATCAAGCGTCTTTTAAATGAGATGGACAAAGAGATAAAAAGATACAATGCCTCTATATATTACATAAACAAAGAACGTAGTGAGGTTATTGCTGATATAACACAAGCGATGGAAGATTGTCTCATGCCATACATAGACGACCTGGCCGGCGCTATAAGGGCAGCCGTGTGGTCGAAGGGCGTGTCCGAGGAGCGGACGGAAGCGGCGGTACTGTCCCTAATCGTATCCTCCTTGGCCACGACATCAGGCAGACTTATTTCAGGTGGATATCAGATCATGAAAGAAATGGGTGGAGGCTTGGGTGGTAATCCATTTACGTTTATGAGCATTGATAAAATAAGACACTTATCTACATCATTATCTGATGCTATTACCGGTGGAGAAATAGCTCTTGAGGAAAAAGAAGCCAATGACATAACTAAGGCAATGGATGTTTTTATTGAGAAAATGTCTGATTCGGATATTGTTGATAAGGTGATCAGCATACTCGAAGAGGCAGAATCTAAAAATAAGGAGGAGCGATCGTGAATTATTTGGATGGGTATGTAGAAGAAGTTCTTTCTGAGCCGTACTATGATGATTATGGCTCTGGAATTTTTAGGTGGTGGGTGGAAGTATCTTACATTTGTGAAGGTACAGAATCAACTACTATCTTAATGTTTGATACGAGAGAAGAAGCAGAGGCAGTAAAACCAGGTTATAAATTTTTATGTTGAAAATAACATGAGGTATTTTGTTTTATTGATGGCACTTGTGTTATCATCATGTTCGCATGATGATAGTCAGGTTAATAACGGATGGGTTATATATGATTTACGTCCTTTACAGGGTGGGCGTGTGATGTATTATGGTGAAGACGGAGGATTTTCAATATTTAACAGTAATAGACTTATAAAATTCGTTGGATACCAAGGGGAATACAATATAGGAGATTCTATTAAGATCATAAAAGTGAAACAATATGGAAAATAATTTAAAACTCGTATGTCCAAAATGTGGCACTCCTCACCAGCCTCATTCTCCGCACACGATGGATGCAGATGGATTTGAAAGGTGTGAGATAAGAACTGTCATGGAAGACAGGGGGTGGTGCTACGAATGCTCTTTTTGGCAAAATATGTACGACAAGCACAAAGACGATCCAGGATGGGTTAGGATAGACGGTGAAAGCTGGGTGCTTAAGCCTATGGTGGAAAACGTACCGAGCGGATGGAACAGCCTTGGATGCGGTGGAAGAAAAATGTATATCAATATCGAAGGGAAAGGCATTGTTGTATCAAATAACTGCTGGTGCCAAGGTGATGTTTCGGATGCATTTAAGGATCTGATGCCTGATAATGCCACTTGGGCTACGAAGGAGGAATTTGACAAAGCTCCTGTAGTAGGATATATTATAGAAGGTATTGGTTTAGTTTTCACAGATAGGGAAGGTCATAAAGCTAATGCTTAGGAATCTATTTCATGTTCCTATTAGAATATTTGAAAGGAAATTAACTAATGGGGAAATAGAATATTGGTGCCAATATCAAAACATTTTTGGGAAATGGAAAAACAGAATAAAATATAATATGTTTGGCGTGTCGTATTATGCTGTTTTTTATTCATTCGAAGATGCGTATGAATTTAATTATGGTGAGAAAGAAGAAGGAAAGGTAAAGGTAGTGGACTCTTGTTACAAGAGAAGATGGTAACTACAATAATCCCCGGCCATACAATAGGTGTACGGTTGGGGATTATTGTAATATATGATTAATAACCGTCTTATCTTATACTAATACATTTTAGTACTATTTTTATATCTTTTATTATAATTATACATAGGTGTCAATAGGAACAAAGCTGCCACCTGTACTTATCTTATATATTGAATGAATAATGTGAGTACTTGGACTTAATTTCAGTTGAGGTACTTGATTGGGTCCTTTTGTAATAAAGAAATAATAAAAAACGTCTCCAATCGTAAACTGTAACATAATATCACCTGTTACCGATCCTTCATTAAAGTAAGCCTGGACATATTGTCCAGAATTTGATATCGTACAATTTATAGGATTACCGCCCATCGTACATACCTTGCTATTATTAATTTCATCTAAAACATAGGAAGCCGTCATAGTTAATCCATCATATCGGGATCTACAACCAAGAATAGGTGCAGGATTTCGCCATGTGGTTGTAGGGGCCGAAATCGAACAAGCAAAAACAGAGATCTTGCCGCCAGCAACTGTATTAATATTTTCAAATCTTCTTCTCATATTCCTTTTAAGTAAGTATCAGGTGCAACAAAATTACTTATTGTCTCTATTATATGTATAGTATCTATAAAATATTTATCAATATCCATAGAAAGCTGAGGACGAAGATCTGAATCGTTTGTCTTATCTGTTATATAGAAATAGTACAGAACATCCTCCAGATAAAATGTAAGATAAATATCCCCTGTGACATTTCCATTATTGAAATAGCAATTGATGCCGGAACCAGATGGAGTCATATGGCGATCTATACTCTGGGTATCTCCCATAGTACACACGTAATTGGAACTGGCAATATCAACCGCATATTTTCCAACATTTATACCACCACTTTCCCTCGATCTCGTGGTAAGTATATGAACGGCATTTTTCCAAGTGGAAAGAGGTGCAGATATACCAACAGCGAAAACGGGAATTATCGTCTGAAATAAATCATATGACAAAAACCTTCTTCTCATTATTTTATTTTTTTTTGCAAGATAGCATTTTTTTTCATAACAAAAGAAACCGGTTCCCTATCATCTCTGACTGAGAACCGGTAAGAAAACAATTTCAGAAAAAATTAAACCTACATAATCTTTCAAGTAAGAACAAAAAAACGTACAATCTACTCTTTGACGATGCTAATATAACATATTGGAATCATACAAAAACAATGCAAGTCCGATATTCTTCGTCTATTTGTAACTAACGTCATCGTCTCCTTCCGAATCAGGAGTAGCGCCGATGAAGAACATCATTGACTTGTTGTTTGTCTGCTGCCACCAATTATAGGCGCGCGCTACGTCTTCCGGCGTCTTGATATTATACCATTGTTTGATAAACGTCTGTTTGGCGAGTTGCCTAAATAGCTTAGACTCTCCTTTGTATGTACCGGATGTTACTTTATCAAGTGAATAATTCCTAAGATCGGTAAGATCCTTCAGCTTCCTTCCCATAACAAACGGGTCGTTAATGATATCTACAACGTTAAGCTCCATAATAAACGGCATCTGTGAAGCTATTTCGTTTATGGTTCTGAATCCAACGTAAGATCCAAATTGAGTAAGCCAACTTTCTTCGTTTTCATTATCATCACGCCATCCGGCAAGAAGCATGGATACGGCTTGCATGATAAGGAACGTGCCGGCATAGACACTGAGGCGTTTGAGATTAGTTTTCTCTACCTCATTCATATTGTCTTTATTTTCGTTCCAGGCATCCATGATGTTTTTCATACCAGACTCGGAAGCCAGGCTAAATGTTTTGGCTATCATATTCTTTAACGTAATTGACAACCCTTCCTCTTCTTGCATTGTTTGGAAATTGAAGCCACGTCTTTTCCACAGACGTTGAGCCGCCAGCACCAACCATCCTCGGTGGGCGGTCATGAACCTGGCTATCCAGTTGCGCGATGCGGCAGTTCGGTTTTCTTCATTCAAAGATCCGTTACATATCTGCGACAAGCTACGGACTTGATTCCTGGTTATAGCCATCTGGGTTTCAACTTCCTCAACAGTAACACCCGATCCCGGCTTTACAACCACCTTTCCATCCACGACGTCTACCATACTCCATAAAGTACGATCTTTTAATGCATTCCATTCTCTTTTTATGGTACTCTGTTCTTTATTGCGTTCTTTTTCCATCTTGAAATCTTGGAACGTGTAGAACCGACCTTTGTAATAACGAACATTGTCCATAGTAGCAATCATAACCTGCGGATCAAGAGGGTAGTTCAGGATTTCCATAAAAGCATACATAGGTGAACGCATTAAGGTCCTGGCCACTCTATTGTATCCGGCACCATACATACGATTTCGGATATTGAATATCCCCATTCTCTCACCTATGACATATAATTTGCTTTTCCTATCTATGTCTCCGGTTTCTGCTATACAAGATGGAGCAAGGCGTGAAAATTCAGCCGATGCGTATTTAAGGGAATCTTTACTTATATACTGTCCTACGGCAGATTCCATGATGAGGTTGATATGACCTGTTAAGGCGCCGGTAGCTGCCACAAACGGGGACAGTGCCAAGTTCATGACCGACATAAATCTTTCAACAGCCATCATAATTCTTGTAAGGTCTACCGTATATCCTCCGATGTTCACCGTAAGTTTTTTGGTGTTCATCCTAATGCCATAATAATGATCGTTGAAGAAGTCCCTGAACATCTGATATGCTTGGGTTGCTTCAGCCTTTTTACCACCTTCAAATTGTTTATTCAGTAACATCTGCTCCAGTCCTTGAGCGAGCTCTATAGACTTCTGCTTTTCGTTGTATAACGATGACTGCATCATAAGCATCGAATAAGAGTAGCCAAAATCGTGAGATACATCATCTTGGTTCTCCAATTCATATATGTAGTATTTAGGTATAGACCTAAGTCTGTCTTCCGGATCATACACTTCTCCTTGCCTGGTTTTACCGTATAAAGAATCGTCTACTCTGTCCAGGCACAGATCTGATACAAAATTACGAACCGTATTTTTGAAGTTAATACCCAATCCTTCTATACGTTCTATATCTTGTTTTGATATCTGTGGAATAGCATACAGGTTCGGGCTCTGCTCTTTGTATAGATCAAGGGATTGTCTTTTTATTTCCTTGAGTTTTTGAATCATATTCCACTGCTCTACGTTTTTAGTAGCAACTTCATTACCGTCAGCATCATACTTGATACCAAAGTCATTGAAATAAGATTCATCACGATACAGGCTTTTCTTAGGCATTCGATGACCATACCCATGATCTTTTACATAATCAGGATTACGGCCGTTATTTTCGGCTTCAGATTCAGCCACCCATGCCCTTGCAGGATCGAAAGACAGGTACGATATGTTCATGCCATAATCTTGGGTGGATGTACCGTTTTGCACGTCCTTAACCATCTGCGCCACATCTATCTCACCTCGACCTATTTTGTCGATCATAGCCGCATATCCGGTAGGCGCCATGCGTTTATAGTAGGAAAAGACCTGGCCCCTGGCAAATTCATTAACAATAGCATTAGCTTCTTCTACACCCTCTTCTCTTGTATTATTTAAAAACAAGCTGGCCATCTTAGCATTAACAGCATTCCTGAAATCTCTACCGTCTAATTCTTTGCTTATACCAAGCTTTTCTGACAGGTAGTTGGTTTCAGATACGGTAAACAGATATCGGTTATCAGCAGCCTTAAACAGCTTATCCCTTAAAGCCTGAATCCTTTTTGCTTTCTTCGCCGTAGTATGACGTTGTACGAACTTCCATTCCACTTCCTTGGAGTCAGCAAGAGCATTTAAATAAGACTGATTTACTTCGTTTTCAGCCTTACTGCTTTTAGTAAGGTACTTATCAATATCTTCAAGACCCACCATCTTAGCATAATCTATTAAAATAGCGTAGTCGGTTTCAATAGCTTCAGATGCAGCCCTAAAAGCATCTCTTTCAGATGAGGTAAATGTCGCTTCGTTAATTTCTCCGATATCAGCCACATCTCGGTTGTTTCCGATTATTTCCTTGATAATGGCCTTATTTTTTTCTATATCTTTCACAATCGAATCCACGTCAGTCGCATCTCTATCACTTGTCGTAGAACTAATGATATCATGCGCCATTTTAAGATACGAAGCCTTGTTATTTGATTCGGTACGCGCCGACTGTTCCGATTCTACTTCATTCCAAAACCGATCATTGAACGACAGGTGACCTCCCAACATAAGTGTCTTCAGCGCAGCTTCTCCTCCCGACTCGCTCTGAATCGTTCTTAATTTTTGCAAAAACGATTCTGATACGGCATTGGTAACATTATTTGATTCCTTTCTCCATACTTCATTTATAGCTTGTATTTCTTTAGCCATCTTAAGTTGGTCGCCAGTTTTTTCCACTCTCCTGGTTCCTACATATATGTATTCTGAAGCTGCTTCCTTACGTTGTTTACGAAGCAGTCCTTCTTCTTCGTAATTGCTGCTTTTAAAATAGGCAACCTCATCAAAATTACCACCGCTATCAATAAAAGGCTGCCTCAATATCCGTTTTTGCCTGGATAGAGCATTAAGGTATTCTTTGGTTGTTTGAGAAACCGGATGCCCTAATTCTTCTTCAGCCTTTTTGTATATGGATTCCATTCTTGTGGCATAACTTTCGCTAAATTCCAGTTCCGAATTTTCAGCATCCCACTTTTCCATCTGTTCTGTATAAATCTTTTCCTGCTCGATGGTAAAAATATCGGTATTAACTCTATCAGACGATGGTTTGAATTTAGCGTTTTCAGTAACCGTATTTCCATCCTTGTCAACTACTTCTCTTTTAAATACGTAATTACGGTTATTGTCAACCACATCACCAATTTCTTCTTCTGATATCTCTATGTTCATGGCAGTCGCAAACGCTCGCATCTGCGCCAGCTTCTTATTACGATCGTATTTAGCCATATCAAGAGCACTACGAAGGTAATTAGAAGTTTTGCCGTCTACTTTCTGAAGCAGTTTTTCAAATTCAGATTTGTTAAAACCATGCTTTTTAGCATATGCCAGGAAGTCGGATATGGCGGGCTGGGCATTCACCATCGCATTGTAATTGTCTTTGGCAATCATAGCTCCAAGAGCGTTATTGAACGGACTGGAAGAATGCTCTAATATACCAAACCACCTACTTATCCAAGAAACATCGTGTTGAACCTTGTCGAAAAATTCTTTTACTCTCTTTACCTTATCTGCCGGCACATGAAGTTCGTTCATTAACTTATCAAGCAACGTACTTTCATCAAGGTCTTGTACTGATTTAATATCAGACTGAATACCATTGATGTCGGCAATGACGGTATTGATCCTATTTGTATAATCCTGCTTTTCACGTTCATCAAATTCGGTACTTCTGTTACGGATATATCCTCGAAGATCGTTCATGATCGGAAGAACCTGATTGTTGATAATATCTACGTTCTTTCGATCATTGGTATTGAAGTGAAGCTTACCGTCTTTGGTATCACCATGAAGGATGGTGTTCACCACATTGCTTAAGTATCTGACCTGAGCTTCGGCTGTAGAGATCATGCTGTTCATGGCAGCCGCCATCTCATTCTTGTCTATTTCGGTCTCTACTTTATTTATCTTATCTTCTATGGTCTTAAGCTGCGCAAGGGTCATAGACGTAGTTACAGCCCTATCAGAGCTTATCTGACGTAAGTCTCTTAATGTTTTCCTTAATGCCAGGATCTTAGACTCAAGAAACTTGTTCTTGTTCATAGAAGAAAGGGAGTATAATGTAAAGTCATTATCCTTTAACAGAGAGGTGTCAAATCCTTTATCTATGTCAGTAATGGCAAGATCACGAATGTTTTTAATAACGTTATTCAAATCTTGTCTTTGGGTTGATAAAGCTGATTTAAGCCAGCTTACGATTCCAGAGAAAAGCTGCCGGACGCGCCCCAGGAAGGAGGTGGGCTCTACCGGCGCCTGTGCTGTGCCGGCCTGCATCTCCCTTGCGAGGATCTTTCCAAGAATTTCTCTCCTAACAGCATTATCAAGCTCAGCTCCTTCATATACCTTACCGTATGTATTATAATACTGACCTGCATACTGGTTCCACTCTTCCGTACCTTCTACATCTTGCAGAACAGCCTCAACAGCATTCTGATCTCTGTATGCCTCTACGAGAAAGTGTGCTGTTTCTTCTACTAAGTCAGACAAAGTAGCATCTTCACCGACTGCTATTACGTTATTGGCAATATCCGCCAATGCTTTAGCAGAAGGTTCGTGCCCGTATTTAGTTTGGTACTTCTCTATATAATCGGTCATACCAACGACACTAACGCCCAGCGTTTTCAGTATCTCGACAATAGAATTTCGTTGGTCACGTTCCTGCCTGCTATAATCTGATACGATCTTAGCTTTAGTATCAGCATAAAGATCGTTATCTTCTAATATGAATGAAACTACAAGCGCATCAAAATGATCGTACTTGGCGTCCAATTCATTGTATCTTCCTGACTTGAGATCGTTCTTTATCTGTTCCCTACTAACCCTTTCCGTTCCTCCGGTGGCGAGTCTCATAGTTACCTTACTGTTATCCAACGAGCTTATGGTTATCATACCTTGGTCGTTCATGGAAACATCGGAACCAAAATGATTACGGAGCTCGGTGTATGATAAGGCTGAATTGAAAAGTCTAATTTGTCCTGTATGACCTTCTCCTGTAAGATAATAGCTTCTTGTTTCAGAATCGAATATCTTAGATCCTGACAAAAGACCTTTCTTTATAAGGTAGTTAATTATCCCGCCTTTTGTTGATAAAGAAGTAGAAGCAGAAGCGGTCATGACCGGTATAAAAGATTTGGGGTTGTTAAGAACATACTTTCCAGCTTTGTAAGTAATGTCTGCCACGCCATCCACGGCAGATTCTTGAACGGTGCCTGATAAGAACCCTATTCTAATATCATTCCCGCCAGAGCGAAGAGCTTCTCCGTAATCTTCAAATAATTGGCTACGATCGTTCATGAAAAACAAACGAGGCTCTCCGGTCTGATACGTTACACCCACAGGATTAGAATCTGTTTCTGGTAGCTCTTCTGGGCTAAATATCTTAAGACCGTCTTTTATAACCATATAATTAACACCCTTATCCTGTACCATAGATACGGGAGTGAAGTCTGAAGATATGGTATCTTGTAGATACTGCCCGGCGTCTATTCCAGGTCCTTCCGGTACGGAAATACTTGACGGGACCATGGCATCCACCAACATAATATTATCACCCAGATTTTGGCTGTAGAATCCAAAGCCCGATTCTTGGATTTCATAAGGTGCATCTGATTTTGACACAAGAACAGGGTTACTCATCTTAGAAGCCTTATCCAGCACCCTTTCCCTATAGGCTTCCGGAATAAGATCGATGTTGGATTTCACCTTATTGTAGGCCTGTTTATTAACAGGTACATTCCTTCTCCAGTCGCCAAAAGCCTTTAAGAACTTATTAGAAAATACGGTTTTAAAAACAGTAGTAGCCCGTTCCCTGTTCTCCATAAGAGGAATAGATGCTATTTTATCAAACAACATAGACCTGTCCCCTGATCTGGTAGAGATAGAAACAACTTTCTTTTTATTATCTCTTTTAATAATACACGTTGATACCATGATAAAACATTTTTGTTATGAGACAAAGGTAGTTAAAAATCAAGCATGTCATAAAAAATAAAGCCATCTAACTCCTCAGTCTGATGGCTTAAAAATAATATGAAGAAAAATTATAATCTGACGAAAAATCGTCAAGTTCAGCTTATATGTAATGCATGTACCCATCTCGGTGTATAAACCTTCCCGATTCAAAGCGCTCAATATCTTCAGGGCAAATAGAGCCCGAATCCTCTCTCCTGGCTTCAAACCAAAGCCCCGGCTTACGAATTAGGCAAGTTATGATATAATTGAAGCAATTGTGCGTAAAATGGAAAACAGATCCTACAGGGAAATACCTATCAGCTTGAAATACGATTCTTTTTCGTTTAGTATCAAACGTGATATCTCCTACTATCTTAGCCACGTAATAGCTTCTGCCATTTAACGTTTCATCTGTTTGTGGTATCCAATAATAACCTCTTGCCATGCCACAAATATATAAAAAAATCGGACAAGATATATGTCCGACTTTATATTACTTTGATTCGTTTTCAAACCGCTTTATAATAGAAGCAATATCATCACCACAAATAAACATCATTCGACGTTCTTCTTTTGGTTTATGAGACACTGGAATGGTTTTGTTTATCTTAATCTGATTCGCCAGACCTCTACCTAAACGAATATCAACTTTTTTACCTTTCATGAATTATTTGTTTAAACAGACCAATTCCATCTATTATAATATGACCGCTTTGCATACGACCATTATTAGGATTATGTAGAAAATTGAAACCACTTTCTTTTTCCTGTCTTTCAAAAGAACTGATATCCTTTCCTCTACGGGCTCTTTCAAAAGCTTTCTTGAACAACTTACCTCTAAAGGTCTTGACGAGGATCTTGGTAGCGTTATTGCCGGCTTTTACCATTGTTTTCCTTGTCTGGTCCTCCGAGACAAAACTGCTTCGGAAAACATACGATGCTGCTGCTTGTATATCTTGTTTAGTAATCATATGCCAAACATTCCTTTCAAGATACTATTTTTTATACTATATATCAATTTCATCTCATCTCTATCATATACGCCAAAAAAGGATTCACTGGGATCCTTTGGATTTACGCTCAGTTGAATTATGCAATTGTAAAGATATACCTTAAGTTCATAATTATCAGAGTATCTATCCCGTATGGTTTCAAATGTCTTAATCAATTCTTCAACAAGTACTCTGCTAAATGAAAAAGGTTCTCTACAATTACCTTTAAATATGATATGATTTAAATCATTGGTATTATCAAATTCGTACTCTACCCGACTACTGTTCATCATATCATAAGTGATTGACTTTTTTGATTTTAAACCCCATGTTGTTTTGTTTTTTAGTTAATATAGATCTTCTGAATACAATTGTTCTCTAATGGCACTCCTATCTACTACCATTTCCTGATTATTGCTCTTAACAAGTTCAGATGCCTCCTCTCTTGTTAGAAACCGATTCTTGCTTGTCAAAAATCCTTGCACACTGCGGTTTTTATGGGCTATACCGTATGCCACAAGTTGAGATAGTATAGAGGGGTGTCTCAATCCACAGAACACGATGCCGGATGGTATATTGGTGGGCTGATAGGGACGTTTCTTGTCATCCTGTACCCAGATGGCCGCGCATACAACAATTTCCTTATCACACATAAATCAATAATTTAAAATACCGTTTTTACCAATTGACCTATGTTGAACTTATATAATAATCTCATAATTTTTAATACATTAAATGCTATTTACAAAACCATACATCTAAGATACATATCACATTTGTATTACAAAATATAATTAATTATTTTTAATGTTATTTTACATTATAACCTGTCCCCTCCTAATCCTGAATTGATGCTAACGTACTTAACACGGACATCATTTCCACGTCCAAGCTGACCCCAGCCGGGCGATGGCGTTCCCTTGGCCGGAGCGGGGACAGCCCTAAGCCGAGACCAGTCCTGCTTTTGCCTCATGGCTTCAGCCTCTTTGTAATACCGGTTACACAGTTCTTGATCTTCGTAACCAACGTAATCTTCCTTATTTTCCATAAAAAATACTTTTTCAACAAAAGTACGACATTCATGAATTAATTAGATTTAAAATAAAACAATATGAATTAAAATAAAAACCCGATACGTTAAAATCGCATCGGGCCTGGTTTTGAAAAAAAATAGGTTCATATCCTTGGTAAAGATTCGAGCCAATTTTTAACATCTTTATATTTAGGGTCTTTATCTATTCTATCTTTCAGTTCATGCAATGCCGTGTCCATAACCGTATTCGGTACGCCAATCAACTCTCCTATTAAATACAATGGGGTTTTATTCGATTTAGATTCGTGTGCTATATTCATATACAAAAAAAAGTTATGTGAAACAAACCGGCCACGGGTATTCTATTGCCCGCCGACCGGTATAACATTTTTATTCTTTTTTTTCCAAACGGGAAAAACGGGAATGCGGGAATCATATTTTTTACTATGGCTCCCGCACCACCGGAAGGGCCTGGGTCTGGATCTCAGGTCAGATCCTTCCAGTTTATTTTTTTCGCCGAGGTAATCTTGCACGGCAAGCCATCTTATAAAGGCTACTCCTTCGGGAGCATCCGGATCATCCAAATACATTAACGTAGCTTTCACCAACTCGTTCTCACATTTGAAGACCTTCGGAAAACCATCCGAATAGTACATTGCAAAGACATATTGGACATCGCCCCATGTCGCTTTATCCGGCTTCTTCGCTCCGCACTTTCCAAAAATATCTTTTATTTCCGGCTGCTTCCAGATCCTCTTGGATCCATCGACGTTGACCATCTTCTTTACCGCCTCATCAGCGAGAGCATTAGAAAAATGGTAGCCGTAAGTATCTACATATTTCTGATAAGCTGGATCCTCTGCGTCTGCTCCTCAATAAGAACGACCTCTGCCACGTCCGCGACCTCTACGCATCTGAGGTCCGTCACCGTAGTATCTGTCGTCTCCATAGTAATCGGTCGGGTAGGATTCGTAACCCATCCTCCGGTATTCCCGGTCCTCCATTTCATGACGACGTTCGCGCTCTTCAAGCCTTCTTTCCCTTTCTTCCAGCTCGTTTTCGCGTTCTTCCATTTCCTTCATCTTCTCATGCATACCGTAATGGTCATAAATACCACCACCGTACCCCATGTACGTCCCATCAGAACGCCGGCTTCTGCCTCTGCCTCCACCTCGTCTGTCTTCTATCTCGTCATATCCAGGATATTCTCTGTGTCCTGAATTTAAATCATATACTATCATATTATACTTATTTCAAACGTTCTACAATTAACTTCTTTAAATCTTCGAATGTTACCGAAGCCGCGTCCACCCCACAGCCAGAACAAAACAATTATCCAGAGCCACCAACCGTTAGCCCCACCGAAACCGTCCTGGTTGTTACGACCGTTCATCAAAGCCGCCACCAGATTCGGATCCATTTTATTACCACCTATCAAATTAGCAAACATGCCGGGAATCATTGAAAGAAGACCGTTAGTGGCTGCACCACCACCGTTAGCCCCGGCTCCATCTAAAAGGACGATTTTATCACCACCCATAATTTTATAGTATTTAATTGTTAAACATATGTGCATGAAGCACGTAACAAAGATCATGATTGCAGGGTGGAATATGGGTGTGTTTATTTCCTATAGAAGAGAAGTATTTTCAGAAAAATAAGAAGAGATGAGTAAATATCACCATAGACTCATCTCTTAATCACTTTTTATTGTAATAAAATTCAAGCCATGTCACACAACTTGAATTTATATTTATCAATTATATCATTCAAATCGCAATCTGATAAGTTGAACCATTCTCTGTATATCCCTTTGATATCAAATCTTGCATGAAGCTCGCTCTCTATATCTTTATTCACATAAGCTATTAATGTTAAGTTATCTTCTACAATAGACAACCCAGATAGCCTTCTTTTTACATCAGAGCTTTTACCTATTTTATAAAAACCATTATTATTATTTCTTATTATATATGTAAAATATTTTATACATTTTTTATTATACCTATCGATAGATCTATGTATTATATCTAATACCCGATCGTCATTTTTAATATTACAACAATCAAATATATCATAAATAAAATCTTTAAATAAAGATCTATCACACTTCATATAGATGATACACAGAATCGATTTGGGGAATAAATAATAGTCATGCCTAAATACATGACTATTATTATCTATTATTTGTTCTCCATTATTATCATATCTATATGATATATAATCTATTCCATCCTTAAAATTAAAAGATGATATTACATCCTTAATCCAATGTTTAAAATCATACTTACATTCTAACAATTTATGAACATGTTTTGCGTCAATCATTTTTCTGTCGTTTATTAACACAAAAGGAATACAAGTATTATCCATAATAAAAAAAATAGGCCCAAAAGAGAATGTCAGATCCCACTATGACAAACCCTAATGAGCCAAAAATATCTTTCAACATCAAACAACCAGAGGTGGGATCTCGTTGTTCATTGTTTCTGGAACAAAGATAGGAACAGGATTTTAAATAACAAATATTTTAATACTTTTTAAAACAAACCAGGGCCCGCATCACTGCGAACCCTGATCTACACTAATCTAAACTAATACCATGAAAAACTTAAATCTAAAAACTAAAGAACACACAAATGTATGAAAATGTATGGTTTTCACAAAGAATCTGTATCCTGTTCTTTTGTGTGATTCAAGACATGGGATATAGTTCAGATACTTAATCCGGTTTGATTTTGTATCAGATTATAAATATAGGATTTTGAAACTACAGTTCTTAATTGACCTAAATCATTCATAATGTTTTTATACATAAGATGAATACTGTTGTTACGTTTGATGGTACTGATTCTCATTTCCTACTATTATTAGTTACGTTCGGTTCTTACTTTTTCCTTATTTCCATAATCCCTTCCTGAAACTAATATTGCAAACTTAACAAAAATAATTCATAAACAATGAAAATCTAACTTTTCTTGTATGTTATTGATATACGTGCATATATAAGAAAAGTGAGACTTTCACAAGCCCCACTTCCCAAATTGTAATTATAAAAAAACTATATATGTGTACAAAAATTATTTGCATTCTAATTTGTTAAGATCATCCAATTCAGACTTGCTTACGATCATATCTTGCGTCAAGCCAGATTTGTTTTGGTATGGAGCGTAATCGGTTTCTACCGTCTTAGCCTTCTGAGTAGAATCGTATTTCACCTCCGATTCGGTTCCTGTTAGATTTTGGTAGATAGAGCCGGAACTACTTTCGCCAACTTTAGTGAACACCATGTCTCCTATTCTGATAAAATTATCATACAAACCTTCTACGATAACATTATCATCCTGCTTAGTTATGTTATGATCCCGAACCTCATTTAAGAGATTAGGATGTTTCGTAAAAAGATCGTGATAGAAATCAGAACCGGCATATAACATATCATAATAATCCAAATAGAACAGATCTGTAAAAGAAGGATCGGTGCTGCTCATGCTATACTCAAATAACTGCTCACGATCATTACCTGCCAAAGATAGTTCAATTTGTTTTAACGTATCCGGATCTGAAACGGTAAGACCCAGTAAATGATCTGGTTTAAAGTCAAGATACTTGTATGCCCCTTCGTACACTTCCGTATTATGAAGCTTATTTTCAAGATAAGATTGGTATAAATCGAATAAGAGTAAAGGATTCTCTTTGTCCTGCTTTCTGTTTATGTATCGGCTAAACTCCCGTTCTTCATTAACATACGGGCTTCCGGGAACAATAGGATGACCGAATGCCAATCTGGTAGCATTCATCTCTTCCGTATTCTGAGAATCGGTATAAGACAGGACGTATTTTTTAATAGAATCAGCAAGGACCTTACTATCTACGTTTTTCACGAGGAGCTTATCTAAAACACCATCCTTAAAACAATATTCAGGATAGATACCAGGCGGGAAATAAGTTAGATTCCGCTTGGCAAGTATGGCAGCCACATCGTGCAAATCACTTAAATTATCTCTTTTTACCTTATGATATAGGTTTCCACCAAGATAAAGCAGGGAATGATTTTCAAATGCCGATACTGGATCTATGTCAGATTCCATATAAACGATATTCATCTTATCCATATACTCTGGCAGAAACATGACACGACGATCATGGCTATCTCCAAGAACGTCATCGATAGCAGAAGCTAAGGTAGGAGCATAAGTGTCATCGTTGTGCCTTGCTGCATAAATATCAAGATCCAACATCAAGCTATCAATTTTATTCAGCGATTCTTCTGTTCCGTCATACGCCTTAGACACGCCTACGATATCTATACCAAGACCTATACAAGCCTCTTCTACGTCCCATATCATACTTCTAAGGTCTTCTTCTGTATCAGCATTAACCCTGTTTAGAAAGGCTGATATACGGGCTCGTAATGACTCAGATCCAATAGGGCTGTAATAAGCATAATCTTGCAACTTTGACAATGACCGCCTTTTCCCTTCTACGATATTATTATCTTCTAAAGTTACAACCGGAACGATGTTCATATTCGAAAATTCGTTGAACAGCGACAAGGCAAAACTCTTATCCGACTGATATCTTTCAACTAACTCCGGATATGAATCAGATAAAGATCCGAAAGCAGAATCAAACTCTGAAGCAACACTAATACCTCCTACTGTATTTTTTATAGCCTCATAAACTTCAGCCGGATTATATGATGCTCTCTTTCCTAATTTATTGAAGACGCCATTTTTATACACAACAGGACCGTATGGTTTTTCTACGGTCGTGAAGTAAGACTCTTTCCCGAGATCGTGTTCGTTATTGGAATAATCTAATAATAACCTCATAAAAGAGCTGACCTCATTAAGTACAGAAGGATTATCTAATATCCTACTTATCTCTGTCTCATTGTACAAGCCGGATCTCCTTAGATTTTCTTCATTTAGGATAAGATTACCATCCACATAAAAAGAGCTTCTAACTCTATTAATAAGAGATCGTATGCTATATATGGAATTGGATATCATAACATCTCTTACATCCTTAACATCCTGAGCCGTTAAGGGATCGGAAAAATAAGCCTGACGCTTCATATACGACAGCACATCTTCTAAAAGAGGTTCGCCATTAGGATCGGTATTAAACATCTCCCCTGGAGCCGGGTTATTCCAATGACCATAATACGACAAAAAATCAGAGGTGTAAGCCTTAGCCCATACTTGAAGAGCTCGCTCGCTGTTTCCTAATAATTTTAAGGCACTTTCGTAAAGAACGGAAGGCTCACCGTTAGGAGCCTCAACCCGTTCTATTTTATTTTCCTTTTTTTCTATCTGACATTTGACACTCATTGTAATTAACTTTTTTGCAAAGTTAATTATAAAACCGACTTATACAATGACGGATCCCAAATTCCTTCTATATAAATCTCCGGAAAACTCAAACTGCCATCACGAAGAGTGGTGACTTCCAAGCTGGGAATGTTGAAAACAGTACTGGTATCACAAAACTCACCATTCAACTTGATAGCATTTCCGCTGTTATTAGCCTCATAATAAAAATAACAATAATTTTCATTAATGCTTGGATCATATTCGTACCAATATGTTAGATCTTGTATATGATCTTCTATGTTACCAATTTTGTTTTCACCTAATATAAAAATACCATTATTGCTATGATTATAAACCATAGATTCATAACCACCATAATTCCAATCACTATTAAACATTATGTAACTAACATCAGAATCATGATCTTTTAATACAGGTCCTATATGTATATGAATTTTATTAAACTGACATACATAAGGTCTTTTTCCTCCAAGCCTTTTTATATCTTCATTGGATAACTTATTATAACATCCTCCCGCAAAATTATCCGCAGCATTAAAAAATCTCCTTCTCATACTTAACACTCCTTATTTAACTCATTTATAGAATCTGAATTATCAGAATTTTTTACGAGATTCTTATTCCTATCTATCTCTTCCTGGCTCATATTACTCATCATATTTTGTATTTTCCTACCAGATTGAGATAAAGAACGGATGAATGCGCTGGAACTTATCTTAACTTCAAGATCCGGTTTTGCCCTAAACGCTTCACCGGTACTGATATTATACAAATCATACACACCTGAGTTCATATAGAATTTATATATCCAGTTTCCACCAGCTTTTTTGTACCCTAATTTGGTTAACTCGACTACACTCATACCAAATTTAATGCCATTACGACCCATTATCTTCTCCGGTATAGGTTCTACCTTAGCCGGAACAGATGTATATGCTTCATCGCCGCCGTACAGGAAATAAGGAGATGTTACCCTTGATATGTGAGTAAGCGACTCTTCGGATATACGAGGTTCGTCTTTTTCTATTTCTCCTTTTGTAGATCCAGGTAATTCGACATTTCCTTCAACTTCGACATTTGTTCTGGATTGTCCTTTGCCTTCTCCATCTCCCTTTTTATCGCCATCTTCCTCAGTGCGTACTGCACCGCCTTCTGCACTTCCTTCTTTTCCATCATTTAAAATATTATCTGATTCTGACTCTATAGACTCCACAACAGCATCATACTCTGGTATGCCGCTAAGGAAATCTGCTACGTTATTCAAAAACTCTATTTTTTCCTCGTTTGTCATATCAAGGCTTTCCACGGGCCTCCATATGGCAGGCAAGTTGTTTGATTTTATTGCAGTAGAAACATCTTCTACAGTTTTATTATCCACCGTAGGCAAAACTTTAGAAACCAAACTATTGATATCAGATTCCATTTTTTCTACTTCCTCTTTTGTGCCATATTCCTTTAGGGTGTCCATGCCATTGACTCTAAGAGAATAATTCAAAGCCTTACTTGGAACAAAATTAATATATTTCAAAAAGTTTTTCAACTCTGATATAATTTGTTCGTCAGATCTTGGCCCAACATAATCAACCACCACCTGATCTGTTTGAGAACGAAGCCAAGAAACGTATTCATCTAAGGTCTTACCACCTTTCTTGGAAGGAGTGGATATCTTATCACCTACTGTTCCTTTAGGTTCTAATCCCATTTCCTCCTTAAGACTTTTAGGATTACCCCTCTCACGAAGAAACCTTAAGTCGCCTCCTACAATCTTCCTTGCTATAAAATCAAAAATATTAGCATAAGGCGGCAATCCTTCTTTTTCTATATGAGATTCTATTTCGTTTAACATAAGAGAGAAGTTTTTCCTGGAGGTACGCTTCTTGCCAGGTAAAGACTGTGCAGCTTGTGCCGCAGGAGCCGGCTGAGCTAATGGCGCCGGCTGAGTCTCCCGGGCAGCCCCTTCCTCTGGCATTTCCTCTTCATAAACATCCACGTATTCTTTAGAAGTAACGGTCTTACCCTCATCAGAGAAAGGAAGATCATCCTCTATAAGCGATTTAGGTCTGGAAGATGATTTGCCAAACTGAATCCTGATCTTAGGAGCGACAAACATCTCACCTTCGAAATCTATTCCAGATTCTACTTCAGACGTCACAATGTCTTTCACGCTCCTACTTCCATCTTCTACCCACTTAACAACATCAGGAACTGTAGATAATTTTTCTATAGCCTCACGAGCTTTTCTAAGCCCTGAAATAGGATTCAAATACGATACTTGATACGAAGCCGGATCAAGACCTAACTTGGTTAGATACGCATTAAGATCTTGTATATCATCCTGACCCATCTGTAGCAATTCAGAATCACCGGATTCAAGCAGCATATCTATAAAAGACATCCATTTCTGCCCTTCCTCTGATTCCACAGAACGTAGGCTAACTGGGAAAAGATAATTAAGACCGTTTTTACCTTTGATGACAACTACCGGAACTCTTACATTTTTGTAATTATTCCCCTTGTCATTTAATATAGAATAAGCAAATGGGAAGCCTGTGTATTTAGATCCGTTCTTAAGCACGACTTTGCCATTTAATACATATCCTACATCAGATACTTTTTCAGCACCTTTTTCGGTAATAGGGAGATTTTCTACCTGGCCATATCCTTGACCGTTTACCTTCATGTTAAACACCGGTCTTCCGGGAAGAGTCTGGGCAACAACATGCGTGCCGACGCCGATGGTAGCCGACCGGCCGGCGCCCTTCTTCCACTTGTTAAAAGCCGTTCTTCTTATTTTACTTATACCATCTATGCCTCCTGTATCAGCTTTTACAACAGAAACGAATCTGTTCCCACTCATGACCTTGATAACCATATTGGACACCAGTTTATTCTCAGCAGATTCTATTCTTTTTTTATCGCCGGACTGAACAGCATCATTGTATTCGGCAAAAAGAGACTGATTATAGGTATCATTTACATCTATTTCGAGATTAACCTTATCTCCTTTTTTCAAAGAAGATAATGCTTCCTGATCTATTTTATCTACCTCATTCTCTCCGAATCCGACACCTGTTCTGTACGGAACCAATTCATCTGAATCAAGACGCTTATAAACCAAAGAATAGGAATTACCCACGTCCTGAATAGACACGTCTGTGTAACGGTTAAGAACACGAGCCGATTCTTTGTCTATAGACCATCTCGCATGATAAGGCAGTTCAATTATAGTAGCCGTTTCACCACCTATGTTAAGAGAATACCTTTTAGTGCCATTAGCGTTCGTTTCAGAGCTTATTTGAATAGGAACCAATGATTTTATGGAAGATATAAATTTATCGGCTCTAAGACCCGCAATTTCATACCTTTCATTGCCATCATTAGAGATTCTTCTAACCATCAACGTCTCTGGATTCTGGGCGCTATCTATATTGGCTCCCGGCGTATTATCAGATTCGTCTAATTCATTTACAAGAGAATCTATATTAGCATCATCCTCCCCGAAATTACTTAACGTAGATTCGGAAATACGACCTTTATCAATAATCCTGTTTTGTTCGGCATAAGGAAGGAGATCTGTGATGTTTCCAACCTGGCCAAGATCTTCTATGGTAAATACCGAATCGGCAAGCTTATCTTCGTCAACCTTCTCCCCTTTATCCCGTCTGTTCATTATATCAACATACGAAGAAATAGCATCATCAAGTTCCTTCCTTTGATCTGGTTCTAAATTGGATTTAGCCATATCAATAATAGCTTTATTATCCTCATACACAGATCTCGGACTTGTAAGCCTATCAGCCTTCTCAGATAATGATTTTATGAGATTAACAGGACCGTCACCCAAAGATGATACATAATCATCAAAATCTTGTTTGTATTTATCATACACATCTTTTTCTCTCGCAGTAAGAGGATCGGCATTGCCTGTATATAGTTTATCAATTATAGACTGCCTTACGGCCGGAACCATAATAGGATTATCCATAGCAGCCTCATAATCTTCATCCGATACAGACTCCGTAAGCGGTGACTCTTTTATATCATCTTCTGCTTCCCTCATCCTATCTTCCCTTACTTTATCAAGAGCATGCATAAAAGCCTTGATAGTCCAAGCTTCGTCTTCCGAAATCTTACCTTCTGACATAGCCTGATCTACCACCTCGTCAGTATCATATTCACCAACTTTATTAGGCTCTGCAAAATCAGGAACCTTGTCATCCTCCTTATAAGGAGTAGACCATAAAGAAGACAACGCTTTTAAAAATCCTCTGTTTTCCTCGGCTAAGAATCTTTTATCAAGCATCTTAGACAAGAAGTTATTCATATTCCTATAGTCTATCAAACTCCTACGGTATTCATTTACCAAGGATCTCATGGCTTTATCTTTAGCTGTAAACTCCTTTTCTTGTCTTGATTTTACATTGAAATAATCATCAAAAGCCACGAGCGTATCATAAGCCTCTATTACATCTTGTGAGCTTATAGGAGAAAGAGGTGATGATAAAACAGATTCGGTTTTACTTACCAACTCTTCTATCGAAAACTCTTTTCCTATTAACGTTGATAACTCAGACAACGAATTATTGTAATTGGTTCTAAGATCTTCCAATTCTTTGGTTTTTCGTTGTATAGATTCAGCTTGTGGGTCTTTTCCATCTACGTTACGAGGACGGGTGGCAAGATCTTCTATTTCGGATTCAAGTTCTTCTATCCTTGATTGTATGCCACGGATAGCCATCGCCCGCTCCCTCGCTCTGTCCGACAGCCGGGAGAACGTACTTAGCGCATCTGCCACGCGAGGCTGTCCCGAAAGCGTTTCTATGACAGAAGCTATGTCTTTCATCCTTGATTCTGATTGAAGACCAAGGAAGGCATTACGAGCCACGTATTTCCTAAATTCAATCTTAGAGTCATCACCTATAAGATCTTCAGCAAAACTCTGAGCAGATCTGAAATCAGAAAGACGATTATTATAATTATCAATAATAGAGTCCTTGTACTTCTTTGCCTCTTCCAAAGACATTCCGTTGGCTTCGGCTATTTCCGAAATAGGCATCATATCAACCATCTGCCTGAAATTTTCAGCCGAATCCTCTAAGGTTCCCATTTGGTTGTCAATCGACATCTTTTCAAACATTGCATCATCAAGCTCCTTGCCGGTCATAGACTGAGCATCGGAACGAACTTGAGGCCCTAAACTCATTGACTTTTTCAACGTATTCAAAGCCGCCGTATTAAGATTAGAAGATGCTTTGTTATATTCATTTACTTGCCTTTCCAGCAATATCTGATTATTACTATACTCTTTCACTCCAAAGAAGCCTTCCCTCATACCAAACAAAGAACCGATAATAGCACCGATTCCTATTTCAGTCCATCCTTCTTTAGACGTATATTGTTTTTTAAATCCTTCAGAAATAGCATCAAGAACATCAACGGCCCCGTTCATAGCAACATTGTCATATCTTGACTTAACATATTCCTCAGCCGTATTCTGGACAGCACCTTGAGATCCTTCTTCCCATAATCCTTCAGATACCGGTCTTTTCATGATATTGAAAACATTGCCTGCTATCTTCTGTCCTATATTGGGATTGGTTATTTTAATAGCCATCTCTCCCGGCTTCGCAACTTCCGTCCCTAATCCAAATAAATGCTTGTTGAGCTTCTTTTCCAAACCAGGTATAGCCTTGCCTCCTAACCCTATATACTTACCAAAAAGAAGCCAGTTGGATAATCCTACTATACCCATATTGGCGGCAAATATAGCACTACCTACATCAGCATTAGAATTACGAAAAACAGCCATTTCCTCTGCATTGGGATCACGACCATAAATCTTACGATAATAATCCTTGAAATCAGACTCGGATTGCTTCATAAAAGAATTTGCTTCAACCGATGACTCGAATCCGGCACTGGTAGCCAGCAACGTCATGGTCTTAGCCGCCTCCCCTACATTTCTTCCGGTGGCAACTCCTTTTCTTACATAGTCGTTAAACACGCTTTTAAGGTTTCCTATGCCCCTATTGGCAGCTTGCCTTGCTGCCAACTTAGCTCCGATTCTTCCACCTAATTTAGCGCCTATATTGCCCAATGATCCAACCCCAAGTCCTCCGGTCGTGTACGCTGATATCATGGCTCCTACGGTAAAAGACATACCATTACCAAGGACGTCATTCCATAAGAAATTACCGGTATCCTTAAAAAGCTTCTGACCGAAATTATAATCTTCTACCTCTTTCTTGTAATAATGGGGAAGAAGCATGTCTATTTGCTGGTCAAGATCACCTACAAACTTATCCATGTTAGTGTTTAACGCAGCTTTGTAACTTCCCTCAGATGCCATATTGATAAGTTTGTCAGGCAATGACACAACTCCTTGCGCACCGTACAATGCAGACTTTAAAGCGAATTTACCTACACCATTCCAAAACTTACTCCACCCGCTCTGTCTCCTGGCATAATAATCCTCATTATTTATACCCGGAATATAGTTGGGATATTTTGTACGCCATACCCCATCATTACCCATCTGATGACTTTCACGGATACTTACCTTCGGTCCATAGGGATTAAGGGGCGGCGCGGCAGGTGTAGCCCCCCTGTAGCTGTTACGAGCCAGTGCCTCCGAGTAGCTGTTGCTTATCTCCTTGGCTATATACGGTTCTTCGTATTCGGCAGCAGCTATCCTTGATGCGTAATCCGGAAATTTAGGTTGGGCATACACACCTTCACCAGGCATATAATTAGGAACCAGAGGTGTTGTCGTCTCTGGTAATGTAGCCGGAGTGTAATTCTCTTCTTCGGCTAATTTCCTTTGCCTTGCCACATCTTCGTAAGTGGTTTTAGCAGCAGGATTATATCTATCTATATTATTGTCAGCCATAAATTTTCTGCAAAAAATCGTTCAACTTACTAAACTTGTCATTCATATTGGGCGTGATATTTATTCCTCTCATATACGGATCCCTCATCTGATCAAGACGTTCTTGAACAGCCTCCTTCACGTATTTTACAAAGAAGTACTGAGGACACTTCTGGTGAATGCTATTCCAGTAATCCGCATACTCATCATTACCTGGATCCAAAGGAACAAAATCCGAGAACAACAATGCAGGATTTTTAGAATTTTTAGTCCTTTTGTCATAGAAATTGACCGCTACCTCTCTTGAACCCCTGTCATCCATTCCCTCCAACTGAACTGATATGTTATCAGACATGTCAATAAAATTATCAACAAGGGTTTTAACAACATTCATTTCTTCTGGCTTAAGGTAAGAACCATGAACCTTTACTATATCATAAAGATCATTCTTAACATCAGCCTTAGAAGCCAAACGGGGAAGACCATTACGTATAAGATACTTATCATAAGAATAACCTTCCTTCTTTCCGGTATCTACAAAATCACAGGTTCCAAAACTTGATTTGTAACCATCCACCGGATAATTACGCTCCTCGACCGAAGGATCTATACCCGCCTTAAGAAGCTCGTCATTCGTAATCTCAACCCTTTCTGTAACATAAGAATTTTTACCGGAACCTACTTGAGCGGTCAAGAATCTTCTAACAGTGCCATTATCTATCTCGGCATCCATATTAATGGCATTAATAGCAGTAGGATCCAGATTATTTACCTTTCCTGCCATGTAACCAGACAATCTTCTAAACTGAGCCTTCTGCAAAGACTTTTCCGGTGAATCGGCATTCCAATTGTATCTTTTGTAAGAATCAAGGTAATGATACTGAGATAACTTATCAGAAATCTGATCAGGAGATACAGACATTTTTATCTCATCCTGCATCTGACCTGCTATCATATCAGACACTCTACTGTTTTTCTCAGCATATCTTAGCTGGGTAATAGTTAATGGTTCACCTTCCTGATAATCTTTTAAATCTATATCACCATCCTTATCTATGGTCATATAATCTGATATATTAAAATCAGGATCGCCGTTGAGTTTCTTCATTCCATTAATAAGAGCCAATGTACCAGCAGAAGAACCATTATTCTCGCTTGTAATAGCATCAGATATGTTTTTCCCCAACTTGCCGGCACTCGCCTTAGCTCCTAATGACGGAGATATAGCACTAAGAATATCTATTCCTCTTGAAGGGTCCATCATGTATTCTCTGAACCCTACGGCATCAGATACACCAGTTGTTATGGCTGTGGCGAGCAGGAAGGCTCCAGCCTTATCATCTGTATCGGTAAGATTTATAAAAGAATTTCCTTTCATAAACTTAGCATTACGAACTTTACTGATAATATCCTTATTTTTTTTAGTAACTATATTATCTATTTGATAATCAGTTATGTTATTTATAGCCTTTGTAGCTCCATTTGCCTTAGAATCAGAAAGAAGTAAAGCATCATAAGCTTCAGACAGTCTGTTATTTCCTTGTCCAAAATATCCGTTTTTCTGACCTCCATTATTTTTTAAATAAGAATATATCCGTTCTTCAGGAGTCATATTAGCATACAATCCTGGGTCAGTTTTTTCTTCTTCGTATGATGCTGCAACGATATTACTTCTGTCTGTAGGAGATAATGAATTATATAATTTCAATAAATTTGCTCTACGCTCTGTGGAAGAAGATGTGAGTTGTTCATAAGGAATATTAGCCAAATTAACAGATCCTATCTTACCCGTTCCAGAATTGATAGCCGTAGGCCCGTCCATAGGAGCCATCGGCACTCCTACACCGCCTGCTCCTCTTGTGCCTCCGGATGAGCTTTCAGTGCCCATCTTGGAACCGTAAGTACGCATGTATTCGGTTTCAATCTTAGCCTGTGCAAGTTGCTCTTTTGCCAACGATATTTCAACCATAGACTTAGCATTATCAGTCAAAAACTTTTGCTGAGCCCTATCCTCTGCCAACCTTGCAAAATAAAGATCATCTTTCTTCCTTTCAAAACTTGTATTGTCGTATCTCCATGCATCAGTCATCTTATCGAAAAGATTATTGGTAACAACAAAATTAGCAGCCGCTACCGGATCTGATGAAGCTATTATCATATCTGCCTCCCTCTTGGCTTCTGCTTTCTGATTTTTAGCTTCCTGTATCTGACTGTCAATACGATCAATAATATCCTTATTATCCCCTACTGATTTCCTTTTTGCTTCCAATGCTCCTATGTGCCTATCGTATCTTTCGACATAAGACCCAATGTATTGACTAACCAAATCCGGATTACTGAACACCGGATTGGTAGCTGCCATGTATGATGCTTCTATTCTCATCTGATTCCTCATGTTTTCAGATAAGTTAGCAGACACAAAATTCCTTATCTGGGAATCAGTAAGCTCATCTACGTTGACTTCTATGATTCCACCAGTAGGATTACCTTTAACATCATATTCTGTTGTCTGAATCTTCTTGCCTTTGTTGTTTTTCCTAAAATCACTGACCAGCTTATTTATCTCCTTAGTATAATCGACATAAGGAGAATAATGAAGACCTCCCAACCTTGATCCTGCTTTACCATCTGACCTCCATTTGTAATAAGGGTCCAAAGCATGCCATTCATTAATAGGAGAATAAAGTTCAGGATGATTCTGTTTTATAGATTCTATTTCCTTCATAACCCTCTTGCCTTCTTTTGTGCCGGCAATCGCGTTAATGACCGTATCATCTAACACCGAACTTATCTCTCCTTGTATGGCTCTCGTAACACCATCAGAAGAAAGATCCACGCCTTTGAATTTTTGATTGATGTTAGCAATCACACCTGACATCTTATCTTCCATATAAGCGCGGGCTTCAGGCTTATCTATCTCTTGACTCATAAGATAATCTACCTGGGTATAGATCTTTTCACGAGCAGCATCAACCTTCTGCTGTTTGTACATCATGACGTCCTTAACAAGATCTATGTTATAAGGACTAACATACGGGGCATATTGCCTTAAAATACTATACTGTGAAGCCACTATTTGGTCCTCCTTCTTCTTTTAATTTCATCATCTTCTTCATTTAAACTTCTCAAGTAAGGTGTGGAATAATCACCCATATTCATCACATCCTGATTACCTTGAACGTAAATAATTTGACCACTTGGAAGCATTCTCATATTTGGAGCTATGGAAGCTATGGTATTCAACGATGTACGAACATTGAACTTATTCTGTATCTCGCTGTTTATGCTGTCATAATAACGAGCAAGATTTTCATCCCTTATAGCCATAGCCTTCAATAACCCAGATTCATAACGTTGCCTTTCCGCTATGTTCATATTGTCTGTCTGAACATAAGCCATTTCATTGAATCTATCAGCTTCGTTTATTTGCCTTGCGTTATTGAAATTTACTTCGTTAATATACTTGGCTATATTGCTTCCAGCTATGGCGTTCATATTAGCCAGAATAGCAGCTCGCTGGGAGTCGGGTACGTCACCTACTGCGTCTAACTGAGCCGATGTCGCACGGTTGAGCTCGTTGATATACTGATCAGCAGATTGAAGAACCGGGTCTATTCTCGGAGCCTGATGTCTTTCCAGACCTTCTATCTCCAAGCCTGTATCGAGCGTTCTCAGCATTTCCGGGAAGATAGGACCGAACGCCTCCGGTCTGCCCTGTCCTTTAGGTCCGTTGTCTTCAACCACCTCCTCTGTATCGGTGTCGGTTGCAGTCGTAGGCGTACTTGCTTTCGGTTTTACCTCTATCCTTCCAGGAGATCCAATCTTAGGCGGTGTAAGGCCTGGTGCTATGGGACCGGCCTCAATAGGCTTCATTTCTGGTTTAACAGACTCAAGAACGAAGTCTATTTCCGGCATTAACCCACTATCTCTTAAAGCAACAAACTTATTATAATCGGAGCCCAGAATCTTCTTAGCGGCATCAGATTTATCACCAAATAAGTCAACATAATTCTTTATCCCTTTTTCGTTTAACAATCTTTTTTGCTCTGCCGAAACAACATCCAACCCGTAATAAGAACGGGTGGCTGTTGTTTGACCAAACTTATCATCTACGGCAAATGAATTATAAGCCCGATTACCTCCGTAGCTTCCGGCATCCTGGCCCCAGAATCCGTACTCATCTCTGAATTTCTTGGCTGCATCAGCATTCGTGATAGCACCTACATCAGCTAACGCCCACAATGCATTTAATTGCCTGTTATATCCTTTCTGAAAACCTTCTGTATCAAAATCACCATCCGTATTGTACTTATTAGCCCATCGGTTTACATCAAGCAAATTAGATACCGCCTTATTATTTACCCTGCCGTATCCTAAATTGCTTCTATGTTGTAGATTCTGATTGGCATTGACACTGGAATCGGGATTAAGAATCTGCTCACGACCACTAACATCAGATATAGTCATATTAAGAGTTCGTCCAAATAACTGATTGATAAGCTTATTGTAGCCGATAGCATTCTTTCTAAGTTCCTCCAGCTCCTTCTGAGTAGGTCCACCTTCAGCCATTTTCCTGGTTTGCTTAACATACTCGTCATATATCCAGTTCTTGGCATCTGATTCTGCAATATTAAAAGCCTTGGCTTGTTTCTTTACCTGATTCAGATCAACAACCCCGCCATCCCTGAAGAAAGCATCCATCTTCTCGTTACGCTTAGATTCTTCCTGTTTGCCATAAACGATTTCAGCGAAAGAACGAAATTGTGCTTCAAGCTCGTCTATCTCTTTCTGGTTTTCATTGACGTACTTGGAAAGAATAGAAGCATTAAGATTAGATGTATTTTTATCTTTTACATCTTCATTTTTCTCTAATCTCTTATATACACGCTCCTGATCTTCGTACTTGTCAGCCAAACCGATCTTTTTCTTATATCTATCGAGGAGTGTAGCATATGTGTCTTTTGACGTCGCCTTAATACCGTAATTTTCCCTTACGTAAGAAGCGAAATCATCATCGATAGTACGATAATCTGAAATAATATGAGCTTCAGGCAAATCAACGGGAGTGCCGCCTTCTTCATGCCTGTTACCTTTTGCCTCCATAGGGCCAACATCATCCGGAGTCAAAACATATTCTCCTTTTTCTATCTCAACATTAGCATTATCCTCCATAGATTTAGGAAGAGGATAAATGTATTCTCCAGTCATATCGGACGTATCCATCTTCTGACCATTGCCCAAGTTTATTCCACCACCTTCACGCTCCCATCGAATAAACTGCTGCCGGCGCTCTTTTTCGAGCTTCTCTCTCGCTGCCTGCTCGTCCCTGCTGGCTGCATACGCAGCAGATGAAGCCCCCATGATATTACGGGTAAGACCTAATCCTAAACTAATACCAGACAAGGCGGCTTGAGCCACGTTAGCACCAACCTTATTACCGGCTCTTATCCGACCAAGGCTTGTACCGAACATTTGAGCCCTACTTCCAAGATCAGGCGAATAATATGGCATAGTCATAGGATCCAGAGGATTACCATCTTGGGAACGTTTTTCTTTAGAGGAATCATCATCAACACCACCTACATTCATTGCATTATTAATGACTGATTTCTCTACGTTTTTAACCATGCTCCTATTATCAGCGAGAAATCCTGCATATCCTGCATCATTATTTTCAAAAAACGGATCGGATGTAGGCATACTACTAAATGGATTTATCTCCCCATCCTCTGTTTCTAAAATCACATCAGAAGGCATATATATATTCTGAATATCAGATTCACCCCATTTATTAACAGGTGTTCCATGATCAAGAATAGGCTGAGTAGAGGATACATTAATATCCTGTTTCTTATCCTGTACACTACCACCAGGAGCAAATACTGGACGATTTTTTACTATTCGTAATTTCATATCATCTTTTTTCACAAAGATAAGAGAAACGAACGAGAAAATCCAACGTTATGGGATACGTTTAAAAATCAATCATGTACGGCAGACAAACCACCCGAATCAGGATCATACTTAAGGCCGCATGCCCGTCGATAGTTTTTAAGCGCTCTCTTGTACAAAAACAGCACTGTCTTGGAAACTATTTTCTTCATAGATTTGGTTAAAACCTCTTCTGTTGAAACAGACATCAGACAGCTATTCAAAAACGACCTGACATTGGAACCGAACAAGGTCTTCACCATTTTTCTAAACGTTCTAAAAAGATATGATGCAGAAAGGGCCTTTAACCCATTGCGAACCAGTCTCTTATTTAAATACGAAACAGCCTTTTCAGATAAACATAGTCTATTCTTTCCTTCACTGTCTACCTCTGACGAAAACCACGAATATAAAGTGGTAGGATGTTTCTTGAGATGGTTGATGAAGGAAGTTATAATACCCTCTTTTAAAGCCCTTTTATGAGCTACACATGCAGCAATCTTCTCTTCTCTTTTTAAAGAGCTGTCAAGGCATCTAAACACCGTCCTATCGTCTCCAATAAAATACTGAGGACGTTCTTCCTTAAACTTAGCCCGATAAGCGGCATATCCTTCCTTACGAAGCATATCTATCTGAGACCGGATATAGAACCTTACACACTTTTCTTCAGCCTCTTGCACGCTTTTAAGATAAGGAACTGACTTTCTCCCATATCGAAGATAATCATAAACCATAGCCTCAATAAAGTCATTGTACGGAAAGAATCTTCCAAATCCAAAGTTCCAAACTATGAAACATCGCACTCTATCTTTCCAGTAATCAGATATGAGAAAATTACTACAATATCTCAACTTCCTGTTTTTCTGATAGAAATGATGAGTATGTTTGTCATAAAATAGATTAAAATATCTCAAATTGCCTAAACACTGACCGGCTGGACGGCGTACTACGTTATACCCTAAGTTGCTGAAGCTATTGTATATAACTTCTATCGGAGAGACCTGCTCTTTCTTGAAGAGCTTGTCGTGTAACTTGTGAGGATCTGTTATTTCTTTTAACTTTGTGTCCATGTTATTTTGTTGTTTTAGTGCAAAGATATGGTTTTTCATCATACGCTCAAAGAAGAAAATGCACGGCCTTGTATCCGGTTTGAGAGAAATAGGATACAAGGTTTTTTTGTTTTATGACGGTTTGGATAAGAGACGGGAAAACGGTTCTGAACGTAACCGACTGACCGTCAGGGGTGGGACAACAAATCTTGAATTAAAACTACGCCTATAAATAGTCTCCGTTTTCCTTAATATTAAGACCATTTTCAATGATCTTACCCATTATATTATTTATATTATTTTATATACTTTACCATTTATTCATATAATTGTTTGCAGTGAATGAACTTAACGACTGAAGGGAGTTAAGTGAGTGAACGGATTGACAAATTACTTTTTCCGTCTATTGTATTGTTTGCCTAATTGTGTTAAAAGATTGAGTATCGTGACCGAAGGGAACGATGCGAAAGAACATATAATATTTAAAAACGACTGAACCTATCGACTGAAGGGAGATAGGTGATGGAGTGACGTTAATAATTATATTAGATAGCCAGTGGAGAATTAGGCAGGCTGGTAGGCGAGACGGGCGTCCATGCCCGTCAGGACAGTGGAAGTACGTAGGTCTGTTCTGTTAAACCAAGACGATGATAGTTCCATCCTTCACGAAATTGCACAAAAAAGCCGGATTATCTTGATATCGTTCTTCAACCTTCGGTATCCGCATAACGAGTCTCAAATCCGGCTTCGCTTCATGAGAAATAAAATAATTGTTCTAATTGTCAGTGACGCCTTTAATGCGAAGTTGTATATTGGGAAGCACGGCATTAATCAAAGCCATTTTCTTATCCTCTTCGCTTTCTTTTTCATGCTGTTTATACATCATGCTGTAATCGCTGTCATCACCATCCTTTTTCCCGTCTAACGTCAGTAAATGATTTACGATGTCCTTACCATACGTTTCAGTCCATGTACGGAATCTATCTTCCTCGGACTGTCTCTCCGGGGACGGAGCTTCCGGGTTAGGGAGGGCGGCTGCCACTTCTACCTCTGGAAGTGTTACCGATGCTGCTATTTCTCCATCATCTCCGAATCCCATTTGACCATACGAGGATACGGAATTTTCTTCAATATCCAAACCAAGATTTTTAGCAACTTCCATAGCATAGTTATAACGGTCATCGTTTCGTATCACACTTTTATGAGGGCGTCCTGCCCCTTGGTTCCAAGCTACTACAGCATCCTTAAGGTTATCGGCGTTCATAAAATCCTGCCGGCTGTAGTTGTAATACCCTGGTCCTTTTTTCCCTTTTCTTGTGTATAAGAAATTAGAATATCCGGTTTTCCCTTCGTATTCGTCAGCTAAGAACTCAAGTTGGTCTTTGAATGTGGGTGTAGAATGACCTTTCTTTTTGGCGTGCTTGAACAACTTATCCATGCGCTCATTATGCCATTGTTGTATGCCGTATGATGTTCTGTTGTCTCCATATATGTCATCTTTAAGACCGGATTCAGCCATGAGGTTACCTATGATGGCGAGCGCCTGTATCTTAGACATGCCTCTCTTATTAGTAAAGTAATCATATGCTTCACGCTGCTTGCCAATTACGCCACCTTCTTCAGCAAACACAATGCTTTTACTCGGTTTATCGTTTTCATAGAAATACATGAATTTCCTACTTGGAATCCTGTGTGATGCATCTTTCGGATCTCCGTATTCTTTTTTATGATCAATAAAACGAAAACCAGCTTTGTATGGAGTAAGCTTCCCTCCGTTTCTTTTCTTTTCTTTTTTAGGATCAGCAATCCTATCCCCTACATAGTAGGCCCCTAATCCCACCGAGGCGTGATCTGTTATCCATTTGGCAGCCTTTTTATAGTCTGATATGGATTCAAAATATTCTTTCATCTCATTATCATACCCATAATCCTTCAAGTAATTTCTGGCTGCATATTCTAACATTTCAGGCGTCACTTCTTGAGCATCATCGGTCAAACCAAAATAATTTTTAATCTGAGTTCCTCTGGCCGCCATTTCCGTAAAATGATCCTCTTTGAAATAATCTTTTACTTCATCATCATCTATCTTATTCAAATCAAATCCGTTTTTATCTGCGCCTGAATCTGGATAATGAATTTTGTGTTCCACTTCGTGACTTTTCACAAAATTCTCTACATCCTTGTTAGATATATTGGGGTTTCCTTCGAGAAATAAATCAATGAACTTATCAACGTTTTTAGACCTGATTATATTTCCATTTAATACCCCATATCCAGATATTTCATCTATTATCTCCCTTATCTCATCATCAGAGTATTCATCTCCTAAAAAATACTTTGCATCCCTGAAAACTTTCGGATCATCCCAATCATATATGTTGGTATCAAGCATATCCGGATCTGGCTCCCCATTTTTCATCCTTAACTTCTCCCCAGTAAGCCTTTCATAGGCTCCAGAGAAAAGTCGCTTTTTATGATTTTCCCATGCCTCGCCTATAGGAGATGCTGGTTTAGCATATTCAGGCAACGATCCTAAAAGTTCTTTATCTCTTTGAGATAGTTTTTTAGTAGCTCTTTTCGCTTGCATTGCTTTTTTCGATATACCTCCTACAAAAGGAATAAGACCCATAGCGGCCATAACCATTCCAAGCGCATCTCTATCTATGAAAGAATCATACGCATCCTTGACGTCCATTATATCACCTACTACAGGAACGCCTCCAGCTACAATTTCGTTTATATTCACGCCATCAACAGGGATCGTACCATAATTAGCATTTTCATTTATTCCGCTTGACCCTACTGATGTATTATCCTTAGATGCAATGTACCTATATTTAGATCCGTTTTCTTCATCTACGGCTCCTCCTTCTTTTTTTATATTGGTATTGTATCTCTTTCCATTCCATGTAAATTCCTTAAGACCTCTTTTCCTGGCTTCTTTAAAGGCTTCGCCTCTTGTAGTGGAAATCGGGTCTTGTAATTCAAGATCGTTTTTTATGTCAAGAATAGCATCAATAATACTATTATTCTTTTTATCAGCATCATCTGAATTATTAACATTATCCGTAACATAAGATTGGCTTATCAAGTTTGATACGCTCTTTCTGTTTTTATAAGTTCCTTCTTTATCTGATGGAGCTTCAAAAGCATATACAAGTGGATACGAATAATCTGTATCTGGATCTTCTGACATAAATTCGTTTACTGCATGAATGGCTTTATCATATTTAGTATCCTTTATACTATACATCCCAGCATCTTGAACATGATCATAAAATCTGTCTATCATATAGTTGATATATCCACGCTTATCGCTCTTAAATCTCTCTTTATCTCTTTCAAACTCTTTTGGCGGATATCTTTTGTAATATTCTTGAAAAAGTCCCCTAAATTTTCCATCCTCAGATATAGCGTAGGGGTTTCCACCAGATTCTTCAATAATATTTCCAAGTACGGCTTCTATCTGGCGTTGATTAAAACCTTTATCATATAAAGCATCATAGATCATATTCACCCCTTCTACGTCCATAGTACGATGCTTACCCTTACCCACACGCTTCATATTTTCATATTTGGATTTGAATAAATCCCAATCTATTTCCGGCTTAGAAGAATCCCCTCCTTGTTTTTTGGATCTTATCTCCATCCTTTTATCCAAATCATTCTTTGAATCAATAATGGATCTAAACAGGATCTTGTTTGGATCATTCTCTTCGTATGGGATTTTATCTTCTACATAATCCCTTATTTCAAAAGGATATCCTATTGTATCAAGAGTCTTAGTAACAACCCCAACACCAAAAGGCTGATCGCTTCTATAAAAATCGTACTTATCTTTCACAACCATCCTACCTCTATCATCACGGTACATGGTAAAACTTGATAAGCCTGATAAATCATTTAAATCTCCGTAAGCATCCGGTATAAAATTATATTCGTTAAATACCTGATGTTCCCCGGTTCTGGCTTTTTTTAAGAGATCTATACCCTCTTCTACCATTCCAAGTTTCCTGCTCGTTACATCCCTTAACTCCTCCAAATCAGATACGTCCTTGCCTGCAACTTTTCCATCAATTATCTTATTATCTAAGGAATCAAGCTCCTTCCCATATTTTTTAGCCATTTTCTCCCACCCACCATTTATCCTGTCAGATATAATGGATTTGATATTATCTGGTATTCTAACAATCCCGTTTTCCTCTTTCAGGTTATTTGGTTGGTTTAAGAATCTAAACCAAAGATTCTGACTAAAATCATCTACATTGGCTTTCGGAACATCTTGACCAAAAAATTCCATTATTTTAGTTTTTAATCCTCTTTCGTTAGCATACACATCAGGTGTTATATTAGATGCCAGATATTCTCTAAGTTTTACAAACGGACCAATTTTATTCCATAATGTTTTTGGTTGTTTGTCCTTTACATAATTTTTAGTTTTCTTTGCCATCTTTTTCTTCCTCTAAGAATCCAAACATTTCACCTGCGCAGTTACCAACAAATCCAGCTATGTAAGCTGCGTGTTCATCTTCTCCCACTTTAAAACCAAGAGACATATTACAACGTTGGCATACCGACATAGCTGCATGAAATGATTCATGACATATGTTTTGTATAGTCATATCATTCTCACTTTGAAAATTCCATAATAACTTAAAAGCTCTATCATCTCTCTTATCACGAACAAGATTCATAAAAGATACTTCTGAATCTAAATCGCCTTCATCTCCCCATTCTCCTTCATGATCCAATTCTGCATTCTCGAAACGATCACACAATGTTTTGTAATCTAACCCTACGGTGATAATCAACTTTAGTGGATATATCACAAAATCAAATTCTTTTTCTTTCATTCTTTTTTTTTCAACAAATGTAAATAAAATAGCCGAAGAATGCCACCATTCATTCTCCGGCTTGTTATGATAAATCTCTTCTTATGAAAACAGTACGAATGTAAGATTTAAATCTTAATCTTCCTAATTTCCTCAACCATATTCTTATATCCGCAGAACTTGCTGTTAATAACATCGAAGATAGATTCTGACCAGCCAGCTATGTTCAAGATATTAGATCCTCTGTAAAACATCTCACTTCCATATCCTTGAATAGAAATAGAAACGATCTTGCAATTTGGATTTACTTTCTTGAACCCTTTCAAAAGTTCGGCGAATTTACCATATCCATAACCGGAGGTTCTCTCCCATACAACAGATTCACCATCTCCTACCTGCATATCTGAAATAACGTACAAGTTATCTACCTTGATCTTATCCTTAACGCACTTTCCTAAGAACATAAAAAGACCGTTTTCAGTAGATTCTCCGCATTCCTCTCCGGCAGCAAAAGACTTTTTGTTGTTCCATAAAACACCTTTACTTCTGTCATATTCGTAGTTGATAAGCTCATCACCGAACATACCGATAAATACGTCAGGGAGCACGGATGCAATCATACAGCCAAACAGGTTACCGATGACAGCCGTATCTGTTTTGCTAAAGGCAGACACCTTAGAAGATCCTCCCATATCTCCACGTACAGAACCGGAATGGTCTATCAGGATCGCCGACCGCCCCTCCAATACCGGCAGGTTCTTGCAGGAGATGGTTATGGCTTTCTCCAACGCATCTAAAATCTTATCTTTGTTACGCGCTGTTAATTTAGTTCGTTTTTTATCCGACTCAAATACAATATCATTTTCGGAACCGGTAGCACCTATATTTTCAACCTCTTTGTAAGCTGAAGCAAAACGGAAAGGAAGCGTCTTCGAATTAAGTACCTTCTCTTCTATTGTAAGCTGCCTACAAACTTCATCTATTTGATCAGGAGCGTATTTGATTATGTTTACAAGGTTGCGAACCATATTAAAAATAGGCATGCCTTTCACATTAGAAACCACGTCCCGAATAGCGTCACCTAAAGCTTCTTTCTTCTCTTTATCATCTTTCTTATCCTGACCGGCCTTAGACATTTCTTTTCAAGAATCTTGCTTTCGTATAATCCAGACAAAGATCGACCTTCTATAAGATACTGGAAAGCTGTTTTATTAACCTGATTGCTTTTGGGGTGAAATAAATTCACAAGATCAATCATCGTAATAACCCTACTGTCCATCTTGTACTTGTCAATCCGATACGGATCAAGACCTTCCAGGGCCGTCTTAAACCCTTTCTTAATAGCGCTGGATATTCCTCTTAACTTCTTTGGATTTTTGTCGTTAAGAGCCGCATAGCAGCCAAGGATTTCGCTCATATCATCAGGACGCATAACGATCTTATTATAGAACCTTGAAGCCCATTCCTTACCCGATGCTTTGCTGGCAAGGACAGAAGCCATAAGATGCGTTACCGACCTAAGCTTTCCTTCTTTCCTGACATACAATGCTGTTTGTGCTGCGAAATATGGATCTACTTAATCCATAAGGTCCTTAATCCTGTTCACCTTGTCTTTTTCTTTCTCATAATAAGAATCAGACAACATGGTAGTCATTACCGTAGATACCAACTCTTCTTCTGCGTTAGGCTTATACGCCTTCTCTCCCATGTGATTCACGATCGTAGGTTTAACACCTTCATCCTTTTTGTTAAACTTTCCCATTTGTTGTTGTTTTCTTTAAAGTGTTATACAAAAAAAGCAGTGATATTACTACCACTGCTTGAGAAAAAAAATATATCAAAATGAATACTCAATGAGGGAAAACCTGAAGTTAGTGTAAACAATCAAATAATGGATTTGAACCATTGACACATATCTTAAAAGGATATTGCTCTACCATCTGAGCTAAATTCGAAGTAACTAACCCCATCACCACTCATTAGTTTCTTGAGACAAGTTGATTTGTATATCATGCTGCAATCTTTATCCGTTATATACGAAGATGCTATAGATGTAATATCCATATTGTTCGGCGAAAACACATCGCTCCTTACGATATGCAACAAACCAACCCCGGTAACACATGACAAAAATTCCAGTGGTAATATTAATACCTACATAATTAAGGATAGTTCAAGTGGATTATTTAAAATAGGGAAAAGCTCTAATCCTATTGAAAGACTTAAAACGCTATCTATTGGGAATCCTAATTTATCAATAATAGGAGTATGCAATAAAAATGTAGAATTATTAATACATAAAGAATATGATTCGGTAAGAGTAGGTGGAGAATGGTTTAGAATGGATAATAATGATATTTGCCATATAATAAAGAAATACGGATTTATATGTGTAGAATAAAAAATCACCCTCTACTTATTGAAAAGTAGAGGGTGATACGATATTATCTATTCTTAATCTTATCCTCAGAAATCAACCACTGGAATATAATCTTCCGGTTGCTAATTACTTTCTTTATCCTCATCAGCATCCAACTTCCTCTTAACCTATCAAGCCATGACCGTCTAAAATTAAGAGAATCAGGATTAACCGACTTATTTATATCGTTATCGTCCTTGATCCAGATAGGTGTTTCAGATCGGTCATCGTCAACCCTATTAAAGAAGTCGTTTAACTTATGTCTTCTATATACTTCAGTATCCAGAACCTCGGTATAGTCGCCTACAATCTTCGGATACGATATACGTTGCGCTAAATTATTCTTTTCTTCTGGAACAAGATGAATTTCACCTGAGTTGTTTGTGTCGTTGTAGATAGTTATCGTATCTAAACCTATTTTCCTGTCAAGAGTGTAATTCACATCATCTACGTATTTCCTTGCATCAAGCTCGTATTCTACAGAAGCCAACGTAGAGCCATTATATTTCTCTTTTATCGGCACTTCTAATATAAATGGATATGTTGTTCCGTAGAATGTCTGGAAGCTCTTATTCGTCAGCAAATGACTCCATAAACCACCTTCTTCGTCTGATGCCGGAAAGTTTATTCCTGTCTGGAAATATTGTTGCTGTTCTATATAATAGTCAGGACAGAACGAATAATAAGAAATCCATTCTTGCTTCAGACACGAATATCCGATAGTGAACGACACGTCTTTAAAATACTGTTCGTCTTTTAAAGATATTTCCTTATCGTTTGACAGCACCTCTGTTTCATTGTACAAGAACCTTCCACCATCATATTTGTAATATGCCGGGTTCTTAACAGGTATATAATCTTTTTTCGTGATAAGTACCCTCTTATACCGATTATCCCATCCAAGAGACAGACCAAGACCGATAAATTTATTGTCTGTATCTTCTTCTGTCATCTCTGTACCGGTTAAGATATTAGTTATTCCGTATCTAAGAATCTTAAACGGAAGATGGCGTTTAAGCCAATGTCTGATACCTACACTAAGTTCCTTGAGATTACGTCCGTTCGGATCGGTCATAAACACCTGTGCTCTTTTAGTATCTACCCAGAAGTGACCAAATTCTGAACTAATTATTTCAGTGCTCTGGGTTCCAGAATAACCGAGGTCGGTCGTGTTGTACTCCAGAGGCCTGGACGCAAACAGACCGCCGGTGCCCATCTCAGCCTGCCCAGGGGAGGTACGCTCCTTGATTACATCTATGGCGTTATGGAGTGAAACCTGATCCTCGAACCTGACAAGAATCTGATCGGATTCAATACGCTTCATGTGAATAAGCTTCCCGTTGCTGGTTGGAAACTCATGATAGTCCATAGGCTTGTACGTTAGCCACGGATCTGTTTGACTGTTTTCAGATACGTCAGCCCTACTCCATATAACACCATTAGGTCGCTGGTAAGCACAATCATAAAAACGACGTTCGTATGTCGCCGGCAATACATTAGGTGTCAATGTCATTCTTGATGAGTATATAGGACTTATCTTGTAATCATTGTCCCTATGGATAGATACGTTCTTTTCTTGTGTCCACCAAACAAAATCTCCTACTTTTGGATAGAATAATTCATGAGACTGAGGGCCCTCTAATCTGAAATTACAATTTATTTCAGATTCTACAAGGAACTGAGGAATACCATAGAACCATGTATAAAATCTGCCATCTACATACTTACCGGAGGTGTCACCATTCAATTCATACAAGCTCTTCCTATTTGGGTAAAAAGCATATTTTCCTTTATTAGATGATGTCCAACTATTGAAACGTTCGTTATCTATCGTCTCAAGAGCGTCTTCTCCGGTATCATAATTAACAAAATATCTTGGATACCCTACATTTCTATAATCCATGTAAGGGAAAGGTATCATATCTCCAATACCAAAAGCACTATTATAAAAAACAGGAAATTTTCTCTTTAATGAAAATCTGGTTATCACCGTATCACCACCGAACATCAGTTTCTTTTCATTAGTGAAAAATCCACATCCACCTATGGAAATCCATTTTATATCTTCTATTTGACCATATTGATCCGGCCTATATCTCATAAGCCTCATATACGGAGAACAGATGTATGAAACTGATTTGGATTGCTCAAATGTTCTTCCTGCTACAACATCGCTTCCAGCAATAACCAAATCATCTATACGGCTACTGTCGTAGTTGTAGACATAGTTCGGATATTCCAATAAATATTTCGATTTACCATCTCCTTTTTCACCTGGATCACCAAATGATAAAAATAACGAAGATTCACGATCTATATTATTAACAAATAAGAATCGTCCCTCATTATCGTTTTTACCGGTTCCCCATTTAGATGACATACTGGCATCCATCATAGGATATACACCGGACTTCATGTATTTAACAGAAGATAAACCACGAGCAAAATTTCGTTCATACTTATCCTGGTCTGTTATACCTATCATTGAATTATATAATCCTACAGAAGTATAATACCATGCATGATTACGTCTTGGTCCATTGTTTATAAACGTATTAAGCCAATCATAGCGGTACTTACCGTACAATATCGGGCCCTTAGCAAGAGTTTGACTGATGGTTGACACCATTGAAGAAAACAGCATGGCCACACTTAGATTCGTTAGGAATCCTCCTCCGGTAAGACCGGCCGACCCTCCTATGTATCCAGACTGCGCCCTTATCTGAAGCTCTTCTGCTATCATAGCGGCTATTGTGGCACTTGATTCAACTGCGGCAAGTGACGCAGCCATCGTGTATGCGGCAGGACCTAAGATAGTCCATTTTGGATGATCTTCGACAGGTACGAAACTGCCCACAGATATTCCTCTTTGAAACCCGTCTATACATACTTCATTTGGAAGTTCGGGCTTATTGAAATAAATATCAGGCGAACAGAATGAATACCACACGTTTCCTCCTTTGTCGAAAGGATGGGATATAAACTCGTCTCTTTTGCCAGACGTATAATTATATTGATCTTGTGATAGGTCATTATATGGGTAATTAGGATAAATATTTACATTACCATCGTCTCCTATGTATCTAAGCATATCATAGGCTAATCCTGAAGCCACAACCGACCTATTTAGCCTCCTATCTCCACGATACAGTTCATATCCTACAATCGTATCTCTTTGTTGTTGCGTAATCAAACCAGAATCTACCGCAAAATCCAAAAACACTTGTATGGTGTTCTCATCTACCATAATACCTACCGGATATATTTCAGAAGCTATGTCATACCCACGTTCATCACTGTTCATAAAAGGTATATGCTTATTATCTGGGAACCGGTAATGACGTATAGGTTGTTGGCAAAATACGGTAGAAGTATCTACTCCTCCATAAGAATGACCCTTGAAATAAGATAATCCATTTTTGTCTGACAAAGGAGCGCCATAATATTCTGTTAACTTATTCATAATATTAGAATAAGCTTCTGATTTTTTTGGATCATCATAAGATCTGCCTGTGTCTATTTTCATCCTACTACTATCATAAAGTTCAAAATTAGCAGGATATTTCTCAGATGATTCCCAATATGCAAAATCTCCGTATTTATAAGGACGAGGCTTGCAATTGATGGGCCTATCTCCACATGTCTGACATTTGGATGCAAATACGACTGTTGATCTTAATGTTATTGAATCAACAGACAAATCAACCTTATTTATTTCTTTTTCTCTTACACCAAAAATATAAGGATATATGGTTTTACCCGCAGCAAAAGCGACTCCAAGAATAGCACGGGAAGGCTTCTTTCCTACTTCTTCCTCTTCTTCTGGGGTATCATAATTTTTATAAGAACAAAATTGAATTTGTCTAAACGTCATTATCCAAGGAACTGCCACAATAGGAGATTCTATTGTAACATAAAAATAATTTTGACCTATAGAATCAAAAAACTCTTCATTTATTTCTCCGAAAGCTGGTTTTGCTATGTTAATAATAACAGAATGAGATGATTCATACTCAGGTCTATCAAATTCAACTGGTACTATTCCAAGAGGGGACCATGTTTCAACATCCTTCCAAAAAGAAACACGAACATAATTAGTAGACACAGCATCCATTATGCCATCTATCTTTCCAAGAGCTTCAAGATAAAGAACTTTGTTCTCATCTTTATAACCTTCTATGTCCCACTCTTCTGGTCTGTTGATTCTGATAAACCTGGCATTTGTCATTACATTTCTGACAAACTTCCATACCACAAATTCAGATGCGAATCCAATATTAAGCTTATCCCCCGTAGGATTGTTAAATGTAGCATTGTTCACATACCCCTCAAATTTCCAATCAGTTTCAGCTATACCGGTATCTGAATTTTTATATATCATATCTTGCAACTTCTCAGAAGCTTCAGGCCAAAATTGCTCAATACAATACCTGGGCCCGTTCTTTGATCTATACTGATTATTTATGACCGTACTGGTAGATCTGCCGGCTCTCCAATCTCCCACACCATTTATCCTTTGACTCCATCCATCTATATGAAGAATATAACTTCCAAGAAGATAATTATAATTTTGAAAGTTGTTATAATCAGTTCTTGACACAGTAGGATCAGAACAATAACTCTCAATATAACATCCGCATGTACAAGGCATGGTATCTAATACGTATATAGCATCAGATACGGTTTTTAAAACAGATCCAGGTTGTAAATATGGATAAAACTCAGAACAAAGATGTTGATTGCCATCACCTGATATGCTGCCAGCGCTATATCCAAAAAATGCTTCCTCCATCCATTCAGATAAAGAGCCCATTGTCTCATAGTTAAACAACACAGAATACTTATTCTGATTCTCTCCTCCTGTGGTGTATAGATAATCTGTAGAGACATGTTCCATTTCACTAAGAACCTTATATATATAATCTTCCACAAGACCTGTTATCAAAGGAACTGGAGCAGACAATATAGATTCTTGACGATGGGGAACTTCGCAGTCCCCTTCCATTTCTGGTAACCCAATATGATCAATTGGTTCCATATAATCCTGTGCTCCGTCTTCTCTGTAATTGGTAGCTATATCGCATATCTGTCTTTCATTGTCTCCATTCTCCTTATTATTACAAGCTACAAGACCTATATTTTCAGACAAATAATTTATAGGGGTTCCTACAATATCATCATAATCGATAATAAATCTTGATTTACCTTTAAAAGTGGCAAAATTGCTTTCCACTATAACAGTTTGACCTACGGTAGCCGGGTTGTTACACTCTTTCTGTTCTTCATCTATAACAACCGCATCGTCGTCAATCAATACTCCATCTCCTGCTGTATTGCTATACTGCCATACATATTTCCTATCAACACCCGAGCAATCCGGAGCATATGTGTTTATAGACTGGTATGGGATACTGTCTTTGTTCATTTCCTCTCTCGCCTTATCATAAGGCGGGGGAACAAGAACGAATGCTGGAGTTTTATATCCGGTGGATGTCTTAAATGATATAGAAAAAGGATATACTTCATTCCTCATGTATCCCACATACAACGAACAGGCATTACCATCCTTATACAGATCCTCGTGGGCTACCGACGCCTGCCATTGAAGGAAATGGCCCATGAGAGAAACTACAGGCTGTAAATTCCATTCTTTTTCTGCCGTAAGACCATATTGAAGAAGACGGTTTCCGACTGACACTATTCCTCTTGATGTATTATATATGGCTCTTTTTAAAGAAATATGTTCAAATGTTGTCCTCTTATTATTAAGATCAGAATAATAGTATATGGTCTTCTCTGTAATAGGATGAATACCTTCTATGAAATAATCCACTACAGGTTGTGTTTCACCATTGTATCCTACAGTATTCTGAATAACAGCCACCTTGTAATGGCTGACTTGCCTATCCAGATTAGACACCTTAAGCCTTATACCAAGATTAGTCCTTTCCCCCCATTTACCGTCATTGATCCTGATATATTGCTCGTCAAATACATGTACAGGATTTGTAAGTGATGTGTAGTTTGTTTTCTCGTTGCCAAATTCATCACACAGAGCCACAGCAAACTGATACACGCCCGCACGTAGGCTGCCCCCGTACTCTATCTGTACCGGCTCTACGCATGGCTGGTCCAGTAGCGGAAATACCCTAAGTTTCTCACATGCCAGAAAACAACCATTCTCCTGCATGAATTTATCCCTATTGTATTCTTTATCACATATCTTATACCCATGATAATGATACCATATATCACCTTCATCGTCAGGAGTCAGAGCCTTGTCTACAATAACATACCTGGGAGGATTATAATCGTCAGTCCAGTAAATACATTTCCCACATTTCTCTGTCTTTATTTCTATGGTTTTTATAGGATGGTAGATAGAGAACTTAAGGCACGGATCTTGCTCGTTGTCTTCCAGCAAGGTCTTCATGCCAGAACACAAAGACTCCGATCCTTCTACCATAGATTCTATATCAGAATCGGATAAGATACTTGTATCGGATTCAGGCTTGAAATAAGTTATTTTAGATACGCCTGTTTCAGGATTTGTTATAAAAAAATAGATATTGCCTGAAGTAAGATCATTCTTGTAACCAATAACTTTAAATCCATCGAGATCAATGCATTTAAGATTACTGTGCTCATTAGATCTCATCCCAACATTACCGTCCTCGGATTCGATGTTGGCATTCAAGGCAAACGTATAATGCTGATCCGTAAGACTCGACGGATGCAGATCTCGGTTCATACCTGTTTGAGGAACCGCTATGTTTCTGTTATCTTCTGATGCCATCTTTGTAACTGTTTGTCACAAAGATAGCAAAAGAAGAACTAACTCACGCAATAGAAGCTACTGGAATAACAAAACCTTGCGCCATAGCTTTATGAAAATCACCTGTTAAATAATTAGGTGATTATATACAACTTTACACCACAAATATATCAAATTGTTTTTATATATAAATAATAATTCCTACGTTTGTGTCATGAGATTAGTCGAACAACATACAATCAAGCCAAGTTCTGTTTATTATAATGAACTTTATGACCTATTGCATAAGTGTAAAAACTTATACAACAAAGGATTGTATGTTGTTAGATAACACTATTTCCAATACAAGGATGATAATACTGTAAAGTATAAGTACCTAAACTACTATTCTCTTGAAAAGAAGTTAAGAACAGAAAATGATGTTGACTATCGTGCTTTACCAGCACCGGTTGCTCAACAAGTGTTGATGATGGTTGATAGAAACTCTAAATCTTTCTTCAATCTCTTTAATAAAAAGAATAGAGGTGAGTATTCTGAGGAAGTAAGAATGCCAAGGTATCTCAACAAGGGTGGTTTGTTTCCTGCTGTTTTTGCAACAAATGCTTTTTCTCAAAAATGCATAAAACAAGGCATTGTTAAGTTACCAAAACAGTTTTCCTTTACAACAAGAACCAATAAGCAAAATATTCAACAACTTAGATTCATTCCTAAGAATGGGTATATCGTTCTTGAAATAGTTTACAATAAGAAGGAAAAAGATCTTATGTCCGATAATGGGAACTATCTTGGCATCGACATAGGATTGGATAATTTAGCATCTTGTGTTTCAAACACCGGTTCTTGTTTTATTATCAATGGTAGACCACTGAAGTCTATCAACCAGTATTATAACAAAAGACTTTCATATTTAAAATCTAAATTAAAAGATAATAAACATACTTCAAAACAAATCAGGTCATTAACTAACAAAAGGAATAACAAGATCAAAGATTATCTTCATAAGGCAAGTAGGATGTTGGTTAATCACGTAGTTTCCAATGGTATTAACACGATCGTTATAGGTCATAACAAATGCTGGAAACAAGAGATCAATATCGGAAAACGAAATAATCAAAACTTTGTATCTATTCCTTTTAATATGTTTATTTCAATGATATCTTATAAAGCAACATTAGAAGGTATTAATGTTAAGATTGTTGAAGAATCTTATACTTCAAAATGTAGCTTTTTGGATAATGAACGGATTTGCAAACATGAATCCTACAAAGGAAGAAGGACCAAACGAGGATTGTTTAAAACCTCGTTTGGTAAGATCATCAATGCTGACATTAATGGTGCTTTTAACATCATTAGAAAATCAGAAAAAGAATCCTTTGATGTAACGATGTTACCAGAAGGTAGAGGGTTTTGGTGGAACCCAGTACGGATTTCCGTATAAATATGTATTACTTTACGCTTTTGGTGTAAAGTGCTATATAGTCACATATCTTTTACCCCTAATCAACACAGTGCCATCACCACCAGCTCCAGCATAAACCATAGAGTATCTGACGCCGCCGCCTCCGCCGCCATAACCTCCGCCGCCTTTACCAGATCCGTTTGTTGATCCTCCTGTGCCAGATCCTTCACTGTAATCAGATATTCCGCCTTGAAATACCACTCCGGTGTTAGTTTCTCCACTCCCACCACCGGCATTTCTTTTACCGCCGGATTCTCCAAAATCTCTGGTGGTATGACCTTGACCTTTGATTACTCCATACTCTTCTCCATTAGTGTCTCCACCATCCGAAGCACCATCTTGTGTATATGATGAACTGCCGGCACTACCACCATCTCCTCCCTTCCATTTATTAGCTCCCTTTCCTCCATTTGCTCTATAAGACGAGTTCATAAATTGAGAGTAACCCCCATCTTTACCAGGGGAATTTTGTTCAGCTTGATAAACTTTTGCTCCTCCTTTTCCTACTGTTATAGAAATAGATTGACCTGGTTTTACAGCAATAGCCTCTCCGTCTTTCCAACCTTTGCTATCAGATTTGAAGGTCTTGGTATAACCACCTCCACCGCCGGCAGAGCTACCGCTACCTCCGCCTCCAACTAAAAAAACGTCTACGAGAAAACAGCCATCAGGAACTATCCATGTGTAATTCCCGGCTGGATAAAACCTTATAAGAAAGTCCTCAAGCTCCCTATTTTTATCAAAAAACGACGCCTCATAATATATCAGGAATTACCCCCCCCCTATATATAATAACTTATTGTAAATCATATAATTATATTTAATATAGATAATCAAACAAATACAAAGAAAGAATCATTGCGATATATACTACTCTCTGTTGCAGAAGTAATACAATCAACATCTTCATCTGCATTATTAATAAGATCTCTCATTCCATCGTATCTATTAGAAAACATAAAAACGTACCTCTGGTCATTTATCTGAAACTTGTATATAATACCCTGTTGTTCACTTGTAGGATACGGGTCAAATGTAATCCGTATTGACATTGGTTCGTAACCGGTAGAGGTGCTTGAAAACGAAAAAGAAACTGGACTCTGGGTATGAATATTAAAAGCCGTACCTTCTCTAAGTTGATTCAGTACACTATTTATCTTATCCTGGCTAATTGTATCGGATTTGACTTTATTCATTAAATTAAATAACCTTATCATATCTCCAGGCTCGATTTCTGTTTCTACACAATGATAAATAGCTCCATTACCAGATCTCTGTTCTTCAAAATATCTTCTCCTACTCATAATGATACTCCTTCCTATAATAACCGAGGAAACTAAACCCTTCCGACTCCTTCCTCAAAACATCATGCCGATTCCAATACTTTTCTAAGTCGAAGGCTTCTCTTTCAAATACGATATTATAATATGCCTTATCATGATCGCGATATATGCACAACCTAATCAGGTACTCAATTAAATACCATGAATAGTATAAAAATATCGGAATAAGGGACAGCCACAACATCCACCATCCTACATTACCGAATAAGAGACACAATCCTATTGTAAGCAACGATATAAACATACCAAAATAAAATAACGTATGATACTGATTGCAATGAGCCTCCTCGTGATATTCGGTTCTCAATGACACAGCATCGCTTTCGGTAAATACAGCTCCAAATAACATAATTGTTTTGTAGCCGTCAATGAACGTAAATAACTTGGCTATTTTTGATTTATAATATATTTTCATTGCCAAAAAATATTTTATACCAATTACATAAAGTTAAAAAATCTATAGGAGAATCAACTCCATCCCATTCCCATTTATCTAAATAGGCCCTGAGTTTATCTCCTTCAACGCATTCGGCTTCTTGCAAGAAGACAAGATGAGGCATAAATAACTCCGATCCTTCCAAAGACTTATTAAAGAACTTAACCAGCCTCTTATTAAATCCAGGACCGTACCATGATTTTTCATTTGTGGATCCAAGACAATAGTAAGAATTGTTCTTAACTTTAATACCAAACCATTTACATACGTATGGATGATATACTCTATCTGCTAAGAATATAAATGGCTTATACCATAGGCAATGCCAGAATGTACTACACTTGCCTCCAAACTTCTTAAATGCCCATCTGAACCCTCCAGAGAAGCACCAATTGTTAGCCCCTCTCTTAACCTTAACTTTGTATTTAAAATTCTTATTCCGGTTACTAACCCTATCCCACGGCTTAACCTTATCGGTATCCATATCAGGAAGGAATGTCCAATGATGAAGCAAGGCGCTATAATAAGGATTGTATATCTTGTGTCTGTTTCTAATAACGTACTCAAAAATATCGTATCCTACTTGCCCGGCTTCTTCAAATCCTTTTTCTGACAAGAAAGCTAATATAGGAGCCAGATTCCAGATCTGATCTTGTGAAGTGAATGGGGAGAAGCAAGGGTCTTCATCTTTTAACTCTATACCATTAGTATATCCGGAGCTTATCTTGGTAAGACCAAATTTGCTTGCGTCTTCGCTATGGATATCGTCTCTTAAGAAAAATCCTTTTTCGAATTTGAAATAAATACCTTTATTGCTATTAAAAAATAGATCATAAGTAGTATCGGCAAGACGAGTAAGTGCCAATATGGCATTACGAACATCATCTTCTGTCTTGTTGCCAAGAACCATTTCCGCGTATAGAAACTGGAGATACTGAGCCAGGTTAATAGTTCCGTCGCCAACCCAGCCTGCCCCGTCCTTCACCGACGACAGTGGGATGCACGAGGCCTGCTCTGTGTAGCTGGAATCGTAAACGAAATCCCTATAGAAGACTTCTTTTATCTTATCGTATTTACTCCACAGATCTTCCATGCCATTACCCTATTACGATCACACAATCTCGTTTTTCTTTATTGTAGACCATCGTACCCATCTTAGTGTACAGACCTTTTATATTTTGGTAATTGGTTTCCCCATGAGCTGAAACGTTGGTAGTGATGCTGTCAGAGTAAACCTCCTCACCACCTTCGTTAATGAAGTTAAATCCTTGTTTAACCATCTCTCCTCCAAGGTAGGCTGTAAAAGACACAACGACATTTCCTCGCCCTCTATTCCCATACCAATTACCATAGATATCAGCATTGATATTAGGTTCTGACTCGTCCATGCCCGGCGCTGATAGCAAGGTCTTCATCTTAATAAGTGCCCCTTCAAGACCGGACTGCATGTTATCACCACCATAAACAAGGTAATCACCTACCTGTTGTTGGGTGGTGGCCCACCGCTTACTCCATCCAACGTACTTGTTATCCACATTTGATATGCCTGTGTTAGTAAAACCGGTTGCAGTATCAAAATCGGAACCGTCTTCCGATTCCCATCCGTATCTAAGAACAAGATAATCGAACTCAGGAATTACAACAACCTGCTCGCCGGCAGCTTGTGTGATTGTAACATTCTTACTCTCTCCACCAGCCGTTACCTTAGCTACACCACGGCGATCTTCGGCTACCGGATTCGGTCCGGCTGTGAAAAGGATGTTTGCCGGCCCCACGCCTCTCATTTTGTCGGCGGTTACTATTTCGCTTGCACTAACTTCTAACATTTTATCTCATTTTAAATATTTCGAATACGTATATCCAACTCAACAAAAATACTATCGGGCAGTACATTGTCTCTACCAAACTCGCATCTCCTTTAAATTGCCTGATTGACCAAACAATCATAGACGCAATAACACCAAGCAAGTATATGAATATAACGACTTCTGTCATACCAATTTAAGTATATTATCGATTACAGGATACGCCTTAGTATATATCTCAAACTCAGCACGGCGCCGTCTAAGAGGTTCGTACATGCCTTTCAATGTCATACCCATCATCTTAAGTTCGGTCTTAGCATTTTTCAGCTTAACCAGATCTTGTTGTGCATACAACTTAAATAAATCGGCTGCACCTTGTGCTTCGGCATTATACATCAGCTCCTCAAAGAATCTCATCTTCACAAAATTATCGACATAATCCAGGACCAGACCCTGCGGCGTGTCTGGTATGATTATGTTAGATTCTCCGTCAAAAGGAAGAGACCGGTACTGCATGTAAATAGGACCATCGAAATTAGCATACAGGAATCCGTTTACGATATTTATCTCATACGGACTATCCTTTATTGCTTTATTCCGGCATTTACTCAAACAAGAATCACGAAGCATAGGCTTAGCAAGACCTAACATCACAGGCCGGTCATAATAGCAACGAACTTCATGATCGCGATCGTGGGTGTTGATATAAAATTTTTCAACTATCACTTTCTCGCATTCGTCTTTACAACATTCATCGCAAGAACACCACCTATAACTTCTTTCAGTGCGTTCTTTCCACGCTATTGTATTTTGAAGCTCTGGTATCACCTTATCACCTTCCGGTACCTCATATCCCTTGAAATCGCATTTAAATGCCAGAATAAGATCAAAGTAATCTCCCGGCATACGAGCCTGCCCTCGCTTGACATCCACTACCGCTTCTTTGCGCATAGTAATATCGCCTCCAAACTTCTTCAGGGCAATTTCTACCCATTTGTAGATGGATACCTCATCTATCAGATCACGCTTGTCAAATGATCTTAAAGATGATTTTAATTCTATGATATATTCCTCAACAGTCATCGTAAAAAAAATATGGAGGACAGGAAACGAACCTGACCTCCACAAAGATATTAATAATCTGATTAATGCCCTATTTTGCTGTTTTAAAAGTTAGGATCTTCAAACTTACCGTACTTTAGAAACGTGCTTCTACATTTCCCTTTTATACCATTAAGTGTAACTTCATATCCGGCTCCTGTCATGTAGATGGTTTGCTGATTAACTCTTTCCCCGGAATATTTGTCAACAAAATATGATCTGTAAACACCAAACTTATTTTTGACAATATCACTGTACAGCTCCCATCTACCCCGCCCATTTCTGAACATGAACTTGACTTCCTCAAGAAACAAACGAAGATTCTTTTCTGCGATGATGATTCCATTCTGCTCAAGCTTCTTCGCCACATCTCTGATTAGTCACATATTTTCATGATCAACCTTCTTAAATGACTCTGCAAACTCCACATCGGGACGCTGCTCTTCTATGGTCTTAATCGCCTGCTGTCTCTCCGCCTCTGCTTGTGCTCTCTCGGCTATGGCTCTATTCTTAGCATCAATCTCATCAGCTAATGCTCTTAATGCAGATGGATAGTCTTTCGGTGTTATAGAATAGGAACCGGTTTTTCTTATAGAGGGTAGGACTTCAGATGTTACCCATTTCTTGAATTTTTTAGCAAAATCCATCTTTGATCCAAAAATTAGGCTATACAGTCCAGACTCATTGATTATCAGTATTTTAGTGTTTGGAGTGTAGGGACGGAACGTTTCGTTCCACCCTTGAGTATCAGGTACTTTCATTATTAGTCTATCATCTTCATCAACGTGATCCCTTATCGCTTTTCTCGGATTAGTGTACCCTAAAAATGAAGCTATAGGAGATCCTATAAAATACGGTTCTTCGTCAATAATAATAATTTTTAGCTCTCCAAAATCTGAATTTTTGAAAGATGATACGGTTTTAACCTCTTTGCTAAATTCCATTTCGTTGGATTCCGACGTCAAAATAATGTTACTGTTCTTCGCATTGTTTTGAAAATTGCTTACATTTGTTCCCATAATAGGAATTTTACTTTTTATATCCGCCAGCCTGAGAAGGTAGACGGATATGCAAATATAGCGATTAACCTATATCAATAAAGGGTAATCGCTATATTTTTTTTACATGTTCCTATGATTGAGTTCTCGATCTTCGAAAACTCTCTTAATCTGGAAATCTTTAAACACTCTTCTTTTAGCAAGTATTTCATTATACATAAATCGGTATCTTCGTCCTTTATTCATTTTAACCCTTAACTTCTTTTTCAAGCTATCTTGTATTACAAAATGGTAATATCTTTTAGAGTCTGCGAAATCCATAGCCAGGTGGTTGTAGAGGTAGCCGTTGGTTCCGAGCCTGCTCACGATGTCCAGGTCCCGCCTGACGGCAAAGCGTTGCCCCGGTATAAGCACATGGCATAAGTATCCTACGTTATCTACGTAAACACCGGCATCAGCTTCCACATAATGTTCTGATACGGTTTTCCATATAATAGACAACAGTCTTAAAACCTCCCCTCTGTCTCTTATCATGCCTTTCTTAAAACCATTCTTTCTTTTCATAAGACGATGGTAGTAGGCTACAAAATACGGTGATTGTATTGATGTTCTTTTCATGTCACTAAGTTTATATAAAAATGGGCCTTGGTTTCACAACTAAGACCCAAATAAAGATAAATAATATTTTGTTATTGAACAATTTGACTTTTCTGATTGGAATCAAGATTCGGATTTTCATCGACAGGAATCTGTAGCCTGAATGCTACTTCCTTTATCGTCTCTGCCACTACATATTCGATCAATTTAATAGGGCAGATAAATTCGTATTCCCATTCAGACTCACACCCTTTAGGTGTAGGATCGCAGGCCATTAACTCCAGCGCCTTCTTTCTTCTTGTTGTAAAGAACTCTACGTTAATAAGCTCTATATGAAAATCCGGTATATAAATATAGTCGTTTTCTACATAATAAAAAGGACGCCGTTCTTTAACGTATTTAGCATACGGTCTTTTTTGTTCATTGCGATACGACTTTATTTCAGCGAACTTAAAAAATATAGTGTTATCTACGTTAGTCACCTTAGTAATAGCCGGTCTAAGGGCAGAATAAAGAAGTCCTGGAAGTTTATGCTTTGAACGCATAAGTGTATTACATAACGCAAATTCGGCATCGCAGCAAACTATTTTATCAACTTCAATCATCTCCAGGCAAGTAACGTAAGTTAGGAGCCGGTGGTCGCCAAGTAACGTCCCGTCATCCCACCTCTGGGCTGTATAAGATTCGGCTTTAGTTCTACCGATATTCAATATCCATCTCCGGCTAACATGAGAGTCTTTATCAAGGGCATGAATGCCATTTATGACTCTTGATACAAATTCACCATTTGTAATCATACTCCCCTCCTTTCTTTTGATCTGGATTCTCTTGATTTGGCATTCAAGATCCTCATATAAATCTCTCTTTCACTCATGCCGGATATGGTTTTTATAGCATCATCCAACATAACTTTCGTATATAAAGGTTTAGGGAATCCCTTTATCTTAACCGGATCAGGAACTAACTTCGCCTTCCGATATTCATAAAATCTTTTAGAAGTTACATTAAGATAAGAAACAGCCTCTTCCCCGGTATAATACTTAGCCGGATTAGCAAGCTGCGTCCATGTCTCAAGATCGTTGGCTGTAAGATGATCACATTCCCCGCTTAAAAACATCTCCTTTATCTTATCGCATACCGCCGCACCGCTTTTACGCAGCGTCTCTGTCAGAATTTCTTTCATTTTCAAAACACCCTGTTTTAAATCTTAAAACAATAGAGGCAATGATTATCAGAAGAGTAACAGCCATAACAGACCACACTACGATATTGTGCTCAATAGGCATCTCAATATTAACCGTAACCCATTCTACACAGATATTAAAAATCATGCTATAGATCAATAACCTATGCCATATACAAAACCTGAACATTCTTGAAAAAGCCAAGAGAAATAGGTCCCATGATAGAGAATGACCTAATATCGGATACAGCCAATTAGTAATACTAAAAGGATAAAACTCATCAAAAATGCTGGCTAACACAATAACCTGCATCAACACAGGATAATACTTCACAAACGTCACACAGACATTCCTTTGCCCTTTACTGATAAAATTGTTGCTCATAGCATGTTGTTGTTATGTTACTAAAATGGGGAAGGCGATCAGCACCTTCCCCTGGTTTTCAATCACTTTTTAGTGCTCGTCTTCTTTCTTTTCATCTTGCCTCCAACACTACCGCCTTGGCGCATTTTAGGTTTGTCTTTCTTATCGACTTCACCACCCTGACGAGCTTTCTTTTTACAAGCCATGATACTAAAAATTTAAAATTGAATGATGTGCAATATTAATCATTTTTGTTCTAATAACCAAAATGAAATACAGCAAAAGGGGCAATTAAATTAATTACCCCTAATGTGCTTATCACAACCTAACAGATGCGGTTGGTTTACCCCAGAAACTATAAACACATCCGTTTTCATCACCTTCCATAGCCATGCCCGTAAATGGATTAAAGCTACATCTTACCCAGCATCCACAACTTTTAGCATTGCAAGTATCAGATGATCCACCACAAGTAGAAGGAGTAGAAACAGGTTCTCCATTTATATAAACGGGTCTATATTTCAATGCGAAATAGCCATTCTCGACACCGGTACAGTAAATACCGGTAACAACAGATCCGGCAGGAACATTAAGACGTGTTCCGTCCTTTGTACTTGCTGTTACTGTTTGAGCCTCTCCGCCGTAAGTTACATTCACACCGCTTTGACCTCCTTCAGGTATCAATGGCGCATACCAGAATTGGAACTTTCCGTTTTCATCCCCTTCCATGTACATAGCCATTATCGCATTTCCGCTTGGACAACTGTAATTACATCCCTTCTTGCTCATAGTGGCAGATTGTTGTTGACGAGAACTGTCACCTATTAAGGAAACAGTAACAAGAGGCTTTTCTGCCGCAGCTTGTGTAACATTTATTTTCAATGTTTTACCACTGTCATTTTGAGTAAGCAAAACAGATCCAGTACGAGAAGAAGATGTACCTGTGTTGGCAGTTATCCTAAGAACACAAATCATACTATCCGAGGCCTGATTTTTATATTCAGTCGTAATCCAAGACGGTTTAGATGTAGTACTAAAACCATGATAAGAACCATTCAATGTACTTTTGATTGTATATTGAGCATCATTAGATGCAGCTTGAACAGATAAAGATTTATCTGAAGTAGTATCATCAGCGAATGTGAACTTATACAACATTTGTCTTGCCTGCGAAATACTAAGAGTAACTGTCTTTCCAGATTCATTTTGAACAAAAACAATATCACCAGATCTGGAAGAAGATGTTGTATTGGCAGATAATGTCACCACAGCCTTCATGCTTTCAGATGTCCCGTCTCTGTAATCAACAGAACACCAAGAAGGTTTCGATTTAACAGAATATCCTATATATGAATCATTCTTAGTACTTATGATAACTTCTTCAATATCCTGAGATTCTCCAGTTACAGACCTTGATTTGCTCGTTCTTCCATCATGGAACTGAAATTTATATGATGCATATCCGCAACTTCCAATAACATACTCTTCTTTAGTATCAGAATTTCCGCAATTATCGTAACGAATAAACTTAGTTTTGGTTCCATTACATCCATTTTCTCGCCAAGAACCGTAAGATCCGCAATTACAGCAATTTATACAACTTACAGAATATTGACGATTTACGCTACCAGAGCAACTATCACGATAAGCATTGTACTGAGTATGACCTACGCAGTCTCCTGTTCCATAGTAAGACCAGTCAGTACAAGATTCTCCACCTCCATTAACCCATCTTGTGTTGTTGTAAGAAGAAGAACATGGATTGGTGTCACGTTGTTGCTTCTGAGACGTACAACCGTCACAACGGGTACTTCCAGTATCCGACCAAGAAGGAGTTGTGCTATCAGCTACGCAATCACCGTTTTTGTTAGCTACTGCCTGACCTTGGGAATTTACAGCATCTTGAGCCTTCTTATTAGCATCAGCTTGACTGATATTGGACGTAAATGGACCACCTACTTGATCTTGGGTTACGGTAACAGACGAACCATGCTGACAGGTTCCGCAATTGTTTCTGGTGAAGACCTTACTTGCCTTACCGGTCCAGGTACAAGTGCCTTGTGCGTCAGCAAGAGCCTGCCCCTGCTGTTCGACGGCAGCCTTAGCCTTGTTATTTGCGTCTTCCTGGCTTACGGTAGACGTAAAAGGACCGCCAGTTACATCATCCTGATCTATGGTAACTTTAGATCCTACACCGCCGTCAGCACACCGTTTTGTAAATACCTTGCTATATGTTCCGGTCCAGCTACAAACCTTATCTCCACCTTCTACCCAGCGTTCATTTTCTCCACCATAGCATTCGTTGGTATTAACCTGTTTTTTATAAGATTTACCACCTTCGCATTTAGTTTCAAGCGGTTCCGAATCTTCCCATACAGGATCGGTGTTGTCCGTTTCACATGTTCCGTTCTTGTTAACATAAGCCTGACCTTGGGCTTCTACGGCTTCCTGAGCTAATCTATTTGCCTCTTCCTGGCTTTCATTAGAATAGAACGGTCCACCTACCATGTCTTGTGTTACGCTCATCGGAACACCATGCTGACATGATCCGCAATTGTCTTTCGTAAATTCCTTGCTATATACGCCTACGAACCTACATTTGCCTTTTTGGTTGGCAATATTCTGTCCTTGAGCCTTAACAGCTTCCTTGGCCTTATTATCAGCATCTTCTTGACTTACGAAAGAAATAAAAGGATTGCCTTCAACATCAGCTTCACTTACTTCTACTTCCGTTCCTGAATCCGGTATCTCACAATCGTTTTTCTGGAACGTTTCTGTATAATGACCGGTCCAGCTACAAACCTTATCTCCACCTTCTACCCAACGTTCTTGATTGTGAGTTTCAGAACATTCGTTGGTATCACGTTGCTTTTTCTGAGACTTACCTTCATTACATCTAAGTTCTTCCGGTTCTACGTCCTCCCATACAGGATCGGTGCTTAATGGTGTACAAGTTCCGTTCTTATTAACATAAGCCTGACCGCCTTCTTCTACGATCCTACGGGCTTCTGCGTCTGCCGCATCCTGGCTTTCTGTAGAAGTAACAGGACTACCGTTAACCATTTCGGCCGTAACCTCCATCTCTACACCTTTATGACAAGCCTCGCATTCGGGAACGAATCTCTTACTGTAATGACCGGTATATACAGTCATATCTTCACAATTACCTTTATTGTTGGCAATAGCCTGACCTTGCTCTTTGACAGCAGCCTGAGCCTTGTTATTGGCATCATCTTGACTTACGGTAGATGTGAAAGGAGCACCAACAACATCTTGTTCGGTTATAGTAATCTTAGACCCTACTTGGCCTTCATCACAATCGTTTTTGGTAAATTCTTCACTGTATTTACCAGTCCACGTACAATGACCGTCTTGGTTGGCTATGGCCTGCCCCTGCTGCTCGACGGCAGCCTGAGCGAGCGCGTTAGCCGCCTCCTGGCTTTCGTATGAAGTAAAAGGACCACCAGTTACATCGTCTTGATCTACTGTTACCTGCGAACCTACGCCTTCTCCTTCACAATTGTCTTTTGTGAATACCTTGCTATATACACCAACAAATTGGTTTTTATCTATGCAAGTACCTTTCTTATTTGCAAGATCTTGTTTCTGTTCTTCCATAGCGGCCTCAGCCAGCGCATTAGCTGCCTCCTGGCTTTCCCTTGATACAAAAGCATCTGGGTATCCGGCAAGATCCTTTTCAGTCAAATCAACGAAGCTTCCGGTCTGAGATTCGGCATCGCAATCATTTTTCTGAACACGAGCCGAAGCCTTTCCAACGAAATAGTTTGGATCAGTAACGCATTCTCCATTCAGGTTTGCCTGATCCTGACCGTTTTTCTCTATATCATCAAGAGCTTTCTTATCAGCATCTTCTTGACTTACGTCTGATGTATATTTACCGGCTTCTACTGTGTAAGTGTAAGGTGCTCCGATAAACCCATCTTCGCAGTCATTTTTATAAAATACTTTTGACTTCTCTACGTTATACCATAAATTTGTTTCACATGTACCATGCTCATTAGCATAACCTGGACCTTCAGCTTCCAAGGCATCCAAAGCCTTCTGATTAGCATCCTCCTTAGAAACAGAAGAAGAGAAGCGGCCGGCTTCTACAACATACTCTACCATAGATCCAACTTCAGTTACCTCACAATCTGTCTTTTGGAACATTTTGGATTTCCTGTCGTTGTACCATTTTATGGTATTGCAAGTACCATGAGAATTAGCATAGTCTTGACCTTTGGCGTTCAACTCAGCTTCAGCCTTACGGTCAGCATCTTCTTGGCTTATGATAGAAGAAAATTGCCCGGCTTCGATTGTTATCGTAACCAAACTTCCTTCTTCGGTATCAGGATCGCAATCGTTCTTTCTAAACGACTTTGATTTCTTGACATTGTACCATAATATGGTTATACAACGACCATGCTCATTAACCCAGTTCTGACCATTTTGTTCAATGTCTTTCATAGCCTTGTCATCAGCATCAGACTGAGATATGATAGATGTGTATTTTCCGGCCTCAACAACGTACTCAAGCTCTTCCCCTTTCTCTGTCTCAGAATTACATCCTTCTTTTGTGAAAAGAGCTGACTGTCTTTTATTTCTATAAACTACCTGTTCTTTTCTTTTATGAACTAACGTACATTCTTCAGATACGCTACCGTCCCTGGAAGACACCCTTATCTTGACACTTCTGTTGGCACCAGTATCATTTTCATCAAAGTAAATATTAACCTTGCTGTTAAGACTGCCTTCTTTCTTATCTATGTTCGCCCAACAATTACCTACTTTCATTCGCTGATCCTCCATCTTAAATTTTCGGGATTTGTATTTACGTTGATTACCTCTGATGATCCATCGGAATCAAGATCAACAACATCCTTGTCCAGGTGAATTTCCTCCTTATCCACAGACTCGCATTCAACTATTTCAATAACATAATCTTTTATATTACTTTCTATACTTAACTGCGTGCTTGTTTCATCACCCTCAACCTGTTCAAATTCCTTATCCAATTTAATGTAAGGAACGACCTTTCCGGGTTGATAAATAGGAATCAGTACACCATTTATAGTTATGTTCTCATTAACTTCATTCCCGTCCTCATTGCCAGGCATGGAAACAATCATCGAAACCTGGAACGTGTCTTCAAGACCCGGATCACCAGGGAAACCATAATCAAGCCTAATATCATTGACGTCAATATTAAGACCGGAAGCGGTGGTAAATGCTTTTATGACGCTCTTTATCTCTCTTTCCCCTGTAATAAGGGAATTAATAGAAGCAGCGTTGGTGGTAATAAGGATCTGCTTATCTCCACCAGATATAGGGAACTCCAGCCTGCTAACCGAGACTTCTGTGATCTTAATGCCTTTTTGCCTGAAAGTAATAGCTTTCATACTTTCAGTATCGGATTTCTTCACAATTCGGATAGTGATCCTGTCTTCCCTTCCTTTCCAAGATGGAGCATCGAAATTCATTTTATCACGACCGACACCTTCCTTCTTGTCCGAGGTAAGCCAAGAACCATCATCCATCTTATATATTCTTTCTTTGCTCATAATAACCCTCCTTTATTAAAGTGTCAGTTCCCATTCAACGCCATCATCTACCACAACCTGTACCGTAGCCGTACCGCCTGTAGCTTCAAATGTTATGTCAGTAGGAATAACATCAAATATCTCTTGTACCCCTACACATCCTAAGCCACAGATAATGTCCTTAAACCATTCCTCTTTAGCATATTTTTTAAGAACCTCTTTAAAGAACTCACGAAGCCAATCCGAATCAATAGATTCCTTAAGTATGGTTTCTATTATTTCCTTAAGCCAAGATTCGTGCATTTCCTCTTTCAGAATCTCTTTAATAAGCTCGATAATGGTTTCTTTATCTAACTTATCAGAAGGCACAGAGCCATCAACGAGATTACCCCCGCATATAAATCCTTTGCATTTTTCTGCCATTTCTTATCCTCCTAAATTAACAATGGAACCCATAAGAACTATTTGCCTCTTCTCGGTACACAACCCTCACTTCAGCAAATTCATCTTGTTGACACATATCCCGGCAGAACCTAACAGTACGACCCTGGACTTTATACATATCAGAAGGCACGACACCTCCGCAATAAGACACAAGCAAAATCTCTGCCGGATCTTTCTTTAGAACCACATGAGAAGTACCGTCAAACACTTCTGTATTAACAGATCCACTTACGTTAATAGCCCTTGAAACGTATTTAGCTAAATTAGCTAAAGCTCCGTCTAAAGGCATACCATGATACAAACCAGCTTCTTCTATAGTTTCTCCATCATAGAATATGTTAGAAGAAGGAATATTGCAATGATGCGGGCGTTCGCACCCACCATGACTGCCAAAACAACCGTTACCTGTTATTGCCATTGTTACTCAAAATATTTATTTTTTGTTTTAAAAATTCTATTTCCCTATCCTGATATTCCATACGGCATATCATTGCATTGATTAAAGCCGTAAGATCAGATTTCTGAGCCAGACTGAAGTAGCCAGCGTTGATGCCGTCCGCGCAGTACACGCAGTTCGTGCAGGTGTATCCGTCCGGGCATGGCACCGGCGTCTCGTCCACATGTGGAACATATACGTGTTTGCCACTTAAGTCCTTACCAATTTGTGCACTCTTTTCCATTTTGTAGCTGTTTTTCAAGTTGTTCAACCCTTTGTTTTAGAAGCGTATTTTCTTCAACCATCCTATCCAAAAACTTATCTATGTTTTCAAAAACCAGCTCTATATTATGCATAACCTCATTATAAGGCATACCTGGAGTTAATTTGGATATGAATGTCTTGCATCCTGTATAATGAATGCAATGATCGCTTAAATGACCATACGGGCAATCGCATTCTTTTGGAAGAATTTCGCAATTGTCCGTACAGTCATTACACGGATCAGACCCGATACAGATATTAGATCTCAGAATATCAGGTCTGTCATCTTTACAAGTGTTACATGAGTTCATGACTTTCTTTTTTTGGTGCAAGATAGTGTTTTTTATCCACACCATCACAAAAAGAAGTCAATCAATGTATTCTATGTTATTATTCGCATTTTTTTTCTTTTTAATCCTGTATTCTTTTCCGTACTTTTTTTGACACTCTTTACACATATACTGATAGCCATGACCCTTTATGTAATAAAATTCAGATACAGATTTCACCTCGTTGCATGCATTACATTTTTTTACAGTCCTATCTCTCTTATAAGGCAATATACCATTATCGTTCCAGTCCGATAAAGCTTTGTCGTATGCATTTCTTGCATCTTCAACATCACAAAACACACCTAAATGATATTGTATCTTATTTATCTGAATGCAAGCACCATATTTATTTATCTTCTCAAAGTAATGCACTCCCCTTCCGTATTTTGAAACCTTTGACCTACATATATTCTCTCTATTTGTGAGTTTTCTTAAATTACTAAGATTATTATTTAACTTATTATTGTCTATATGATCTATTACCAAATCATCTTTTACCTTACCATTAAAAGACTCATATACTATCCTATGCACCCTCATTTTGCTCTTTCCACTCTTAGCACTTGAAAGCGTCACCTCCTCGTAACCATATATATTAATACGAGTCTTCATTACAGTTCCTTTTTTAATATTGAAAATAATACCAGTATCACTTACTGCATATATACCTTCATACCCAACAACGTTAATAACTTTCATGTATCAATTATTATATCCACATGGCAAATATAATGATTACTACGATTAAAATAATAAATTATTCGGATTTATTTTATTCGCATTCAGATTACGAGGCGAGCAATTGCCATTGTTCGCATTACCGCCGAAACGAGCAGCCAATTCTTTTTAACCTCTTTCTCAACCGTTATTTGCTATTTCAGAGGTCAGATCCCAATGTAAGACTTGTTAGCAGACTAACGGATTTCATTGAATAGCTTTTTTATTGTTTATAATGTTAACTATCTCTGTTGTCTAATGACGTTGCAAACGTATGTATAATATTTTATAGCTACAAAACAATTTGTATTAAATATTTTAAATTTTTGTTTTGTAGCTATAAAATATTATATTAACAAGATACGGCTGCTCCGTAAGATAGTATAAGGCTGCGCCTTAGCGCTGCGCTTATGATGGCTGCGCCATCAATGGGTTGCACCCATTAAACCTGCGGTTGACTGACGTCTAATAACAACTGGGCAAGACCGCAATAGGTGCGAGCCGTAGAAGAAGTGGCGTTATACGCAAACAGAATGCGAGGCGAGCAATGACCGTAGGCCGCAATACCGCCGAAACAAGCAGCCACTCTACTCCTTAAACCGATAGCTGAAGCCCAGTAGCAATTGTCCCATGTATAAAAACATTCTCCTGATCCGATACTTCCGCCTTTTTTATCTTTCCATCCAGTATAAGGAATACGGTGTAAAGCATAACTATTTCCTAAATTTTGGGTAGTTGCCGCCTTTTTGTATTTGGACTCAAAATCAAAAACCTCACCATTATTTATAGTAGACCTTTTCTCATATGTCCATTTCTTTTGATCTGGCTCTATATAGATATCAATAGTATTACCTATACGAGTAACATTAGGATCATTTAAACAAGTCCCTACCTGTTCGTATCCCCCTCCACAATATCTAAAGACATCTCCAGACAAATTCATACCGTCGTATAAAGACATCCTTAAAATAATTTCCAAATCAAATTCTGCTGGTTCGCCATTTTCATCTAAGGCTGATATGGTACCAGTCATTTCCTTAAACACAATAACATTCATATGACCTTCAGCCATACTCTTGGCTCCCTGGACGTTCTTATACCAGTATTTTCCTCCATAAAAATCAAACTCTGATCCTTCTTCTACGCCTGTCTCAAATGCAAAAGAAGCCGCCATCTGGCTTTCCATGCACTGTTCTTTAGGATATTCTGAATTTATGAGATAAGAAAAATGAGTTTTTTTAGTAGGTTCATAATGTATAATAGAAGAATTTGTAGCCCATGATCCATACAACCACGTCTCTTCTCCTTTTTTACGATACTTTACACCTCCGTATTTGCGATAATTGACATCATTACCTACTCCGGAGTTACCTGATATCCCTGATCCAAAAGTATCCGGATTAACCAAGTATTTAGTACCGTACAACATTTCAAGGTATATGATATAAGCATTCAAGGTCAAAAACCCACCTTCAGAAAAAGGATAAGAAGATTCAGGATCTACGTTATTAGCCCTCGAATACTTAGCTATATTGATTTGATTTACATCATTGCATCTCGGATAAGTTCTTCCATTTAGAAACATTGTGCAGGCGTTACCAACCCCGGCTCCGGATTTACAATTTGTTTCTCCTTCATACAAGAAAAAGAAAGATCTTGCCTTGGAGTCTACTGTACATACCGGTCCAGGAGATAAGGCTGTGGGCAGCAGCACAGGGCACGTCTGGCGCAGGTCAAGTCCGTCCAGCATAGGAACCGTGTCTGCGTCGTACACACCAGACCATATTTTCCCGCTTTTACCAACTACCTTATCAGCTACATATAGACTCTTGCTGCATCCTAAGAATATGCTATAATTCTTTGAAGTAGTCTCCCAAGGTCTTAAAATCCTTACCTCTGATCCTGAAGCATTATAAAGTTTTTGACTAATGCCATACTCTTCATAAAAAGCCTTAGCGTCAAATGCTCCGGCATCACAATACTTATTTTTATGACCGCTATCCAAATACAGTTCCACATCGCATTCGGCTCTCATTTCCTCAGTTATACCTACCGTAGGAGCAAAATCTCCATTTTCAAATCTAAGGAGATTGTTCTTACGAAGCTTTCCAACCGGACGTACCTTGTCTCCGATATTTTGAGTCATGTCTATAAGGTAAAAATCCCAAGAAGGGAGAAGACTCTTGTCACCAACTGATTCCGTGGCTTCTGGAGGAAGCTGGTCCTCAGCCCAAGCGGATGCCGATCCTGAAGCACCTTCTTTAATAACGTTGAAAGTATTACCATTAGACAAAACAAAAGGCTCAGATTCCTCCCCTTTCTTCGATAAAAACTTTTCCCTTTTACCAACTTGATTAACGACGATGATCTTCTTAGCCTTATTCCCTTCATCGGAAATAGTGTAATTCAAAGTCGTATCAAGACCTTCATTTATTTCAGAAAACACCGACACCAGTTTATCATTCTCACCTTCTGTCGGATTAAATTTTACGTTGCTCATTTTCAAAAATCAAATTGACATTCATCAACAACGGGCTCGCATTTGGTATTTTCATTAACCCATTTCATGCCCTCTTCTTCCAGTATCTTCTTAGCCTTTTCATTGGCATCATCAACGCTAATGAAAGACGTTACGGTACCGGCGTATATCCTCCTGTATTTCTCAGGAGCCTTCCATCCTTCCTTACAACGTTTACTAAACCAACCATGTTGATCTTCGTTGTAATAAACGGTTTTACATACTCCAGATTCGTTAGCGGCAGCCTGCCCCTCTTGCTCAAGGATCCTCGCAGCTTCGTAGTTAGCTATTTCGGTACTGAACTTAGACCATACACGACCGGCCTCTACCACGTAATGTATAGGCTGTTCTTGCTTTTGACCATCAGGGCAATCATTTTTAAAGAAATCCCCTTCCTGTCTTGTGTTATAATATACCTCGCAACAGCCACCTACTTTATTAGCATACAACGGACCTTCTTTTTCCGCAAACTCTTCCGCTTTCCTATCTGCATCATCCTGGCTTATATCCGAACAAAATTCAGCCTCATGAACGATAAACATTTCTTCAGAACCAAGATCTTCCGGACAATTCGATTTCTTGAAAGCTTTTCTGTATTCTTTGTTGTAATACATCTTTTTCATGACAAGATCTTATTAAGTTCTTCTTTGAATTTCTGAATCTCGTCCGGACACAGCCCACATTCCCCTTCACATACGATTCTTCTCATACGATCTATTTTAAGAACCGTATCCATATCAGGCTTGATACCTACCTTATACTTATGATATTGTAGATACTGATCAGCCTTACATGCTATAAAACGATCAGCACACTCACATAAGTAAGATGAAGGGAAAAGAATTTGCTGTGTACTTCCGGTAGCTGACATATCATTTCACGGTAAAATACCTGGCGTATTCTTTATTTATGTATTCAGAATAAGTAGCAAGATCATCAGGATCCGGGCACCCGTTCTTCAAATTAACAATCCAGCCTCTTACCAACTTTTGAATATCAGCATATCTTTTACTTACACCCCCTACAAACCTAAATTTTCGATGAAGGTCTATGATTTTCTTGTCCAAGACAGCAAGTTCATCATATTTCTGAATACAAGCCGCATTAGAATCAGCTTTAGGTGTCGTATTCGACTGAGGCTTTATAGCCCGACTTTTATTAACAGAAGCGATGTTGCTTCTTCCGCATCCACATCCCATAATTTATTGATATTTAATTAATTATATTTTACAACCACAATTTTCACAATTATTGAGAACATAAATCAATTTAGATGCTTTTTCATATAATTGTTTTACGTTTTCAAAATTCCCTAATCTCATATTAGCTTCAGCCGCAGCCAGAAGAAACTCTATTTCTTTTATTTTGTCAATAACGTCATCATCCTCATGATCACATAACACAGTTGACCTGGCCCATATCTTATCTATGTTAAGACGGATCAGGTCTGTTTTTAAATACTTTCTGTTAAATGAATAAGATGAAGGACTACCTTTTATGGTAATATCGTATATACCATCTTTTAGGTTTTCAAAATCATTTCCACGACCGGGATTTATGCCAAGGGTTTTACTGTTGAATACATTTAGCTGATTCTTGCCAAGATAATAAACATACTTATTCTCATCTTCAGGTGGTACAATCTCTATAATAGCCGGTCTGTCTGCCAATATCCCCCATTCCGACTGATCGGCTATGCGAAGCGTTTTAGGGTTGTTTGTACTTACAACCTCAAAATCAAGATGGATGTTGTTCATGCTCCCTTCCCACCCCATTCTGGTAAGGGAATCATCGTACCTGGCTGTTATATCAGCCCCCTCTACTTCAGTGCTATTAACACGTACCTCAGTGCCATTTATCTTGACTCCTACTATTTGGGCTACCAACGACTTAGCCATACCAAACATAGGAACAATAATTTCTCCATTGTAATCAGTTCCTTCATTTGGATACTGTACTACCTCCGTCTTGTACAGACCATCATTTCTTCTGGCTACTATTCTAATAACCATCTGATTTTCTACATCGTAGTCGGTCATTACTATCCTGACATAGAAAATGTTATTTCTTATCTGTGGTAAAATATCGATATAGTTCATAACTTATCTTTTTCCACAAAGATAAGTAAATGGGATGATAAAAGTTTAAACTATTGTGTATTAAATAAAATAGGATGAGGTCATCACCATATCCGATAATAGATTCCAGCGCCTAAGTAGGGAGAGAAGCCCTGGCGCCCAACCCCATACCCTGCCATCAGTCCTATGCCCCAGCGCCGGCTCTTTTCGTATATTATTTCTTTTTTATGATAGATGATCATCGTATCCAAATTAGGTCTGTATCCGCTTATAACAGCCCGATAATCATCTGTGCTGTATGTTTTTCTTTGTATTGGAATATTAATGTAAACAGTGTCTTTTATCGTATCTTTTTTAACTATAGCATCCATAGGGAAAGGTATCTCTACCTCCCCTACGTCAACTATATACTGAGGCACAGGAATAGGATGAATAACGGTGTCTATTACCGTATCTATTTCTATATCATGTATTATCTCCTGCTTCTTGCATGTTTTACCAAACAAGAAAGACATAAAACACAATAGGAGAACTCCTAATACATACCCTACCCTCATTTTTTGCAAACACATTTCTTACCCTCCTTTTTATTATCTAAAAGATCTTGTATTTCACCATTTTTTATACCTTCTTTTAACTCTTCTCCAAAAGGAACTTTTTGCCACCAACTCACTTTACTAAAGAAGTATTTAACACCTTTTACTATCATCAAATCAGGTGCAAGATCGCCAAGGCGCTTAAATGCCATTCCACCATATAATATTAAGGCGAATATCGTAATCCACTGGAGAAGCATATCTATAAATTCTGGAGATTTATGACCTCCCATAGACATAATCAAATCCATACCGGATATAGTAAATAACCCAAATGAACAGGCTGCGAACTCAAGGAGTATCTTTAATATACCCATATCACTTATGCATGTCAATATCTTAAAGGACCTCTTTCTCTTTCTTCGGACATGGCAATGTTTAATACTTTTTATCGTAGCCAACAAAAGATTGATAGCCAATATAAACAATATAGAATATATAAGATGATGAATCTCTTGGAAATTCATCCACAATGCCGATAACCCGGAAATCAAGAAAGCCCAAAAACTTTCTAAATTTATCCTTCCTGCAAATCTGTAAACCATATTAGAACATTATTACTTTCTTGCTACTTCCAAGAGAGTCATATACGTCAATATGAACCCAATTGGTACCCGATTCTAATCTAATAGGACAAGGAAGTAAATCCTGAGACTGGATTATTTTATCCCTTGCCTCTTCTGCTGTCATTCCTTTTGCATCAAAATCAATAGCGGCACCAAGCATGTGGGGACTAATATACAACGATCCAGAAACAGTCTTAGACTTAACTATATCTGATATATTAGTCCTAAAACCACGTTCATCAAACCTACCTTCAGACTCCCAAGTATTAACTATCATAGGAGTCTTCAATATGTCTTTCCTAACCACCAGTATAGTATGTAATAATTCAGTTCTTAAATATCTCCAGCAAAGATCTTTATCTCTGTTGTATTCTTTAGGACCAACTAATTCAACAATACTAAAATACCGACTTAACTCTTTTATAATATCTTCTCTTGTCATAACTTAACCTTTTTTACAAAGATAACCAGAACCTTATTTAATATAAAAACAAGACAGCGTTTGATTAAAACAAAAAAGGCTCCTGCACAAATATCATGCACAGGAGCCATACATAACATAACAACAATTCACAATCCTAAACAGCCTTAACATATCCGGCTGATACAAGATCAGCAAGATTTTCATAAGCTAAAGGAATACCTGAATCTCTTATGCAAAGATACTTTATTTCTTTATCAATATAATACTTTCCGTTCTCTAAAATAGAATTATATACCCAAGGAATAGGATCGTCTATCGTACCTGAATGCTTTTCTTGAACAACCATATACAGGCTTTCAGCTCCACCTCCCTGACCAGGAACCCAGTCGGCTTGGAGATTGTGATCTTGCCTTACTTCAAACAAAGTCCAATCCAAATCCGAAGGTTTGTTTTTGCTACGGAGACGCTGCCCTTTTACAACAGCCGTTCCCATAGGAAGACCTTTGTCGCCGTAAACTCCATCCTTATCCCAAATAGGGTACAATCCCTTTATCTTAAGAGCAAGATTCTGATCTGTATTTTCCAGCATAGCCGGCGTATTGATCATAGCCCTCATATATATAACCGTAGCCTTCTCAGGACTATTGACTTCAAGGATCTTATTTTTTTCTATTATCTGATCCTTTGTCCTTACTAACTTTTCAGGATAGCCTTCATCCACTTTCATAGACTCAACTTCACTCCTATCGGTTTTAGAAGCTATTTCCTTTTCTATAGCAGCAGTACGATCATTGCACTCAGATTCATATACATGCATTTCATTCATTACCGTATTAGCAATATCAAGCTCGTATTCTGAATCTGCTACAGATACGGTATATATTCCGCTTCCTTTTGCTACATCAATATCATTCTTTACCCTATAACGCATATTCTCATTATACCATACAGACTTACCGTCTAAGCTGTATGTTCGAACAGAATCAGAATAAGCATATTCGCGAGCTTCCTTAACTTTCTTTTCTTTGGCTATAGCAAGCAACTCTTCTTCTGTCGGTCCTGGTGGCTCAGGATCAAGCTGCATAGCAATAACTTCTTTTACACTCGCTTTAGGATTGTCTTGGTGAAACTGTTTCTGTTCTTCATCAAGTTGAACCCATTTCCCATCCAAGAAATCTTGATAAGAATATCCTACTTCATAAGAAGATGGATCCAAATCATATCCTTCCCAATAAAAACCTTTTATACTCTTATTTACATACAACATAATTCATCCTTTCTATTAAGCATTTTCACCTACTCTTATAACCAACCTACCATTGATATACCAGATACTTAATTCAATAAAGCTATTGGCCGGTATCGTAACACTGTTACCTGACATGCTCTGGAACCAGCCAGTAGTAGGAAGCGGCTGCGTAATGTCATAACTGGTAGTGTTGTTGACACGAGCCTGCCACTCTCGTCCTGCATCTGATGATGATACGGACATAGATAAAGAAGTGGCAGCAGATACATTTGCTATAATATTATGACGACCTTTAGGAAGATTTTCCAATGTTGTAACAACAGAAGGATCTATTGTCATAAATTTTAAAAAATCAATGTAATAACCATAAATATCATAATTAAAATAATCAACTGTAAAACTTTTATCCTCTTTTAATATGATAAACCTGTTGGCGAATTCCAACACATCCCTACGATAAGAATTTGAAATAGAATTTAATGAAATATTGTAAACAACAGAGGAATTAATTGTTGTTTTATATATCGTTATAGGAGCAATTGAGCCGTCAATTACTCCTACAACAATCTTATTCTCATAAGCCGAAACAACGCTATTATAGACATCATCACTTACGGTTCCTAAACTTCCAGAAAACTGATCAAGATCTAAAAACGTCATTTCTACACCAGTACTTACCATACCAATAGATTCCAAACTCTTAACTCCTTCTGGATCTGTAACCAAAATATATTCATTATATACATTGCCAGTTTTAGTAGAAGCTAAATCATCTTTTACAAGATATATGACGTTATCAGCAGCCTCATCTACATTCGGCAAAACAGTAACAATTTGCTTTTTCCATCCAGCAGCAGAAACAGCATTATCTACGTACTGCTTTGTTATATGATCTCCCCATGTCATGTCACTAAGAAGAGTCTTGCTACCGTCTTGACTTCCGGCAGGGGGAGCCGGGATAAGGCCTCCCTTGCCCGACTCCGAACTTGTTCCAGGAGCGGCCTGCACCACATTCTCAAGTCTGGAATCAACCTCCCGGCCTTCGAATTTACTGTTATAACCTATTTCTGCCATATTTATTTTTTGTTAATTTTATCCAACAACTTCTTGACCTGGTCTACGATGTCCATCACCGCACCGACCTTGTTTTTTACGTCCTCAACCTTCTGATCGATCTTAGAATCCAAAGCCTTTAAACGATCTTCGTTTTCACGATACACTAAATACAGGGCTAAACCGATGATTGCTATCGTAAGGATATTAGCCAAAACGCATCCGATTATTATCTGAAACATGATGATTATATGGTAGATAACGCTGCCACACGCTTTAATTATTCAACTTTTTACAAATATAGCAATTGTCTCAATCATAACAAGATCAAAGACGCTCGTTATTAACATCGGACACCCATTCTTTAGATGAAAGAACAGATTCAAACTCAGAAGAAGGACTGTCATATACCGGATACGGATATTGAGGATCATCATCAACCTGCATGTCTAAAGACTTAAATAGAAGGTCATAATGTTCTACGTGTAAAATAACCTTAGAATCATCTACGCTCGCTCTTGGACTGCCTATTCCTAATTCACGTCTCTTTTCTTCAGATACGGAATCATATACTTCTTTTGGTATGATAATGAATTTCATATTATTTTGCTTTTAAAGTTTGTAAATAGTTGTATGCTTTGATACAGTCGTCTTTGGAGAGGTTTTTACCATCGTAGATAGCTAGGTTTT